GTTCATACCATTATTCATTTGATTGTTCATACCATTATTCATTTGATTGTTCATACCATTATTCATTTGATTGTTCATACCATTATTCATTTGATTGTTCATACCATTATTCATTTGATTGTTCATACCATTATTCATTTGATTGTTCATAACAGGTTGTGTTTTTGGTAATAACATAGGAGGATATTGTAAAGGTGGTTGTTGATAGGGAGATTTCATATATCCATTAACATTTTGAGTCATTGGTGTTCCACAAGGTGTACTAGGTAAGCAAGAATTTATACCAAAATTATTTCCAGGCAAAGAGTTATATAAAAGAGGTTGTTTAATAGGTCCTAATGCAGCAGGTGGTGCAGGAGGCATTGGAGTTCCCCAATTTATGCTTCTATCATTGTAATCAATTTTAGTAAAATCTTTTTTAACACTTAACTCGCATGTTGTTTTATCGTCAAACACTTTTCCATACATACATCTATCTTCATCAGTTAAAGATATACATTTTCCTTTTTGACCATCTACTCCTATTGGGCACCATTTCATATTATCACTTTCTTGAAAATCATCAACAGGTCTTGATAATATAGTTTGATTACTACGATTAATACTAGCATCTAATGATCTTTTTCCATCTTCTAACATTTGTAACTCTTTATTTCTAATATCTAAAGCATTATTACTCACCTCAAGTGCTCTATCTTTTACTAATAGTTCCTGTTTTTTTTCTAATAATTGAGCATTTAACTTATTTAATTTTTCCATCTCTGGGGTTTCTTTATCAGTCTCTGCCATTTCAGAATAAGGTGTTGGGTTTAAATTAAATAAATTAAAATTAAATTTATCTTGCTCTATTGATTGACTACCAATATTATCTCTATTTTGTAAAAGATTTCCTACTGACTGTATAGAACCTTCTGCTATATCGATCGTTCCTTTAGCTGTATCGCCAATTATATCTGCACTTGTATTTATTACAGCTCCTGTATAAAATCCTAATAAAGAAAATAGTTTTACAAATATGTTCTTAAGTCCTGTAAATAACTTATCTAATAACATTCCAACTCCGAGAAATAGATTAAATCCCAAAAGTGCTAAAACAACTAAAATTACTAATAAAATGATAATAGTGTTTTTTGATAATCCAAATAATAAAGATGTTTTATTATCGATATTTTTTTTTTCAACTTGAATATTTTTTTCTGTATTTTCTGTGTTTTCAGTATCCATTATACACTATTTATATATTATATTTTACATATTGTTCGTTTAACTTAGATAGTATTTTTATTTTAATAATATAAATGGGATTTTTCTCTTTTATGGAAACTTCATTCTTTTTTACTTTAGGAATAACATTCTTACTTATTTTATTACTTGTTTATCACTTTAAACAGCGTATTGTTGCTAATGAAACAAAACAAGATCACATGTTTGAACTTATTAACAATATCGTCCAAGAGATTAACAATATTAAAACATCTGTAGCATTAATGAATCGCCCATCAACCCCTTATCCACATAATTTACAAAATACCTTTACTGCAGAACAACAATATTCGCAAGAAAACAATGATGAACCAGAAGAGGAATCATATGAAGATGATTCTGAAATAGATGTTTCTGAAAATGATATTAGCGATGATGATGATGATGATGATGATGATGATGATGAAAAAATTATTGTTTCAGATGATGATATTAGTGTAGAAGAAATATCTGTTGAAGATAATTTTACAGAAAGTAATTTCACAGATGAAATGGAGCAAGTTAATGTTGAATCCATTGATATAGTAGAATCTACCGAAAAGCCTGTTGAAGAAAAAAAACCGAATTTTAATAAAATGAATTTAGGAAACTTAAAAGCCTATATATTAGAACAAGGTTGGGTAGAAGATCCATCCAAAATGAAAAAAGCACAAATTCTATCATTAATTCAAGAACGCGCTACTTAATTTAATTTTATCTACAAAACATTATGTATTCAAAATATATAATGTTTTCTTATCCAAGAGCAGAACCATTTAAAAAAGCTTATTCTAATGATACAATTTTAGAGAAATCAAACTTTGGATATGCTACTAATAACGTCAATCCTCAATTACCACCACGAATGAACGATGGACGTTCATTGATAGCTGCACATCAACCAGAAGCAGTATTAAATGAAACTATCTTACAAAACAGTGGGGTTCAATCAAATTGGGAATATCGTAAATATTTAACTGAAAACTCACAACAAATTGCACGTGATAATTTCCGTGAAGCTTGTAATGATGTAGGATATTTTGAAAGATTTGCACCTGATGAACGTGGATATAAAAGTGAAAAACATGATACTCCTTCAAGTTATTTAGTATATAAAGATCAATCAACAATTATAAATGAAAATAGCGATTTAAAAAACTTATATCTTACACGTGAAGAATTAAGTTCACGATTTGAACCGGTTACATTAACACAAGACCAATTATTTTCAAAGATTGCGAAATAAGTTTTTTCTAATAAAATAATATATGGAATTTGGACAGATATTATTTTATATTACAAAGTCGTTAGGTATTGCTTATGTTACAATACTTCAATTTATCTATGCTATCACAGCAAATATGATATTTGATAAATATCTTTTTCATGAACAAAATGTGAATAATTTTTCTTTATTCTATGAATTTATTTACCTTTGTCTTATTTTAGGAACTCTAGCTATATTTTCCTATATGGGACGTAAACTCATTAGACATATACCTTCACCATTCCATTTATTGAATAAATTTGATCATAGTCGATTAAAAGAATTGGGTGATACTTCAGCTATCACTGGCTTCATGTTATTAACTTCAGGTATTATAGCAAACAGAGTGGATAATTTACGAAAGTTATATAAGATTAAGACTTAATTGTATTCTTTATTTTTATTGGAAAACTAACTTACTAGACTATTTATTTAAATAAAAATGGCTTATTTAAATAAATGAAACTTATCAGTTTTGATGTTGGTATTAAAAATATGGCGTATTGTATTTTTGATTTCAATGGTAGTGAACTAATTGTCCAAGATTGGAATATATTAAATCTTTTAGAAAACTCAAAAACCCAAGAATCATGCTCTTTTGAAATAAAATCAAAAAAACAAACAAAAATTTGTGGTAAAAAAGCAAAATATAAAAAAGAAGAATTATGTTTTTGTGAAACTCACGCTAAAATGGCGATTAAACAAAACAATTGGTTTTTCTTTGATGAAAAATATAGGCCATCGAAATTGAATAAATTGTCTAAGGAAGAGTTGTTTAATCTTGGACAACCTTTAGAAATATTTAGCGAAATTCCAAAATCAAAAAGAGTAGCACTTTTACTTTTCGCCGCCGCTTGTGATAAAAGATCTTTAGTAAAAATAAAAAAAGTAAAAATAAAAACAGCTAATGATACAGATTTAATAACAGTAGGTAAGCTTTTAAGAAAGGGTTTAGACAATATTACTAGTATAAACGAGGTAACACATGTAGCTATTGAAAATCAGATATCAAAGATAGCTTCTAGAATGAAGACTGTCCAAGGAATGCTTTCACAATATTTTATAATGCAAGAAGAATGCCCTCAAATAGAATATGTCTCTTCTATAAATAAGTTGAAAGACCTCTCTACCAATGTCCAAGAAAATTCTTATAAACAACATAAAAAGGATAGTGTTTCGATTTGTAAAGAAATATTAAAACAAAACCCTTCTTTAGGAAATTTCGACGATTTATTGACTATTTCAAAAAAGGATGATTTAGCGGATGCTTTTTTACAAGGCATCTGGTATTTAAAACGTGAAAAAATTATTAATTATGCGGACAACTTAAAAATTAATTGTGTTACTTTATCATAAGTGAATTTCTATGGAAGTCATTGATATAGGATTAGATAATCTCGAACCAGTTTCTTTTAATTTACAAGAAAACGAACCATCTTTATCAACAAACGAACCATCTTCTGTTAATTTTGGACCGGGTGTAGAACTTTTAATGAATGATAAAAAAATATCGTCTACATCATCAACAAAGGTTGATATAGAAGATCTAAATGATTTAGAAAATGAATTAAACACATTAACACAGAATATTGATGATTCGGGTATTACCCCTGAGGCAAATCAGTCCTCAAGTACATTTGGTGGTTTAGGTAATATGTTTGGAATGGGGGGTAACGATAAAAAAGACGAAGTAAAAATAGATATTGGTAATGTTGAAGAGATAAAACCAGCGTCTAATATTGGAGCAGCTACATTAGAGAGTGTAGGTAATACAAAAACGTGGGACGGATTTTCAAAAACAAATGAAGTACCAATCAATGCATCTACAGGATCTAAATTATCTGATCGTGAAAAAAGAAGAAAAAAACGTGCTATGATTAAAAAATTAGAAGAATGGTACGAAAAAGGGTTAATTAAACATACATCGAATTTTAATATGGATTCTGATTTTGATGAAGTTGAAGACGAATATGAGACTGCTATGGAAGATAAGCGTAAAAAAGATAGTGTTAAATTACAAGGATGGTGGTTTACTACATTAGTAAATTCACTCGAATATGCTAACGCTGTTTTTGATCCATTTGGCCTTAATCTTGATGGTTGGGGAGAACAAATTAATGAAGACATTGATAGTTACGAAGAAATATTTGCTGAATTACACGAAAAATATAAAGGTGGTAAAATGTCTCCTGAAATCTCCCTTTTATTGCGTCTTGGATTCAGTGGTGCTGTATTGAATATTACAAATAAGGCTTTATCTACTGCTACACCCGGTTTTAATGACGTTATTAAACAAAGTCCTGAGTTAATGAAAATGTTTTCTGCTGCTACTGCACAAACAATGAATAACCAAAATCCAGGTTTTGAATTTGTAAACAGTGTTTTGCATCCAGAAGAACAAGTCAACACCTCATTTGGCGTTCCTCCTCCACCAGTTGAAACAAAAGGTCAACCTGCACCTCAAAGACCAACTATGCAATATACAAATGCTCCAAACAGACCAGATATAGCAATGGGTAGAGGAGCAATGTTTCGAGAAGAAGGTGTTGATCTAAACAACCAATTTGGAGATATACACGCACAACAACCACAACCAAGATCAAAAGCTCCAGAAAGAGCTGAAATGAGAGGACCTCAAAATGTAGACTTAGATAATTTATTGTCTGGTTTAAAGACACGTGATGTTGAACCAAAACGTAATGATGAAAATGAATCCATGATTAGTGCATCTTCTATTCAAGATAATCAAAATACAGTATTACCAAAGAAAACACGCAGAAAACAACGTTCCGATAAAAATGTAGTTGCTATTGATATTTAATTATTCATTATTCAAAGCTCTATTTAAATCTGTTGGATATAAACTATCTGGAAATTCTATTTCTTTATCTATTTTATCACATCCTACACTATCAAAATCGTGTTGCATATCCTTTAATAAATCACTGGATGAGGTAATAAAAAAATTTGGAAATATAGCATGAATAAATGCTTGTATGGAACCTAGAAATAATTTTCGTGATAAATTCATTGAAAAACAAAAATGCGTATAATAACTCATACAAACGCTGTTTGGATGTGAAAAATACGAGTAAATCATTATTATATTATATAATAATAATTTATTACTCAGAAATATAATAACATTCTTCTAGATACTCGTCGTCATATTCTACTTTTTTATTATATTGTATTTTTTGATACTGAGGATTCTCCCAGACGCATCTACGAAAATCTTCAGGCATATATTGAAAAGTTGATTCAAACACAAAGCAACTATTACATTCACGTGTTTTCCAACGTTGAGCTAAACTATTATAATATCTATGACAGTTACAATTTGGTGCTATATATTGATCATAAACAAAATCTTCGTACAATTCTTTTTTATGATATAGATAACTATAATATTCTTTCAAGGCATTTATAGCAAAGTCATTTGTTAAGTAACCTTGTATATAATCAAGTAATTCTCTTGGTAATTTGTTTTTAAACAAAAGAAGTGGACTATTCATTTTTTTTATTTTTGTTATATGGTTAAAATAGAACTTATAATCAATTTTATTTGCTTGTTTCACTTTTCATTTTTATCATATATTCATCTCTGCGTTTATCAAAATCTACACACGGTTTTGGGTATTTTATATCTTCGTGTCGTTTGTAATACTTATACCATTTATGAATATGTTTGTCTGGAACATCTTTTAGTTCTGGAATCCATTCTCGGATATAGTCTAAATCTTTATCATTTTTTTCTGATTGTGTCCACGGACTTAATATACGGAACCAAGGCATCGCATATAAACCACCTCCTACTACAGCCTGCCAGTTACCAGAATTCGATGCTACATCATAATCTACTAATTGTTGTGCGAAATATTTTTCACCCTCTTTCCAATCTAAATAAAGTATTTTTGATAAAAACGTAGCTACAATCATACGTGCACGATTATGCATATACCCTGTTTTATTCATTTGGCGCATTCCAGCATCTACTAATGGAAATCCAGTCATTCCTTCTTTCCATTTTTTTAGACGTTCTGTATTTTTAGACCATTTTATCTTACGCATTTTATCATTTGATAAACCATCCAATGATTCTGGATTTTCAGACAGTAAATGCATATAAAAATCTCTCCAAATCAATTGTCTTATTAATTCGTGATGACTAGAAAACTTGGCTTTAAATTTGGATACTACTTCTCGAATAGAGACGCACCCATATTTAATATAAGCAGAAAGCATAGATGTTTCTTCTCCCATTGTATCTCGACTATCTTTGTAATCTTTTAGGTTTTTGAGTGCAGAATATAACTGTTTTACACCTTTATCACGACCACCGTTTACTGCTAAATATTTGTTTCTTTTTTTAACAAAACGATCCATAGCGTCTTGTAACGAAATAAGGTTTTTCAATTTTTTTGTTGTCTTAGATAAATTTTCAATATTATGTTTTTCAGGTGATTTAAATTCATGATTAAAAAAATACGATTCATAAAAAGAAGTAAATCGTACATATGTTTGTCCACTTCCATTTAAAACTGTTCCTGGCTTATGTATATAATAATCTTGACTTGTTTCACATTCTATTTTTAATTTATCGCATAGTTTTTCTACATTTTTAGTACGTTTTTTAGCATAAGGTGTATAGTCTTCGTTAAAAAATATACCCTCAATATTTAGTTCCTTGACTAATTGTTCAAGTCCACCTGTTACACTATCATATAAAACAATTAATTTTCCACCACTTTTGCTTATATCTTGTTGTAGATTTTGTAAGCTTTCTATCATAAATTGAACACTATTTTCTGATTTAAATGTGTTATTTGTAACTTGCTCGGGCGTAAAAACAAAACACGTAAATACTTTATCGCATTTTTTTGATGCCTTATTTAGTCCAACATTATCAACAATTCGAAAATCTCTATGAAAAATAAACAGACCGTTTTTCATTTTCGTTATATATTAAAAGGACAAATATTTATGTTTTTTAAAAAACATTTAAAAGTATGCATAGAACTATTATTACAATGGAAAACAGTAAAAATGTATTAGCATTTATTATAGGCATTATGTCAAAGTTTGTTTGGAATATGAATACTATGATTTTACGATGTGAAACCAAATTCAATGAATTGTACAATACAAATTCACTTGTTAGACGACCTACTGATTGGATATGTCGTGTTAGAGATACTATTTATAATTATTTTGATAAATCATTAAAAGAACCTCCTTATGAATGTTGGAGTGGATTATATCAAATAACTAATAATAAATTAACTTATTCTTATCATATTAAAGACCTTGAAAGTATACAAGGATTTAATGAACATAATAGTTTTTACCGACCATTTATTTTCAATGTTCCAGATAAAAATAATGTTTGTGTTGTATCTAAATTTAATGGATTTTATAAAATATTTTTTAATCAAATTGAAGATACAGAAGAAATATCTCTATGTAATCGTAAAATGTTATCTGTATTTTACAAGCATCCTGAATTAACTGATTCAGTTCAGTTAAAAATTCCTGAAGAAATGTTACTTGTAAATAATCAATTATTTAATCCAACCTTTGTATTTAGATGTCTTCAAAGACAAAATATTTTTACACTTTTTGATAATAGATATACAATCCAGATTATGGATTCTGAAATAGATGAATATAATATTCAATATGGTCAATTTTTACAAGTAAATAAAGATACATTTGAAGTAAAAGATATATAGATATAAAATTTATTGATAAACATTTAAAGAAATTATATGTAAATATATTATAAGCGCAATAGAGTTTAAATATGCAACAACAAGAAGAATGTTTAAATAAGTCGCTCTCTTTGCATGGTAAATGGGATTTGTATTACCATTTACCACACGATAAACAGTGGGATTTAAATAGTTACAAATTCATTGCTAAAAACATCGACTGTTTAGATACTCTTATCGCTTTGAATGAAACCATCCCTGAAAAAGTAATTAAACATTGTATGTTATTTGTTATGAAATCCGGTATTACTCCTATGTGGGAAGATAAAGAAAACCGAGATGGTGGATGCTTTTCATTTAAAGTAGCAAATAAACAAGTGTTTGAAGTATGGAAACATTTGTTTTGTTCTCTTTGTGGAGAAACATTATGTATTGATTCTAATAATAATAAATATATCAATGGTATTACTATTTCACCCAAAAAAAACTTTTGTATTGTGAAAGTATGGTTAAAAGGATGTACATTACAAGATCCAAGTGTTTTGATTGAAATACCAAATCTATCAAAACAAGGATGTCTATTTAAAAAACATGCTCCTGAATATTAAATAACTTTATCTAATGTTAAAAATAAAGTTATTATTTTGTGTTTTATTGTAATTTATACTGTTTTGGTTCTATATTTGTCCATTCGTTTTTGTATTTATCAATAAATGATTTGTTTATTTTATTTTTTAATTCCTTCAATTTCATTATATTTTTTTTATCTTTTGATTTTCTTGTACTTCCATTTTTTAATGGAGCATGAAAATCTATTGGGACATATCCACATATATATCCATATTGTAGATACGCACGTGCCAACAAGTCATGTTCTGAATTATCTAAAAAATAATTAATTTCATCTAAATATCCTAATTCTACTACTTTTTTTTTGTGTAAAAGTAAGGGTCCACGATTACATGTTTCAAATGTATAAAAAATATTTCTATCTACGGAAAGTTCTTTAATATTTTTTTCGATATCTCTACCCAATTTACCAATACCTCCACTTCGAAATAGGTTATGTGCACATCTACCTGATACTGCAATTACATTTGGTAATATATCAAAAGGTTTAACTAATTGTTTATTATAACCTTTTTCAGTCATTTCCATATCAGCTTGTATTTCTAATATATACTCTCCTTCTGCTAATTTAAATCCAATATTATCACACTTTGTTTCAAATAATGGTTCAGACGATTCTAATATTTTTATTTGAATAAAATTATAATTATCATTTTTATAATTATTAATGAAATGTAAAAGATTATGTTTTGTCTTATCGCTACAACTATCTAATATTATTATTATTTCAAAAAAATCAAATGTATTATCTATATAACTTTTAACATTTTTTTCTATTATATTTTCTTGGTTATATACTGGTGTTACAATAGAATGTACTATTTTTTCTTTTTTGTATATACGTTCAAAAATTAATGGACAATTCATATATATTATCTCAATATATATGAATATTTTATTATTTTATCAATCATCTTCATCCGTATTATTTAAATAGTCTTTTACTTCATTACCAATCAATATATCATTTTCTAAAAGATCATTTACAATATTATCTAATATACTACGATGATTGCGTAAAAATGTTTTGGCCATTTTATAAGCTTCATTCACTAATTCCAACACTTCTTTATCAAACTCTTGTTTTGTATACTCTGATAAACCTCCTCCACTTGATAATGTTCTTCCTAAAAACGGATTTCCATTATCAACATCATCATTATAAAATACTTCAAGTTTTGTTCCCATTCCAAAATTACCTATCATCTTTTTCGCCAAATCATTTGCTTGCTTTAAATCTTGCACGGCACCCAATGATACTTGTTCTTCACCATACATTATGGTTTCGGCTGCTTTTCCACCCAGTGCGATAATCAACCGTTTTATTAAAAGGTCTTTTGTATATAATCCACTTTCACTGATATTTCTATGTTCGTTAAACACAGTATACCCTCCTGCGCCACTATATGTACTTTGAATTGATACCTTTTTTAATTCAAAATATTTATCAAATAGTGCGGCTAATAATGCATGACCCGTTTCGTGAATGGCTACTCTGCGTCTTGCTATATCATCACGAGTATCTATCTTTTTCACAATACCAATAATTAATTTGTCTAATGCCTCAAGTAAATTATCACGACTTATTTTTGATTTCCCTTCACGTGCAGCGTGTATAGCACCTTCATTCATCAAGTTTTTTAGTTGTGCACCTGAGAATCCTGATGTTAAATCAGCCAAAAAATTTAAATCTACGTCTTTTTCTAATTCTTTATTTCGTGAATGAACTTTTAAAATAGAAAGACGAGACGTTACATCAGGCAATGGAACCGTCAATAAACGATCAAATCTACCTGGTCTCAAAAGAGCCTGGTCCAATACATCTTTTCTGTTTGTAGCGCCCATTATCAAAATACCTTCATTATCTGCAAAACCGTCCATTTCCGCAAGTAATTGATTTAAAGTTTGTTCGCGTTCATCATTGGAAAGATTTACACCTGCACCTCTTTGTCTACCTACTGCATCAATTTCGTCGATGAAAATAATGCATGGTTTGTTTTCACGCGCTTTTTTAAAAAGAGAACGGATTTTTGATGCTCCTAACCCAACATATACTTCCACAAATTCACTTGCAGCAATTGAGATAAAATTCGCATCGGCTTCACTAGCAATCGCTTTTGCTAAGAGCGTCTTTCCTGTTCCAGGAGGACCTTCTAACAAAACTCCACGAGGAATTTCTGCACCTGCTATTTCATAAAGTGTTGCGTTTTTTAAATAGGAAACAATTTCTGTACATTCTTGGAAAATTTCTGGACTTCCCGCGAAACTGTCTAATGTAATGTTAGATTTTAACATATTTTCTTTTTCAAATTCATCGTTTTTACCAAAATTAAACATACCTGGTTTATTGTTAATACCGCCACCATTCATAAAGTTATTTGGGCTATTCATATTGGCTACACGAAAAACAGAAATAATACTTGATAAAATGATAAAGGGAAAAATGAAATTAAATACCTGAAAGGTTCCTCCTACAAAAGATTCAATAACAGTTGGTTGTGGATTTTGTAAAAATACTGGTTTTACACCTTGTTTCATAGCGTCATCTACAATGTAGTTGGAAACAGATGGGGAAATTTGGGTTGTGGTGTAATCATCTGCGATAGAAGTTTCGGATTTTTCCTTTTCTTCGGCAATTACACTATCCATACCTGGTGTAAAATATACGGATTCGATTTGTTTACTATCCATCTCTTCTACTAATGTTTTAAATGGAATGGGACGGAAGTAATTTTTGTATCGTAATAATTCACTACTTGATAGTGAAGTTTTTTGGGCTTGATAACCATAAGCCAATGGTAATAGAAATAATAAATAAAACATCTATATACAAAAGAAAACACGCAAAACTTCTATATTATTTTGTAAAATAATATAAAATTAAACCTTCTTTTTTCTTGTTGTTTTCTGTTTTTGTCTTCTCTTTTTATTAGAAGGCTTTTTTCTGTTCTTTTTTGTCTTTTTTCCTCCTCTTTTTCTCTTTTTAATCGATCTATAAGTTCTTGCATCATATGCTGCATTGCACGATAAATCAATAATAATTGTATCTGTATATTTTAACTCTTTTAATTTTGCTAATATCTCACTTAACATAAATGTTATATTGTCTCCTTTTGTTTTTCTTCGTGTTGTAGGTCCAATCGGTAAATCAGATAAACCAAGTTTAGTGTCATTTCCTAATAAAGTCATGGTATTATCAAAACTACTTACTTCTTCTCCTACAAGTTCTGATCGTATAATTGTATATATCTTATCAGAATACAATGCATCTGTTCCCCATTTTTCCAATTGATAACTGCCATCTAATTGTTCTATATACCTATGTAGATCTGGGTCAACTAATGAATCTTCATCAAAAGCTTTTAATTCAGCTTGTTTACCTTTTGCTGTTTTTTTAACATACGCCATTGTCTCACTGCGAATACCATCGATCATGGGCATAAATTTTGCTAAAGATCTGCTAAAATCAAGAATTTGTTTCTGTTGTTGTGTATCTGTTCCCCATAAACATAATATATTATCTGGATTATATGTAATACCATTTCTATTACAAGTCTTTTTCTCTTCCTCTTTATTTAATGCTATATATTTATTCATTTTCGTACCAATCATCTCATTTAAACTATCTGGTGAAGTCCAATTACAAACACCGTCTGTCGTCGCATTTATTTTATGAACATTTATTTCTCCATCATGTTTTATTAAATTTTCACCCGTTACACTCTTACCATCATCAGCTAAAGTCATGGATGTATCAAGGTTTCCATGTGTTGTAATTAAAAGTACTGCTAATTTTCTAGGTTTACTAGGTTGAGGCATAGTTATTATATACAGATATTTTTATGTAATTAGATAGCAAAACAAAAATATAAAAACTTATAGGTTTGTATATTTTCTATGAAGGGTTAAATAAACGCCTTATTTTTATGAGAAATACATTTTGGACAAAATATCTCTTTAAGATTTGTTGTCTCTTGTTGATTATAAATGCATTCACGATGATAATATCCTTGGAAACGTTCTTTACATTATGGACATTGTAAACCTAGATACAAATTTTTTGTATCTTGATTACAAAAATCACACGTAATAGATTGATTATTTGAAATTGAATTTCCCATCAATAAAATATATACATAAGTTTTTTTATATATGTTTATGATCTATTTAACTAGGAGGCAAAGGCGCTAAACACAGCTTGATTTCACCCAATGATGCGACATCGTATTTTACAATAAGAGGCAAATCGTTACCCAAATACATTTCTAGATGGCTACAAAGAGGTGTGCATTTAATAAAATGAGAAAGACTCTTTAATGAAAACTCACCTTGAATAATGACGGACGCATCTGGTTTTTGAATAAATTCCATATATCCATCGGATTCGGAACGGAAAATGCGAGAACTGGCGAAATTTCCTTCACACGAAAAGATCAAATCATTTCCAACCGATTTAATCTCAATACGATCGGATATACCATTCATATCACGAATAATCTTTTGAAAATCAGACGTAGGAAGATTGATTACGGTAGAATACTCGACATCAGGTACTACCAATTCTTCGGTATCAGGTTCAATGAGGCGTAATTTTTGACTATAACATTGTTTAATATCACCATTATCATACTGTAATCCCAAATGAGATACAATACCGTCGTGATAATCATCATTATCAATATACATTGAAAGAGTATCATCATTCGACATGGTAGATATTACTTTAAATAGATGCATTGTATTCGCACAAACAATAATCTTTTCTGGTTTACAATCATATAATTCAAATTTTTCAGCGTGTAAAATCACATTTACCAAAATAGTATGCGTTTTATCGAAATTAATGATTTTTAGACCATTGTTTGTATAACTAATAGTAGCATCTGTTAAAACGTCTTTAATTGCCGTAATCATATTACGAATGGGTTGGATTTGCACCGTTTTAATTGTTAAAACATTGTTTGCCTCGTTCATATAAGACTAATTATATAAAAATAAACGCACTTGTTTTTATATAATGTTTTTGATTAATATTATTTTATTGTTTCAAAGAAGAATTTGCTAAATGTTAATTCTTGTGTATCCATTAAATATTTTTGTTGTTCTAAATCTAACATCATGGAATAATGTATCATAGATGATACAACTGTTTCTTTTTTTACTTGAAACCATTCTGCTTTGTAGTATAACTCTTTCATTAATTTATTATAATTTTTACGATATCTTCCATCATAATCGTATATTATATTTATTATATCATAGGGTAGTTTATTCATAGTTTTTCTATCTTTAGATTATTTTTACCCATATATCCAATTATAACAAATAATTGCGCAGTCATTAAACCATGAAATCCTATGTGATATAACAACCACCTTTTCGTTATTTCTTTATGTTTGTGCAATTCTTCTGATTTATTAAAACAGTAGGTAATAGCATATAAATTCGGTAATCCTATAAATACACTATACTGCCAAGGACAATAATAAAAACCGTTTGCTACAAAATATGTAAATGATATTTTTGCGAAATAAATGTCTAGTTTTCTACGCCAATCGTCTAATGCATCTCTCCAAAAATTTGCAGAAATCAATGAAGTAACGGCTAACATTAATGGTGAAAATAGCAAATTATAATTTAAATAACCATATCCTGCAGGAATTGAAAATAATAATGATGAATATGTTAAAAATCTTGAACTATTCCAACTAGCAATACGTTTCATAATACATATATTATAATAATATGTATTTTTTTCAAATTATTTCTTTATTTTGTATCTCCCTACTTGAATCATATCATCGTATAACTCTTTATAAAGAGGTGTATTTTTTTGCATAGCGTTTAATTCTATTAATTTTTTCAATCCTCCATCAATATAAATGTTTTCCAATAATTTTTCTAGAATCACAGGATTTTTCTCAAATTCTTTGATTAGTTCTCTATTTGTTTCATATGTTTCTTTTTTATTTGATTTTAAAAAGCATAATAGGGGTTTAAACGGCGAATTATTTACAACACGTGTAAATACTTCTCTGTTTTCATCCGCTAATTTTTCAATAACAATATCACGTAATTTTTTACTTGTAGTATTTTCTTTTTCATATATATTTACACTATGTCCTAAATAAAGATTCGATAATATTGACGCCATATCAGCAGATAAACTTTGTTCACGTTTAATAGCTCCTCCTTTCAATGCTACAAAGTTAGCCAAACAAGCAAACTGTATGGTTTGACGTTTTAAATGATCTTTTTCAAATAAACTAGCAGATATAGCTTTAAAGTATAAAGATAGTGAATGATTTACTATCATTTTAAAATGTTTCATAAAATCATCCACATTATCGGTTTGAACCGCATTTAAAACAGGATAAATATATGGATGACTTTTGTTTAATCCCTGCCCAAATATAATAAGATTTTTCGTTAAAACGTTACTTCCTTCTACAGTAATACCAACAGGAACATTTTTGTAAAATTTTTCCAACATATTATTTTCACCTTTGCATATTCCTGAACCACCATAAACATCCATCGCATCGTCGAGTACCTTTCTACCACGTTCTGTTGTTTGTTCTTTCATAATAGCACTGATAACAGCCGGTTTTTCACCTTCATCGAGTAATTTATTTGTTAAATAAACAGATGACTGAATCACCCATGTATTATAAAGCATAGAGGCCAATTTATTTTGTACGCCCTCCATTTGAATAAGGTTTAAATTAAATTGATGCCTATGTTTTGCGTATAAAAACATGGAAGCAGTTGCTACCTTAGAAGATGCATTCGCAGTGGCCGGAAGACATATACCACGTCCTGCCGCCAAACATTCCATTAACATTTTCCAACCTTCGCCTATTTTTTCACGTCCACCAATAATCTGATCTAAATCTACTCGAATTGTACCTTCTAACATACCATTTGGAAATCCTGTATCTAAAGGATTGTGATAATAATCTTGACGTAACCCTTCATGACCACCTTCTAATAAGGCTACCGTAACTCCACCTACCTGTCCTTCTAAAAAGTTATCTGGGTCCGTTACTCGAAATGCTAGTCCTATTAGATTTGATACTGGGGCTAATGTGATATAACGTTTTTTTATAGTGACCTCTATTTGTAGTTTCCCGTCTTTGTTTTTTATTACTCGTCCTGTATCGATTTTTCCTGTTGCGTCAGATCCATTATGTGGACCAGTTAATCCAAAACAAGGAATTTTTCCCCCATTTGCTAATTGGGGAAGATATTTATTTTTTTGTTCTTCAGTACCATAATGTAATAATAGTTCAGATGGTCCTAAAGAATTTGGAACCATTGTAACTACACCTAAGGAAGGATTTGCAGAAGTAATATACGTCAATATATCCGACATTTCTTGGACAGATGTTTTAAACCCTCCATACTCTTTTGGGATTAAAAAAGAAAAGAACCCCTCTTTTCCCATATCATCAAAAAGGGATTTATAATCGCTATCTGGATAAATATGCTGTTGTGTAAACGTTTTTAAAAGATGATCTATTTTTTCTTTACTGAAAACATCTTCTGGTCGTTTTTTAAATTCAGGATATTCTACAACACCTTTAAATATTTCACGATCAAGTGATGTTGTGCCTGATTGTAGTGCTATCATCTCGGTTGCACTAATTTTTGGAATCATTTTTTTCACTCTTTTAAAAAGAAAGTTTTTTAAAGACATAATATTAGGTCTATAATATTATATATGTAAATTTATCTAATTATTTTTCGCTAAAATAATTTTACCTTTTCTTCATTATTTTTCTTTATAACTTCACCAATTGCCCTCATTTTCGCCTTTGTTTGTTTTGCTTTTAGATATTCATCATAACTATATAGTTTTAATGTGTTTTTATCAATTACATATTTGGTACCTTTATAATTATATACTTGATATGAAGTGCGTTGTTTACGTACATCTACAACATCTTTGTCTGCAATATCTTGTTGAATTGTAGGATGAGATTCAAATGTATTAGAACGTATTTGTTGACCAAACTTATAACACGCCAAGTCTTCTCCCTTATTTTCATATAAAGAACAATCCATTGCGCTTTCTTTTACAGCAGTTAATATTTGTGAATTTACTTGATTTTTTTGCAATGCCCTTTCAAACAATAATTGATCGGTGGAAATCACAGCAGGCATACTATTAAGATGGCGTACATAACGTCCCAAGAAAGTAGAAGTATCAATTGTATTTGCTAATTTATTTGTTAAACGACTAATATCTCTACTACGTAAACTTTTATGTTTATCTGATGTAAGCACTTCTTCTGGTATTGTACTCATATAAAGGTATACTTTTACATTGCGTAATTCTTCTGGTAAGTCCATATGACTTGCTATACGTCTAGCTCTTCCAATAACTTGCTCTAAACGTACCATATTCCAGTATGGTTCTACAATATGAACAAATCGTGTATTTTTCAAGTTAATACCTTCTGCACCAGATGCTGTAATCATTAAAATTTTAATAGCACCTCCCATAAAATTGTTTTCAATATTTGATTCTTGCAATTTATTTACAATAGTAGATGGTGCTTCAGACCACTTAGAATTATAGATATTAAGAAGAACCTTTTTCTCTTCCTCTGATTCTGTACCTGTATGTAATGCATATTTAGGTTTTCCTTTATCTTCTTCTGATTCTACAATTTCCCAATCGCCTGCCGATGTTTTTTGAATTTTAAATTGTGCATAACCATTCGCATCTAACATGTATTTTATTAGTGCTACACCTTCTAATGTTCTAAATTGACTGTAAATTAAGTGCAAACCTTTGTTATCACTATTTTGTAGATTTTTTAAAATACGTAAAAACTTAGGACTATACATTTTTAGTCCTTCTGGTGAAAAAATCTCTTCTTTTCTAGCATTCATTTCATATAATACCTTGGTTATCTCTTTTGAAAAGTCCGCTTCCTTTTTTCTTTTTTGTTTATCTACTGGTTTCTTTACTTTTATAAATTCATCTTCACTTTCTTCTTCGTCACTTTCGTCTTTTTCTTCTTCTCTCATTTCAGGAACCGATACCGTTTTTTCTTGTGGTTTTTCTTTATCATCTAACATTTCAATATCTTTTAATACAATATCTCCCATAACTTGTAATTTTTTAGGAGGATTTTTTTCTACCTCTTCTTGGACATCTTCTTCAATTTCACGAATATCTTCTTCGTCATCACTATCACCTCCCCCTCCTCTCTTCTTTGCCTTTGTATCTTTTGCCTCTTCTTGTTCAAATTCGTTCATATCTTCTTTACCTATGTATTCTCCAGTATTTTTTACTGGTCTACCAGGTGGATCAGGGAAAGCAAAGTTGCAACATAATCGTGATGCTATTTTATAAGTTGATGAAGTTGTAAATAACTCTTGGTCTTTTTGTTTCATTTGTTTTTGTTTATTTCGTTTTTCTTGTTTGCTTTCTTCTTCACGTATTTTTTCATAGACACCAAATTGATAAGCACTCATTGGAACCCGTTCAATATGATAAATAGTATCCTCATCTGAAGAAACATAACTTGGATATAATTCTTCAGCAGCACCCTTAAAATATGATGTAAGTCCAAGAACACGTTTCTGGAAAACGGTTTTATTTTTCATTTCAGATGAATCAAGTTCTACAAATAAGTCGAAAAAGGAATCAGAATCGTCTGGTAGCGCGATATTATTAACAGATTTTATTTTTGATGGAATTGGTGTGTCTAATCCGTGTTTCTTTAATGCCTTTACAACTAGCTTTTTAAAATCTGTATCTGATAAATTTCCTGTTTCATCTAAAACAACACCGGAATATGTTTCAAATCCTCCTCCATATTTTGATCCTTGATTTGCTTCTATTTCTTCATTTCGTTCTTTTTTCGATTGATCCCAAAGTGAATTACCACGTTCATTTATTTTAATAAAACCATTCGACATGGTAACTATTTTTTGGTCACTATTGCGATCTTTCTTTGTTTTTCGAGTTGTTTTCGGTAATTTTTTCTCGGTTTTTTTACTAGCACCACCTTTCAATTTACGTCTCAACTGTGTATTAATAAAACCAAATGGATTTCTAGTAATAGTTACGTTTTCTCCTGCTACATTTACATAATCAAATTGATTTAAACCTTCTTGTTCTAACCATAAAACAATATTGTCTCTTGTTGGTTTTTCTGCTCCTTGAGTTATTTTTATTGGGAATGTCCAAGTTTTAATATATCCACGTAAAATGTTAAATAATACGCCTATTTCATTTGGATAATTAATAATAGGGGTTCCTGATAATAAAACAATTCTAGCATTTGTAGCACTCATTAAGTACTCGTATAATTTATAGGAAGTAGAACTTTTGTTTTTTGTTCTTATTTTATTAACAATCATACTTACAAAGTTATGTACTTCATCAATAATAACAACACTATCATCAAAAGGGTTCTTTTTACCCTTTTTAAATGTTCCTTCTGGAATTTTTAATTTCGAATCAACATTTGAATCTAATAAACCATTATAGTTTACATCAATATATTTGGAACGTATCATCTCATCAATTTGATCGTTTAATAATTTTTTATCTTCATCGCTTAGTGATTCAAAATTAGATTTTTTTGTAACATTTACCATCCAAGCTCCCTTTCTTTTCTTTATACTACTCTCGGGAATAGAAAGAATATTTGATAATAATGAAACATAATCGGGTTTTCCTTCTATAGATATAAATTCCCAAAACTGATCTAATCGATAAATTGGGTCACCACACTCTTTCATTTGATTAAAAAAATTAGCCTTTAAAGACGCTAACGTTAAAACATATATTTGCTTTTGTGATTTCATACCTTCTGCGATTGCTATAGAACTACACGTTTTACCTGATCCTAAACCGTGAAATAGTAGTAATCCACGATAAGGCGTGTATAAATTTAAATAATCGCTCACAACTTTTTGATGAATCATTGGTGAAAATCCAGACGGTTTTTTTACTGGTGTTCCATCTTTTGCCTCTTTTTCCAAATCTTTTTTATATTCGTCAAACATTGGTACTAATTCACTAATAAATTTTTTTCGATTATTCATATAAAATGCAGACGTCTTTAAACGATGTTGATAAGATGTTGGTAAACGTTTTTTAATAGTTACTCCATTTATCACTTCATTTGTATCTACATCTTTGGTTACGATGGGTTGCTCTTCTGGTTCAACCTTTTTTTTCTTTTTAATAACTACCTTTTTTGGTTCTTTTTCTTCTTTTTCTTCTTCTTTTTCTTGTTCTTCGACTTCATCTTCTTCCTCTCCTTTTTCTTCGACATCATCTTCTTGTTCTTCCTCTTCCTCTTCTTTTTCTTCAATTTCATCTTCTTTATCGGATTCTTCTTCTAAATCGGTACCAATATTAATGGTTTCCGCAAATTTAGATGTTTGACTTTCACGTTTTTTTATCTTAGGTAGAACGTTTCGTTTTTTTAATTTTTCTAATAATAATTCTCGGTTTATATTATTGTCTTTTCGTCCATCAACGATTTTACAAGCAGTTTTTTTTTGTTCAACCTTTTCTATCGCATCTGTTTCTCTATAATCAACTATAATATCTCCTTTTTCGTTGCGTTCAACCATCGATTCATCAACTTCTGGTGATACCATTTCAGTTGTAGCAAAAAAAACCTTAATACCGTCTTTTTGTCTAATATTTGGAGCTGGTTTTTCTTTTAAATTGGCTAAATAAATATCCATAATATCAATGTAATATAATATACCGTCACAATTTTATTTATTATTTTTACTAACAAATTTATCTTTCTTCTTGGACATTTTCTATATAATATTTTTATAGTACAAAATATTATATAAATCTATTAATTAAATATGATTTTATTCATAATCAATCTATTTTACTATTTTTTGAAAAAGTTAGTCATGCTAGTAGGATACATATAACATCCATCATCATACTGATAAAACCACCAATTATCTCTAGGATGTGTAAGTACTTCTAATGTAGGTGTTGCTTCGGTATTCCAAAATCTAAAACATTTTTTATCTGGTAATGGCCAATCTAAAGGACTAACACGTAACCCAAGATTTAATCTATGTAACTCTTCATTCTCCGTCATATAATATAATATTTCGTCCATATCCCAATATTCTTCTACAGCTTTATTTATTTTTTTTATCTGATTAATAACATTGTTCATTCTTAATTTATATGTATTATCATAATCACATATTTCGTTTGCTATCTCTATAGGTAACACCTGAGTCAAAGTTTTAAAAAACATTTTTTTACATATCAAACAACAAAAAATAATATTCAATTTTATAATATTTCTAATCCTCTTCTTCAATGTTTTTCGTACAATATCTATTATTAATGTAAACAATAGACGACATAACTTTGTATAAATTATGTGAATCAGGTGTTTTTTTATAAGCTCTCTTTATCATTTTTTCAAGTTGAGCCGAAAACTTATCATAATTAATATCATCTTCAATATACCAATATCGACCCTTCTCTCTTAGTGGCACTGCATGTCGCCAAAATAATAACTTAGCATCAGTACGATTATATATTGAATATATTTGATGTAGCATATAAGCAGCGAAACCGCAATATTTATCGCAGATATTCAGAATAATATCGTTCAAATCGTATTTTTCTAACCATATAGGCAACATTATTTCTGGAATTAAATATTTATAAATATATCTATGTAAATCTAACGGTAATTTTTTAAAATATCCGTCTACAATTTGTCTATCATATAAAGCCATGTTCAATTATGTGTTTTATATAATACGTTTTGTCTAAAAAAACATTCAATTTTATGACCCCCTGTTTTATAGGTAGGTGGATAATCACATCTTACTAATTAAAAGTTTGCAATGCACGCAACGCTTCTTCACACGCAAATTGTTCTGCCTTTTTCTTTATTTTATGCAATCCCTTACCTAGATTTACAAGTATTTTTCCGTTCATACACATATATTGATGAATATCTCCAAAAGAAGTGAATTCTGATATAGATTTTGCTTGATTAATTGTTACTGAATGTATAGGTTGTCCTAAACACAAATACACTCCCATATGATATCCCGTTTCAGAACTATGTTCACATTCTTCCAAATAATCAGGTGTAATTTTAAATTCTTTTTGAATGCGTACTTGCAAAATATTCTTATAATTATCGTCATTTTTAATTAGATTAATCCAATCCACGTGTTTTTCATAAACATTCTCAATAAATATTTGCGCCATTTGAAATCCAGGTCCTGTAATAAATACATCGGAAAACCAGTCATTTTCGTCTTTTACTTTAATTTTATTAAAATCTAGAAATAAAGCTCCCAGAAAAGATTCGAAAAGGCATCCCAATTTTTTTAGATTGGTTCTTGTTTGTTTTTGTTCAGCGTGTTTTGATAAAACAATCCATTCGTGTAAACCCATTTCATAAGCCATTCTACCAATCGATTCGTTTTTCACCAACGCGATTTTTTTTTCAGTCATAAATCCTTCATTCTCTTTTGGAAATCTTCGATACAAAACATATTTAGTAATACACTCCAACACACCATCTCCCACAAATTCCAATCGTTCATTTGATTTTGAATTTAGCGCCAAACAATCCTCGGGTTTAGGAACAATTTTAATATTATTTTGTTCATTTTCCAAATCCGGTCGTTTTAAATGTGAACGATGAATAAATGCACGTTTATAGAGTTCGGGATTATTGATAGAAGCATTAATCCCATACTTTTTTAAAATAGTCTCAATATTATTTCTTGAAATAGCCTTGTTTAGGGGATTATATGGATCGAACACGTATATCTCTTGACCGAGTTCATTATGTTCAATACGAATATCATCTTCAATAATCGGTTGTGTGGATGGTTCATTTAATTCTACTGATGTCTTCATATTATTTAATGAAATAAGATGAATTTATAGGATATTTTAGTGTATTATATCTAAATCATTTTAGAATAAATTTTATACTAAAAATTTTTTTTGTCTATAACTATTATATAAGAAATGGTTTTGTCCACAACAAAAAGAACTGCGTCCGTCGATAGCATCATTAACAGCAACCAAGGTGGTGGTCCAAAAAAAGCTGGTCTTCCTTATCAAGTAGGTCGTGAATATCACTTTCCTATCGCCATGGCTGTACATCCTTCACGTAACACCTTGGCTGATTATGGTACTCCACTTGTAATGGGTCTTAAATTTACACGTGTACCACACAAGGCTCTTAAACCTATTGGTAGCACTTACACACCTAACACCTACTTTGATATGCACGTTTAAATTAATATATTGAAAAAACGATATAATTAGTTCTAATGTAATGTAATACATTACATTATGAAAATAATCTTGGACGAACGAGAAACTCATCTCTTTAATGCTATTCAAGAAAAATTGGAAACATTGGAAAATACAAGTTATAATATCGAGAAAAAACCATTGACTCTTGGCGATATTCATTTTGTCCAAGACGAAAAAGAAATTTTAATTATAGAACGTAAATCATTACAAGATTTAGTATCAAGTATTAAAGATGGGCGTTATGAAGAACAATCTTATCGATTAATACATTCTTCTGGACTCTTTAGACACAATATTGTGTACATCGTAGAAGGGCTTTTTTCACAACTACGTCATCCTATATCCAGAGAGAAAAAGATGGTTTATTCGGCAATGACTATGTTGCAAATCTTTAAAGGGTTTAATGTGGTAAGAACAAATTCAGTCATAGATACTGCAGAATGGATTTTATATACTGCCGATAAATTACGTCGTGAATTAGAACGTGGAAATTTACCTTGGACACCTGAACAAAAAGAAGGAGGAAGCAATGAACCAGTTCCTTATTGCAACGTTGTTAAAAAAACAAAAAAGGATAATATTACACCTGATAATATAGGTGAAATAATATTGAGTCAAATACCGGGAATTAGTACAGTTTCAGCCATTGCTGTTATGAAAAAATTTGGAACTATTTCAAATTTAGTTGATTCGATAAGAAATGATCCTACATGTTTAAATGATATTGTTTGTGAGACGAAAGGAAAAACAAGAAAAATTGGTAAAAATGTAGTGGAAAATATATTAAAATTTTTAGTTTGCTAGATCATCAGCAGATTCTCTTTCTTTTATTTTTTCTTCCAATAATTCTTGGTCATTATCATCACTCATCTTTTTAGGTGTAGGAATATCGTTATCTTCGATTGCCTTTGGGTAATCTCCCAAAGTCAATGCTGTGTTTACGGTTGGGGGTTGTACTTCATTACCTTTATATTTTCCTGACATTACTTGTTTATTAGTAAAAACAGCTCCTCCCCAGTTAGGATCCATTGGATTATCACTTAATCCATCTGGATTTTGTGTTTTAGTTGAATCATGAATTTGATCAACTACAGTATATCGACCAACATATTGATTTGTTGGATCAAATGCGAAAAACCCTTGGTTGTATGGTTTATTATCACGACTAGCGTCTTCATATTGTACCATTTGAGGTTGTTGTGTTTGTTCAAGAGTAGGCATCATTGTATTATTAACACCTATATTTGATAAAGGTAATTGCATATTTGGTTGTACTCTATTAAATGCCTGAGGGCCAACTGGTGGTGCAAATTTAGGCATAACATTTGTTTGATTTTTGAAATAATCGGTTAAACTACCCAACATTAAAGGATCAACGTTTGTAGTTGTTCCTTCTGTTTTTCTTAAACGATATACATTTTCTCCTTGGGCATTTACTTCTTCTTGTAAAAATAAAACAGGACAATTTTGTTTATATACATCTTTTTGTATTTTTACATATTTGATATACTGATCTAAATTATCAAAAAAGATTGGATTTTCACCTGGTGTCTCGGGCATATTTTTATTAAAAAGCATTAACTTATTACCACGTTTAATTAATAATGTAGGACACATGTCACCATCAAATTCATCATCAAATTCATCATCTAAACTATCTAAATTATTGTTCATAGCAGGAGATTCTTTGGGACTTGTATTTATATTAATAGTATTTGATACAATATTAGAAGAAACTTCATATTCTGGACTTAATTCTTCAGGTGTATAGGAAATTTCAATTGGATCTATTTTAGCAGCAGGGGTAATTCCACTAGTTATAGGTGTATTTCCCATCCATAAAATAAAAAGAAGTCCAAATAGAAAAACACATATCAAAACAAATAACCATCCGTGTTCAAATAGATTTTTTTTCAATGTGGAAAATTTCATTTCTATATACTTTAAATGATAGAAAAATATATTATGTTATTTATCTCAACATAATATAAATGGGTAAACCTAAAACGAGACGTGTTAAAAATACTAAATCATCTCAAACAAAACGCTTACGTAAAACGCCTAAAAAATCAATTGTTATCGGAAAAATTTATGCGGATTGGTGTAAATACTGTCAGATACTAAAACCTGAATGGGAAAAAATGAAGACCAAAATACGACGAAATATGGGACGTAGTCTTAAAAATGCTGAATTTGATATTGTAGAAATGGGTGATACTTCAGAAAATCAAATGCGTAATATAACTGTTGAACAATTAATAAATGAATTTAATACAAAACATTTTCCAGAAGGAAATAATGCACTAGAACTTGATGGTTATCCAACTATTTTTCGTATATGCAAAAAAAAGATAGAATACTACAAAGGTGAAAAAGACGGTGAAAAGCTTTACAAGTGGGCTACACGAAAATGTTAATCAATTTTAATTATTTTACTCATTGCTTTTGTTTGTAAATATCTCTCTTTCGCCATTGTTCTACGTCTTAAATTACAGCTTAAACAAGAAATTACTACATTATCTCGATTATGACCAAATGAATTATCTAAACGTTCTAATGTCCACTGTTTTGGTTCACGTACAAATTCATACATTATTTCGGTTCTTTCCTTACAATAATAACATATCATTTTAGATGTTTTAAATAATGATATAACATCTTGTGTATTTACAAATTTTTCTTTATCAACAATGTTCTTTTCTCTGTCTTGTCCAAGATATCCAGAAATTTTTCTTTTAATTTGTTGTAAAATGATTTTGCAGGATTTTGTTTCTTCATCAATATCTATTATTTCTTCAATATTTTCTATCTTTTCCAACTCCTCGACAGCCTTTTCCCAATCGATTGTTTGTGTTACAACACGCTTCTTTTTAGGTTTTTCTAATTTTACTTTTTTAGATTTTTCTTCTATTATAATAATTTTTTTTGTATTATCCATTATTATAATATTAAATAAAAGAAATTAAACATTTGACCTTAATAAATAATATAAAAGGAATTCTAGTTTTTTTATGTTATCACAATCTGAATCCCAAAATACTACCGAAACTGAAAAGAAAAAAGTATCTAAAAATGAAAAAGAGCTCTATTATGTTAATAAGTTTAATGAAGGTAAAAATATAGAAACCGTTAATTTAAATACATTAGAAAATTTACTCGAAAAAGAAAAACAAAAGGCAAAAAATGAACAATGGAATAAGATTGATAAAACATCTAAAATTCAATTATTACATGGATATGCTGAAAGATATGGTAACGAAAACAAATTACCTATGAAAGAAGTAAAAAATCTTAAAATGTTTTTTACAGAATGTTTAAATAAAGGAAAGCTTTCAAAAAATAAAGACATTTCCTATATCAAAGAAACACAGCATATTACTGGTATACCTGCATTACATTTTAATACAGAAAAAAAATCTTTTACGTTAAGAATATTGGACAATAAACGAGTTTCTACCCTAAAATCCTTAACACCTAAAAAAAATAATAATAATTAATAAAATTGAAAAACAATACAAATATTATTCTATTAATAAATATAATGGAAGACATACAAAACGATATTAATACTATTAGTACCATTAGTGATTGTTCTAATAGTGATTTTGAAGAAACCATCGAACTAATACGAATATTTAGTGAACTTTCAATGCCTGAAAGAGAGCCGTTTATTGATACAATAAACGATGACGAAATGATGGAAATTACAAGTACTATTTATGAATTAACGGATGAATATATAAAACAACATATTCTTAATTTTCACGAACAAAATTTTCATAAACAAATGGAACACGAAATTACAGAATATATATTTGAAAACTTTTACGAAGCAGGATTATGTGAAGATAAAGATGATGACGATTCCCAAACAGATTTTAAAGATTTGTCGAAATTAGTATCTACAATTATTAATGATTATTTTGATCTCGCCAAAGAATGGAGTTCAAAAACACCCAAACGTGTTTATTCAAAAATTACAGTAGAACAAGACAAAAAATTGATAAAGACAAAAATAGATAATATTCGCGCAATACCACAACCTGAGCAACGAACTAAGGAATGGTATGAATTTAGACATAATTTAATAACAGCGTCTAACCTAAGTAAACTCTTTAGTACAGAAGCACAATTAAACAGTTTAATTTATGAAAAATGTAGTCCTGTTAAAAATACTGAGGATGATAATGGTTATACATTTGTAAATACGCTTAGTCCATTGCATTGGGGACAAAAATATGAACCAGTTTCAGCAATGTTGTATGAAAAACATTTCAATACTACGGTTGAAGATTTTGGTTGCATTCAACATCCACATTATTCATTTATAGGTGCTTCTCCAGATGGAATTAATGTAGATCCAGACTCTGAACGATATGGTAGAATGTTAGAAATTAAAAACATTGTAAACAGAGAAATTGACGGAAATCCATCAAAACAATATTGGATACAAATGCAAATACAATTAGAAAGTTGCGACTTAGAATATTGTGATTTTCTAGAAACGCGAATTAAAGAATTTGAAAAAGAAGAAGATTTCTATGAAAGTACAAAAGAAAAAGGCGTTATTTTACACTTTGTTGAAAGAATTAGTATTGGAGCAACTCCTCCTACAGATTCACCTAGTGATGAAAATACAGGATATCGATTAGCGCAACAATATTCCGGTAAACCAAATTATGTATACATGCCTTTAGATGTACCATTAGATAAAGAAAGTGTAGAAAACTGGATTGAAGAGACACGGGCAAAAATGAGAAGAAGCTGGTCTCTGTATTCCCCTATATACTGGTATCTAGATGAATTATCATTGGTAGTTGTGGAGAGAAACAGAGAATGGTTTAAAACGGCAATACCAAAAATAAAAGAAACATGGGATATTGTTTTAAAAGAACGCGAAACCGGATACGAACATCGAGCAGCTAAAAAACGAATCGTAAAAACACCTGGATTAGAAATAACGCAAAATGAAAATGAAGAAAGTCGAACAATACATAATTTACCATCTACTGGAGGTATTTGTTTAGTGAAATTAGATCATGAAGACTTAATGCCGTAAAATCATTGTATAATAATTTTAGGAAAAGATTATTATACAATGAATTTGTCTTTTTTTCTTGTATACCTTTTACAATTAACTTTTTCTAGAAATCATTAATCATAAAGTCGAAACTATAAATTGATTTGATTAAATATGAAAATGTGAAACTATTAAAACTATAAAATTGAAAGTTATTATAATTTACAATTAGCATGTTAAATAATAAAAATGAACAAAGAAAATAAAACAACACCAATAAACAGACAACCGTGTATTGTTAAAATATACCGCGGTATACCTATCAAAAATAATGATTATAAACAATACATAAATGAAAATCAAACACAACTAGATATGATTCGAACGAATCTTATCAATCAGACTTTTCGCAGAAATAGTCCAAATTCAATATAGGTGCAGCATAATGTTTATCACGTATTTGATGATGTTTTATATGCTGTGCTGGTGAAACAAGATATTTTGGCCATTGAATATACTCAAATTCTTTACAATGAATAATATTATTAAAAATAGAAATAGATGCTATCGGTATGATAAATGTTACTTCGTTTGGTTTTACGATTATAGCACCTATAATAAATGGACTAATATATGCTAATAAAAATTCAGTAGTTGAAACAGCATTACCTAAACTCGGTATTAAGTGTTTATCAAATTCATGATGAAAATCGTGATATTTTTTTAAAAACGATATTTTATGCATTGATTTATGTGCGATATAATACCCAACATGATGTATTAATAATAATAAGAAAACTTTGTCGAAATAAATGTAATAGTTATCGTGTGTTAATAAATATTTATCAATCAAAGCATAAATACCCGGTGAAATAATTAACATATTTAATGATATTTTATTATATGCATCAAATATTAACTTTTTGGGATAATTCGTCATAACATCTTTTAAACTACTTAATGCTACTGTGTTATCCATATGTACACCTATTATGTAAGCAGTATATCCTAATAGAAATCCTTTAAATAGTGACCACAACATTTAATATAATATATCCCTATATCTTTATTTTTTTTGTAAAGAACATAAATATTTATTGTTAGATTATTTTATAAAATGGGATTTATTGATGATGAAGAAATGAATGTAATTAAACGAAATGGAGAAAAAGAAATCGTATCTTTTGATAAAATTCTTCAACGTATAAAAAAAACAGGACTCGAAGCGAATATTCACATAAATTATACTGCGCTTGCTATGAAAGTAATTGATCAATTATATGATGGTATATCTACTAGACAAATTGATGAATTAACTGCAGATCAATGTGCATCATTAGCCTCTACGCATCCAGATTATAATGTGTTAGCAGGTAGAATTATTGTATCAAACCATCAAAAAAATACAACATCAGTCTTTTCGCAAGTTATAGCAAGATTATATCAATTTAAAGATAAACATAATAATAATTCTCCTTTAGTTTCAGCAAACTTATTCGATGTTGTTATGAAACACCCAGAAGATTATGATGGTTTATGTGATTATTCGCGCGATTATTTAATTGATTATTTTGGTTTTAAAACTTTAGAACGTGCTTATATGATGAAAATTGGTAATGATATTGTTGAACGTCCACAGCATATGTGGTTGCGAGTAGCTATTGGAATACACGGTGATGATTTTAATCGTGTAAAAGAAACATATGACTGTATGTCTCAAAAATATTTTACTCACGCAACACCTACTCTTTTTAACTCTGGAACTCCTCGACCTCAATTATCTTCTTGTTTTTTAATTGCTATGGAAAACGATAGCATTTCAGGTATATACAATACATTAAGCGATTGTGCGAATATTTCAAAGTGGGCAGGTGGAATTGGAATGCATATTCATAATATTCGTGCTACTGGTAGTCATATTCGTGGTACAAATGGTACTTCCAATGGTATTGTTCCCATGTTACGTGTATTTAATACTACGGCAAAATATGTTGATCAATGTATTCACCCAGAAACCATTATATATACTACTCAAGGACCTAAACAAATTCAGCATTGTGAAATGGGGATCACTTCAATATATAATATATATGGTGAAACAGAGATTATCGAAAATGTATTAGAACACACATATCACGATAAAATGCTTGAGATACATACTATGCATTCTATTTTTCCGTTACAAATCACACCTGAACATCCAGTATATGCATTATGTAATCAGAAAAAAGGATTGAATTATAATGTAATACGAAACCGTCTTGAGAAAAATTTAGTAAATATAGATTGGGTTGAGGCAAAAAATCTTGATGAAGATGATATGATCGCTTATTCTATTCCTACCTATGAAATGGATAATAAATCGATTACCGAAGAAGATTGTAGAATGTATGGTATTATATTAGGAGATGGCTCACTAAACAATTCAAATAACGGTTCTGGTTATATATCATTACATACACATAATAAAAGGGATATGTGCGCATTTATTTTGCAATATTTTGAAAATCGATGTATTCAATGCGATATGACCATTGATGCTAATACAACCCGTATTCGTTGGAACAAACACATTGAACTACCATTTAGATATAATGATTTTTATGATGAAAACAAACAAAAACGTATTTTACCGAAATGGTTAAATTTACCGTTACATAAATCAAAATACATTTTGAAAGGATTAATAGAAACGGATGGATGTTATAACGTATCTGAACTAGTATTCGATAGTACTTCGTTAAATTTAATCGAATCGGTTCGGTTTTTGTGTCTGAAAATGGGAATATTAACCACTGGATATGTGCGAGATCGTATTGGAGAAAAACATTATACGGCGAATGGTGTAATTGAGAATAAACGTATCGGTTATTGTTTACGAATTCCTAGAACATCCGATATTTGTACATTAATGGGATTTGAATATAAAAAAGACCAATTTTTCAAATTTTTTAGACATAATAATCTTTTATTTACACGAGTTCAATCTATTCAAGAAACCACATACAATGGGATTGTTTATGATTTACAAATGTCCAAAGAACATAATTATATGATTCATAATGGACTCATCCATAATGGTGGTGGAAAACGAAATGGAAGTTTCGCAATTTATCTAGAACCATGGCATTCAGATATCGAAGTTTTTCTACAAATGCGTAAAAATCACGGTGACGAAGAACTAAAAGCAAGAGACTTATTTTATGCTCTATGGATACCTGATCTTTTTATGGAACGTATTAAAGCAGATGGTAGTTGGACATTAATGTGTCCTGACGAATGTCCTGGATTAGCAGATGTATATGGACAAGATTTTAAAGATCTATATGAAAGTTATGAATCACGAGGATTAGGAAGACAAACAGTTAGTGCACGTAAACTTTGGTTTCAAATATTAGATGCGCAAATGGAAACAGGAACACCTTATTTATGTTATAAAGATGCTGCAAATCGTAAATCCAATCAAAAAAACATAGGTATTATCAAATCGTCAAATCTTTGTACAGAAATTATGGAAGTTTCTACTAAAGAAGAAACAGCCGTATGTAACTTAGCTAGTATAGCTTTACCTGCTTTTATCGATTATTCCGAAAATCCTCCGGTTTATAATTTCGAAGAATTACATCGTGTATCACGTATAGTTACGTTTAATCTAAATCGTGTAATTGATGTTAATTATTACCCTACATCCAAAACACAAAATAGTAATAATAAACATCGTCCAATAGGTATAGGTGTGCAAGGTTTGGCCGATACTTTTATACAACTTGGATATATGTTTGAATCAGAAGAAGCCAAAAATTTGAATCGTGAAATATTTGAAACCATTTATCATGCTGCCTTGGAAGAATCTTGCTCCATAGCTAAAAAAGAGGGTCCTTATAGTTCATTTAAAGGTTCTCCTGCTAGTAAAGGAATATTGCAATTTGATATGTGGAACGTTACACCTGATAGTAATCGTTATGACTGGAATAAGTTAAAACAAAAAATTCAAGAACACGGATTACGCAATTCATTGTTACTTGCACCAATGCCAACTGCATCTACTTCTCAAATATTAGGTTATAATGAATGTATTGAACCTATTACTTCAAACATATATAGTCGACGCACATTGGCTGGTGAATTTATTATTGCGAACAAATATTTAATGCGTGATTTAATTGATCTTAACTTATGGAATGATAATATTAAAAATAACATTATTGCGAACAATGGTTCTGTTCAACACATTGAAATGATTCCAAAAGAAATTCGTGATAAATATAAAACAGTTTGGGAAATACCTATGCGTAGTCTCATTGATATGGCGGCTGATCGTGGAGCTTATATTTGTCAGAGTCAATCATTGAATTTATGGTTAGAAGATCCTACTTACAATTCTTTGACTTCTATGCATTTCTATGGTTGGACAAAAGGACTTAAAACAGGTATTTATTATTTACGTCGACGAGGACGCCATCAAGCACAACAATTTACGATTGAACCTGATAAAAAATCCGAGAATGAGGAAGATGAAATTTGCGAAGCGTGTGGATCATAAATAACATTTTTATTTCAACATAATATAAAAATAAATTTTTATACTAAGTATACGCGATGTCTATTTTAGACTACAATATCGAACAGTTGTGCGATTTTATACGTGAAAAAAACTTTTCTTTTGAAACGAGCGATCAATTAAAATTAATTGAAACAAGTATACCAAAAGTTTTTGAAATTTTTGGTCAAAAAAGCAAACGTAATATTTATCCAGATACAGAAGAATATCTTCAAAAATTAATTGATAATGTAGACGCTTGGTATTCTCCTAATATTTCTTCTATTTTATGTACCATTATCAAAAATTCCATGAAAGCTGAAAAAGAATATGCCCTACGTTTATTTGAATATTTAATCACCAAAAATCAAACCCAAATTAAAATTAGTATGCCTGAACTTGTCCCTTTTATTTCTTCGTTTTTAAACGATATTTCACAAAATATTAAAACTATCTCTTCCGGAGTAATGGAAAAATTATTAAAATGTAGTGGAAATGTTGATCTGGATGCCTTTATACCTGCCGTGTTAAATGGTATTAAAAATCATAGTGCTATCTATGACTCAGTAGAAGCCCTTGCTAGTTGTGTGTTTGTACAGAATGTTGAGGCACCTGCATTAGCCATTACAATGCCTATCATTATGCGTGGTTTAGTTGATAAAAAAACTGCTACCCGCCGTTTAACATGTGTGATTATTGATAATATGTGTAAACTTATTGAACACCCAAAAGAAGTATTACCGTTTTATAAAAACTTACTTACTGCACTTGAACGTTGTAACGATACTATGAGTGATCCTGAAGCAAGAAAAGTAAGTACTCGTGCATTAAATACCTTAAAAGAATCTTGTGCTGAAAATGAAGATGCTGTCTTTCACAAATTACCAAATGATTTTATTGAAATGATCAAAGCAGAATGTGATCAACTATCGATCGCCTATACTATAGATACGTTAAACAATATAGGAACATTGAGTGCGAATGTTTGTAATAGTCACTGTTTTGATCGAGAACAATGGAATTTAATATATACACGTTATGGTTTATCTGATATTATTGAACCAATTTATAAAGCAGCAAAAGACACATTTATCGTTAAAGAAAATATTTTTGAAGATACAGAAGAAGGTAAAGATCTTTATAAAGGTGAATTTTCTTTAGCCTATGGTGCTCTTACACTCTTGAATAATACACATTTACACTTAAAACAGAATCGTTTCTATGGGTTACTCGGTCCTAATAATTGTGGTAAAACTACTTTGATGAGAGCTATCGCAAATGAACAAGTCGAGGGGTTTCCGAAAAAAGACGAATTGCGTACTATTTTTGTAGAACACGAAATTCAAGAAGTTGAGGTAGGAGAAGATGAAAAAGGATTTCCTATCTTGAATATTGACTTATGTGGTATTGATTGGGTTGTTCATTGTTGTAACGTACAATATCAAATGGAACCTAAAGTAACTCCCGAACAAGTAGAAGAAGTCATGCAAGAAATTGGTTTTGGATATGCGAAAAAAGATATTGGTAAAGATCGCGCAGCTGATATGGGTATGGGTATTACTACGTATTCTGGTGGTTGGAAAGTAAAAATGCAACTTTGTGCAGCTACACTAATGAATGCTGATATTCTTATGCTTGATGAACCAACTGGTCACCTTGATGTTACCAATATTGCATGGATTAAAAACTGGTTAAAAGGGTTTATGGATGGGGGTGGTTCCATTATTGCTACTTCTCACGATTCTGGATTTTTAAATGAAATGTGTACTCATTTAATTGATTTTCAAAGCAGAAAATTGCGTATGTTTACCGGAAAAAGAGGTAGTGTATTACAAGACTTTGTCGACAAATTTCCTGAAAAAAAGAGTTATTTTGAGTTAAGAAATGACGTAGTAAAATTTAAATTTCCTGAACCTGGACCTCTTGAAGGCGTAAAAAGTAAATCGAAGACTTTGTTAAAAATGACGAATGTTACTTTTCAATATCCTACACGAGACACGCCTACTATATTTGATATTAATCTAGAATGTTCTCGTATTTCTCGTGTTGGTGTAATAGGTGCGAATGGTGCAGGTAAATCAACCGCCATCAAAATTTTAATTGGAGAACTTAAAACAGAACAAGGTACTGTTACCAAACACCCCGATTTACGTATGGCTTATATCGCACAGCACGCGTTCCATCATCTTGAAAAACATCTTCATAAAACTCCTACACAATATATTATGTGGCGTTTTGCTGGAAACGAAGATAAAGAAAGTCTTGATAATATTAATAAAGGCGATACAAATGATGAAGATGTTAAAAAATACTTTTTAGTACAGAATGATACTGGTATGGAATTGCAAATGTGTGAAACACCTACTGAGGAAAAACGTGCTGTTGAGCCAGAGGCAATTTTAACGCGTCGCGAAAATAAAAAAATGAAATTTAAAGAATATGAAGTGAAATGGAAAGGAAAATCAGATGAAATGACCATGTGGGTAAAACGTGATATTCTTATGAGAATGGGTGCCGTAAAACTTGTTCAACGACACGATGAAAAGGAAGCGATTAAAGCAGGATTGGCTTCAAAGACATTAACTACCAAAGATATTGAAAAACATTTCGCTGATTTCGGTATTGAACAAGAACAAGCCAATCACACTTTGATTAAATCACTTTCTGGTGGTCAAAAAGTAAAAGTTGTATTAGCTGCATCTCTTTGGTTAAATCCTCATTTAGTTATTCTTGATGAGCCTACTAACTATCTTGATCGTGATGGTTTGGGTGCATTAACGAGTGCAATTCACGAATTTGATGGTGGTGTGGTTATTATATCACATAATAAAGAATTTACCAATGCTGTTACAAGTGAAAAATGGATTATGGAAAAAGGTCGTCTAAGAAAAGAAGGTGAATCTGTGGAGAAAAAAGAAGAAGGAAACAGTGAAATAAAACCACAAGAAGAAACCGTTTTTGACGCAATGGGTAATGAAATTAAAGTAGAACGAAAAGTTCAATTAACAGACAAAGAAAAGAAACGTGAAATTAAATCATTGTTGAAACAAATAAAAGATGGTCGTAAAAAAAAGACACTTTCCGAAGATGAAATTGCCGAATTAGAAGAAAAAGTAGAACAACTTCAAGCTTAATCTATCTTGTATATTATATAAAAAAACATATAGTTTTTAGACTATATATTTTTTGTTTTTATGTACACTATTTAATGTAAGAATTTTGGAAATTTTATTTTTAACATACCAGGAATGTCTCCACTATTTAATTTATACAAATGATTCATAAAATCATCACTATAATTTCTATAATCTATTAATAAGTCTCCAAGACATTTACCAAAACTGTCTATACCATCATCCGTCAAATTTTTATATTTTTTTCGCAACTTTTCTAGATCGTCTGTTTTTAGTTCTTTATGCATTTCCTGTAATCGTTTTTCTGAAATAATAAGACCGAATGACTTATCAAATACCATATGATTTTTTTGTTGTTCATCTATATCATTTAAATCGCGCATTGTTCCTATTCCGTGAATATGATCATTTTGTTCATTCCATTCCCATCCCGTCCAATATACCTGTTCTTTATACCAACGATAATTTTGATTTGATTCATCATAACATAAAGACATTAAATAAATTTTACTATATGCTAGTTCTGTCCAAAGTTCACACATTTTATTTCTCTCTTCAGTATCTACAATCTTTGTATTAATATCGAATTCTTCGATGTATTCATTTGTATCGTAATAAATTGCCATGTTTTAAGTAAGTAGTTTTTTCTAATAAAATAAAACAGAAAAAGGTCTTTCAATTTTATAGATAGGAGGGTTTTCTTATACATAAAATTGAAAGGCTTTTTACCTTTTTCTTTTAAGGTATCAAAAGAAACACTAAGAAAATGGCGCTTAAAATTGAAAACATGTATGAACGATACGTTTGGAATGAGTGGTCCAGCGTTTTACGTAAACTCACTGAAAACAGAATTCGTGCACAGTTCTATCCACATAAAATGGATATCTTGGACGATATGACGAAGAAGTTTACAGTAGATCGTCGTGAACAAGTAAACTACACAAAAGCATTTGAACATATCTTTAGAATGGAAAAGATGCGATATAATGGAAGTAATGAAGATTATACTTCATGGGTAAAACAGACAAGGGAAATTGATGATTTCATACGTACATCATTCGCAAGTTACGTTAATGATGATGCCGTAGAAACATTTGTTGATAAACTAAAACAATTGCAAAAAAATCGTCTTGAAACATTGGTTGCTAAAATGCAAGTTCGCATTGAAAATAGTTACAGAGAAGAAGCAGCAGAAGGATTGTTGCTTTTACGCAAAAGAGAGAATCAGCTACGTGAAAAAGAAGCGAAAAAAGAAGCGAAAAAAGAAGCAAAAAAAGAAGAAAAACAAAATCCTCCAGTTCTAAGACGTTCCTCTAGAATTATGAAACAAAACAAGTAGAAAAATAAATGTAGTAAAATTTGTCTTATCATTTTAATTTAATTAAACTAACTAACCCCTTTTTTTATGTATATCCAAAAAAATCACTTAGAGTTCTATTATAGTTTACTTACATATGAACAATACACTATTTAATAGTAATTATGATAAACTAATCGAACCATTATATGGTATAAAAAGAAATATCGAAGAAGATAAACTATTATTACAAGATAATATAGTTCCTTCTATCTATAACATACTCGACCGTGTAGATATGACGAAACATACAGTATATAGCATTGATCCAGACGGTTGCGAAGATGCAGATGACGCGTTCAGTATATATGAAGAAAATGATAAATTATGGTTAGCAATTCATATAGCAGATCCAACCGAACATATTAATATTGATTCATCTTTATGGAAAAATATTGAACAAAATGTCGTAACCCGATATCCGTCTAACAAAAAACCTATTCATATGATGCCCAATGAAATAATGGAAAAAGCCAGTTTAATGGTCAACCAATATGGAGATATTAAATTAGCAATCACCATATTAACGGAAATAGATAAAGAAACCTATAGACCTATAGGGAAAGTGAAATTATTATTCACTAAAATAAAAGTTTCAAAAAAGAATGCATTAAGTTATATAAATGCGGGTAAAGAAATTGATTCCAATACTGTCTTATCAAATGGATTAAAAATAAGTAAATCATTGCAGAATATGAGAAGTCAAAAAACCAAAGGCGTCGTTTTAAATGAAATATCCCTTTCTTTTCCAAAATATGATAATGTTAACAATACTTCGTACCTATATTTAGACTCTGCTACAGAAATTTTAATGAAACAAATGATAGCAGAATTTGCTATATTTGCTAATTCATTTATTGGGGAATATTTAAAAATTAATTTTGACGGCACTGGAATGTATCGTATTTGTCCTGCGAAAGATTGGTTAAACACAGTATATTCCGAAATATCTGGACAAGAACTGTTAAACGAAATTATTGTGAATGGGATTAAAGCCGAATATATATCTACCGTAAGTCCTCACGATTTAGTAGGCGCACCTGAATATACTCACTTTACATCCCCTATTCGTCGATTATCAGATTGTGTATGTCACTATTTATTAAAATATATACATCTAAAAAACACTGTACCTGTACCATTTACAAATGATCAATTAATGAAATATTCAAATGATTGTGTTCGTTTAACCAAATCGATAAAAAATATTCAATATAAAGATACCAAATTTCGTATAATTCAAACAATGAATAATATGTTAATAAATAACGAACGTATTACTATACAATATTATGTAACCAGTTATACAGGTCTATATTTAAATATTATTATTTGCAATATCAATGAACACTCTGTGTATCTATCGTATACTTTACGCATTAGCGATTTACAAACAACATATGAGATTAAATTAGTAAAATCATTGGATATTACACGTGTGAATTGTATCGATAAATTTGATGAAAGTACTATACCCGAATTAGATAACATTTTTATCGCAAAATCAGTATAAAATTGAAACGTTTTTTATAGATCAAATGATTTATAAAAAACCCAACCCCGACTCTATTATGGAAAATTGTGATAGCTGCTGCAGTATTTGTTTCGAGTATCTTGACGAAAAACAGGCGTTTCAAAAGTGGAATTGTTCACATCGTTTTCACGAGAATTGTGTCCGACAGTGGAATAATGGATGTCCTATGTGTAGAACAAGAAGATTAATTGAATCTCAAATAGAAGAAATAGAAATTACATGGTCTATTTCAAGAAATCCCACTAATGTTTTAGACTTGGACAGAATGAAAAGTATGAACATCTATTTGGAAGATGATTTAATACCTATGTATAAAAATGTATGGAAAGATAGAGACTGTATTGACCAAAATCATAGTCTTTGGTTCTTTAAACCTTTTGCGGTTCTTTGTATATGCGAAAATTGTAATACTGTTCAATCATTTAATCGAATACACTAAATATAAAAAAAAAGATCACTTAAATCGTCTTTATTGGCGTTTTTCTTTTTTTTGATATAACTACCAATTAAAGGGCATTTTGAGTAAGTATATGTATATGATCCTTTATCTTCAGTATATGTAGAATTGGTCAATTTTGATGTACAAACAACCTTGGACAGTTCATCAGCACAATTTTCGTGCAAAGCATTCTCTCCAAACATCCACCAGTCATTGTACGTACGACGTTCAAACTCGCGTTTTGAAATTCCGATTTTTTTTGATTGTAATAAAGTCAAGTGATCACCTACTTGTTTTATATATTCTACGTAATTTTCAATCTTGGCCTTTTCATTCATAATTCCATAGGAAATTTGATGTTGCATTAATGTCGCTAAAGGTGTGATATATCTTTTGTCGCAAGATTGTAAAATTACAAAACCCATACTAATTGCTTTATGAGCAATACACGAAAGATTATATTTCTGAATTTCATATATTATTTTATTACCAGCATCTACAGAACCACCGTTTGTGTCCAAGAAAACATAAAGATCTGACTTTTTGTTTCGTTTATTTACTTCAAATACAAATTCTGTAGCAGATTTATCGTTTATTTCCCCACGTATCAAAAGTGTATTATCCGGATTTAATTCTATTTCTGTTTCTGTTTTTGTAACTGCACTACATTGATCAATGGAATAGATCAATAGTGGTGAAAAAAGGAGGGCTGTGAATAAAATGTTGAAATACATTATTAAATAAACGAGATAATATTATGCTTATACAAACTTAATAAATTTATGTTTAAATAAAAATAAGGAAAGTCCAAGAAGGGTATCTAAACCTAACGGAATCCACGCAAAACGCTGCTTTTTAAATAGATAAATAGAGGCGGCTAAATATAATACTCCATGCATCAATCGATAATTTGCCCACCAAGTTATACCTCCACCTTCTGGAGCATTTAAACGTCCATCTGTAAAATAAAGAAATAAAAAAGATGCACCAATTAAAAAAATTGGAATGCTATATATTTGCAACCATTTATAGGGTAAATAAATCGGTAATATTGCTAAAAGGGTTCTTACAGTTATACAACCCACTAAAAAATACAATATACGGTCGTTTTTTTCTAACATTTTATACAATAGTTCCCTATTTTATTTGTTTTTTTGATTTTGTAAAAGGTATGTCGGGAAACCACTTTAATGAAAGGTCGAATTTATATCGCATTTTCACAAAACAACGTAGACAAATAAATGTGTCTACGAGAGAATTGTGTAGGTTTCCTGGAACCATTTCAAATAAATGTTCATATAATTCTACCAATTTCGGACTTTTGTAGTATTTTTCTCCTTTACTATTTGTCATTTCTATCTTGCACAAATTTTTGCTACCATACATTGTACAATAATTAAACTTGTTGTTTTGCTTTTCAAATTCGCGATCAAATAAAATTCTCGTGTTTGGTTCTAGAAATTCCTTGTTTCTCTCTATTTCTACTTTGATCATTTGACGATCAAAATTAATATTATGTGCTACAATAATATCACATTCCATATACTCTTTACCAAATTCTCGTAATGCACGTTGAATCTGTATACCTTTATCACACATTTCTCGTGTAATTCCTGTAAGTTCGGTTATTTTTTTTGAAATTTCTATCTTTTGAGATACATTAATATACGTATTTCCCGATTTCACTACCTTCCAACCATCTGTATCAAATACAACAAAACTTAGTTGCAAGATATACGGATAATCTTCTATTTTTGCTTCCTCCTTGTTTTTTGGTAAGAGACCGGATGTCTCTACATCAAATACTAGGGCTCTTGATGTTTTCTTATTCATCTTTTTAATATTACTTGTGATTAATATTAAAAAAGTATTTCAATTTTATAGTTTAACAATTTGTGTTTCAGTTAAGGTATTTATGGTTCAGCATGTTTTTTATTTGCATTATTTCTAGATACAACTTCAACATTTGGTAGTTTCATACTACTTTTGTTTTTAATTAATTTATCTTCAGAACCTTTTTGTAATGTCTCTGCTAATACACCATTTGCGTAAATACCATAACGTTGGTTTTCACCATCTATCTCTAAATGATAAATGTTATAGATCTTCTTTTGTTTTTCTTCTTTGAATAAGTTGCTATAAGCAGCACCTAATACATATTTATCATCAATCTTTCCTGTGGAAACTTCTGAACGTCTGTTTTCGCAATAGTGATTTGACCAATCATCTACAAGCATTGAGTGACGACCCGTTACTAATAAATCATCGATCATACCACCTGTCTTTTTCATACGATACATCTTTAATGTATAATCATCACCTAGACCATTCAATGTAATTCTTGTTGTACCAATATATTTAATTGGTTTTGGACCATGTTTGTAGGTCTGTACAATATCACCTTCCTTTAATAAACAAATTGGTACATATTCTTCTTTACCATCTTTGATAGTTAAGATCTTTGTACTTGCATCGAAACAAGGACGGTCTTGGTTAAAGAACAATCCTAATGGTGTGTTTGAATCTAATTCGTAACCTGGTGCAGTAGGGAAGAAGTTTTCTTGGAATTTAGTTGCTCCCTTAAACATATCTGTGAACAGACAGTCTTCTTTAACGGTCCAGTAACGAATATTTTTATCAGCGTGTAATCTTTCACCAGCACCTGTGAAAGCGGTAGCATTTTCAAACATATTACTCATATCTGTAACATTAGAAACATTTAAATAACCTAATTCTTGGTTGAAACTAGAAGCATCTTTTAATAAACCTTTCATAGAAGTGATAGATGATGTATCAAGTTGTTGAAGAGGTTGATTGAAACTAGAAGCACCCTCGAGTAAATTATCGATACCGTAAGAAATGAAAGTATCCGGATCTGAGTTGACTACTCCATTTAATTTAATATCGCTAACTTCTACGAGATCACCACCGGCACCGGAGCCATATGCATCCCAGACAGAATCCTTTCTGAATCTGACCTCAAGAATATAATCATAGTCAGGTGTTTGGTCAATATCTAAAGATTTAAGAATAGCAGGTAACTGATCCGAAGTTACTTCTAGAATCGATGTAGTAGATTCTATAATAGTATTAACATCTATTTGTTTATCACTATTAAGTCCATTTACTTTATGCAAATCTACATAAACATAGTCAAAATCTTGTTCTGCTCTATATGAAATAGTACATGTTATTCTATCATTAGCTTTTCCAGAAATAAGCAATCTTGAATTGCAACTATTAAATTCGTTAGCGGCACCTTGTTCATCTGTTACATTCGCACCATTAGCTCTAAAAACACCATCCAGGTCAGTAAAACCATACTCTGCGTAGAAGCCTGTGTTTAATTGATCAATAATTATCGATGGGTCTGTTTTTATTGTCTTAGGGACTCCCACAGGAGGTGTCTTGATACTCAAATCACTTAATTCACTGTTAAAAGCAGTTGCTCCTTTTAATAATCTATCTAATTTAACTGCAGCAGGGAAAGTTAATTTTAATGGTTGATTAAATGAGGTAGCACCTTCTAATAATCCTTCTACTTTTTCTAAATTACTAGTATCTAATCCTTCTAATGATTTATTATAACTAGTAGCTCCTTTTAACATGTGTTTAACATTTGTTGTACTTGTACTAGGTAAACCTACAATAGATTTATTAAAGCTAGTAGCACCTTCTAACATAGATTCCATTGTTGTTACATTATCTGTAGCTAAACCAACAACGTCTCTATCGAAGTTTACAGCACCCTTTAACATATTTTTCATAGTTGTTACAGCTGTTGTATTTAACTTATCAGTATCTGAAAAGACGAGTAATTTATTGTAACTAACAGCGTCTTCAAGGAAACCTTCTAATGTAGTAACATTTGTTAAATCAAGTTTTGTTACAGGCATATTATAACTGCTAGCACCCTTTAACATATTTTTCATATTTGTAACATTAGTGGTAGTTATTTTTTCAATACATTCATTGAAACTAGTAGCACCTTCTAACAAACTTTCCATTGTTGTTACACTTGATGTATCTATTCCTTCAAAGCATTGATTGAAACTTGTACATCCCTTTAACATAGCAGTCATATTTGTAACATTACCAACATTGATATCTTTGATATTTTGGTTGAAACTAGTAGCACCTTCTAAGAAACTAGTCATATTTGTAACATTTGTAAAGTCAAATTTATCAAGTGATTTGTTGAAACTTGTACAATCTTTTAACATTGTAGATACATTGGAAGCAGTAGTAGGTAAACTCATTACATTTTTAACTATATCTGTTACTGTGGTAGTGGTTTCATTACCATTTTCATCTACTTCGGTAACTTCTCTATCTTCAGTAACTAATTCAGAAACAAGTTCTTGATTGAAACTAGTAGCGCCTTCTAATAAACCATATACAAATCTAGCAGAACGAAGATCCAATGTTAATGGTTGATTGAAACTAGTAGCACCAGATAAGAAATAAACGAAATCTTCTACATTTTTAGTATCAAGGTTAATAGGTTGATTGAAACTAGTAGCATTATATAACATATAGAACATATAACGAACATTTGTTAAATCGAGACTATCAATCGATTGATTGAATTTACTACAGCCGTAGAACATATTATCTACAGTAGTCACATTACGTGTATCAAAACTATCAATCGGTTGATTGAATTTTTCACAATCTATAAAGAAGGCACCTATATTAGTCATATTAGATGTATCAATACCATCAACCTGTTGATTAAATGATATGCAGTTTTCCAACACACCCCTCGCATTAGCATTTTCTCCAGTTGTTATTTCAATTCTATTATTAAAACTTCTACATGTCGACAAAAACCAATCTAAATCTGTACAAGATCCAAGAGATAATGTAATTGGTTGATTAAACATTGCCTGACGTAGATGCATTAACTTTACAGTTAGACATCTTGATAAATCAAATGGTGTATATGCTATTTTATTTTCACCTTCACCGAATTCTACACGTGTACCATTATTATAAGGTTGATTATAACTACCTGACACTTGAAAATCAGCTGATTCGTATGGTGTTGTATAGAGACCGTCCTCGCCGTATACACGTGCCCATTCATCTGGATCGGTTAAATATAATTCCAATTCTTCTTTTTCCCAATTAAATATAGGTGTTTTTTCTCTTATTGAGTACGGTAATACAAAATTTTGGTATATACCAACCATATACTCGAGGTTGGTAACTAATTCTGTATTCCAAAGTAATGGTTTTGATGATTCACCTGGTAAGTCACCATTATTAAAGTATTCACAATATGCGAATGTTCGTCGCATAGTTGTAACACTACTTGTATTAAATGATGTATAGGTTTTTCCACCAACGGTTACATCTTTGGTAGATACGTTTTGATTAAATCTACGAGATTGTCTAAATAAATAGCTCATATCAGTACAACTTTTAGTATCCCATAAAAGAGGTTTATTTGATAAACCAGCTTCTTCACCATTGTTAAAATCACCCTTTCCATGACTGAATTGATCCACGTCGGCACCATTCCATAGTGTTGCTATACTCATATTTAACATATTAGCCATAGTTTGTACACTTGATACATCCCAAGCATTATATTGTGTTTCTAATCCTTCATCGACAACCTTTGTAGAAATGTCTCTATTAAATTTAAATGCTCCATAGAACATACCACTCATATCAGTTACACTGCTAGTATTCCATTTGCTAATATCACCATTGAAATTTTCTGCACTTTCAAACAAACCACTCATATCTTCAACACTTGATACATCCCAATTACTAATATCACCGTCAAAATTGGTACAACCATTAAATAAGTTGCTCATATCTGTTACTTTCGATACATCCCATTTACTTAAATCTTCGTTAAAATCGGTTCTACCGGCAAACAATCCATTGAGATCTGTAAGTTCACCTAATTTCCAATAATTTAAAACACCACGCTCACGTAGTGTATTATTGTAAGGAGTAGCAATATATGATGCTGTTTCAGTAGATAAGCTAGCTTGTTCAACTGTTGTATATTGATTTTTCAATACAATATCACCGATAAGACCATTACTTTTTTGTAATCCTAATAAACCATTGCCTACATATGCAAAGTGATTTAAGTAGTCGGTCAATATTATATCATTATACGTCTCATAAAGTTCTTGTTCTCGAGTCCATTCTGAAGAACCATAATTCGCTTGATACCTAATCATCGCCCATATTTCGTTACACATTTGCTGTTGTGTTAACCCAAGTGTGTATGCATTATCATTGGTCGATATCATATAACCATCATAATATTTATTTCCTTCGAAGGGGCTACGCTGGGGGGTTTTACCGTCATGGTCGAACCAACCAAGAGCATACGTTAGCATATTAATATTGGTGTAACTATTAAGTTTCTTCCAGAATGGAACGTCGGCACTGTCGATTCCTCCTTCTGTACTACATAATTCACTTACACTATATTTATCTACTTCAGAAACGCTCTTTAATACTAATTGTCCGTATTCTTTTCCTTCTTGAAGTTCTTTTACAACAACTGATAATTCATTTCCATCCTCATCAACTTGAGGTTGACGTGTTACCATATATGCTACACCGTCTTTGCGATAGTTCCATAAAAAGGTTGTACCTTCAAGGTGATTAGGAACAAATTTCATTTCTTTATTTAAATAGTAGTCTTCTACATCGCGAATATCTCGAACCATATTTACAGGTGTAGAAATAACATATTTTGATTTTTCTTCTTCTACAGGAACAGTTTCTACATTAACCATAAAATATGTTTCAGTAGCGTCATCGAAATACTTATCATCTTGAATACGTACATTAGAAAGTTTAACAGCTACATCCTTTGTTGTTAATGTCATAGATATTTCTTCTACATTGTGCGTTGGTAAATTATCTAAAAGTGAAATAGTAGCTTCACCTGTTTGAGTCGAAGTACCAATAATTTCACTATAGAACTTTATCTTTTCAGTACCTTCAGGTTGGTTTAACGCAAAAGATATATCTACTCGTACTGGAACTCCGTCTTCTGTTAAAGGTACTTCATAATCAAATACTATATTACCTTGTCCTTTTGTGAAAGTTAAAGGATAGATAGGATTTATAGGATTACCAAATACATCTGTTCCTTCACTATGAACAAATTTAGCATCATTACCAGCATTAGAAGGTATCATAAATGTATTTTCTTGTTGATTATATACAGCTCCGTCTTTTGCATCATACAAATTAAGAGTAGTTTCTTCTTGTACAAATACTGTATTATAAAGAATAGTACTCTTATTTTCACCGGTTTCCATATTAATATAGTAATTACCAATCACATCTCTCAAAGTAGTTGTATTAGTCATTGGTAAATTTAATATTTCATTTGATAAAGCTACATGTTGTGAGCTATCTAATGATTTTAAGTTATTTAATCCATTATCTAAACCATCAGGTTTTGGATTAGCAATAGCTGAATCAGATTCAAGATATAATCCATCAACAACTGTTTTGTTTACAAAATCAGGATTAATAACACGTAAAGCAATGTTTTTACTAACAATCTCACCACTAACATCTTGTTGAACTGTTCTTTTAATATTGCTTACAGTTGCAATACTATCATTATTTACCGTAGTATTAAACCAAGGGAAAAATACCAGTTTGGTGTATGTAAGTGACGTTAGTGTAAAATCATAGGTTAATGTTTCTTTACCGGTACCATTATGTGTTGCTTCTAGTTCAGTATAATTATCTGAGTTGTCAGGGTCTTCTAATTTACACAGAAATGTACCTGGAACATTTGTAGAAACATCAATCGTAATTATTTTAGAATCATTAGCAGAAAATGGTAAAAAGTTAGTTTGGGTTAAAGTAGATCCTGCCCAGACTTCATCTACAGGTTGTTTAATCATCTTGAGCGCTCCGTCAGGAAGGTCGGTAGCGGACAAGCCGCCAAACGGCTCGGTATTGGTAATTTCAGCGGTAATTTCGACATCAACTATTGTTGTATCTACTTCATATTTCTTAGTATCTTTGTTATAAACAAATGGTTTTGAACTAAATTGAGAAGTAGATGATGTAATGACTTGATCTTTATGATTTTTAATTATGGCTTCTCTCTCTGCAACTTCGCCCAGATACTGTAATTTATAAACAAGTGTATTTGTATATGGTCCATTAGTAGCAACAGTACCATCCTCTTTAACATATTCAGGAAAAGTCATTTGATATATTATTTTTGATTCACCGTTATCTTGTTCAGGAAGAGAAAACCATATGGTATAAAGAACGCTTACATTTTCAAGAGTTGTTGTACCATTTAACTTATATGCCTTTTGACCATTAAATAATGATTTTTCTGTTTCAGTCAATTCAAGAAATTCTATATTTGATAATTCTAATCTTCCTGTTGAAGGTACGTCATTTGCAGGTGTTAAAATATCAGGTAATTCTTTAGAATAGAAAGCTGCTGATGTCGCAGAACCTAAACCATCTTGCTTAAAAATATCCATTGCTAATTCAACACTTCTTGTTGTTTCATCCTCTCCATAAACAATATTTTTATCAACTAATATACAATCAATAGAATCTAACTTATATGCACTATGTTTAATTTGATGGGAAGGCAAATCTCTTACATTACCTGATCTTGCATCATCGAAAGACATTGGACCAGCACCAGGACCAGCACCATTAATAGGATCCAAATCCTCTAAGTTTCTACCGAAGTTTTTCCACCAGTCTGGATTATTTAAAAATCCGTTTGATCCATAATCTTCTAAGTCAACATGGAAATAGGAGTTGGCTTGATTATTTAGAAGTTGAGTGTTAACTAAATTCCATGAACGAATATCAAAGTCTATAGGAGCAGTGTCTTCAGGCATAGCGTTATAAAAAACCAAACTCGCGTGTTTTACATTACTTACATCCCAAGCAGTACGTGTCTTTGCCGTTCCATCTTCATTTGTATCAATAGTACCATCTTCTTTCAATAAAGGAACTTGTTTTGTAGAAATATCTTGATTAAATTTCGGATTACGGGCAAACATCCATGAAATAGATATAGCACTAGAAGTATCCCAGTCTCCAATATATTGATTAAAACTTGATGCTATATAGAACATAGAGTTAAAAAATCGTACACTTGATACATCCCAATCACCAATAGGTTGGTTAAAGGCTTCAGCTAAATTGAACATATTCACCATTATATCTACACTTGATACATCCCAATCACCAATAGGTTGGTTGAAAGCAGTGGCAGCATCGAACATATACGCCATATTTGTAACACTTGATACATCCCAATCACCAATCGGTTGATTGAAGGCAGCGGCACCAAGGAACATACTACGCATATTAGTGACCTGGGACACATCCCAACCACCAATATCCTGGTTGAAGGCAGCGGCGTTATAGAACATTTCACGCATATTTGTGACCGGGGACACATTCCATTGCCCGATATCTTGGTTGAAGGCAGCGGCACCAGAGAACATACCTTGCATATTTGTGACCTGGGACACATCCCATTGCCCGATATCCTGGTTGAAAGCAGCGGCACCATTGAACATATAACCCATACCAGCACCACTTACACTAGATACATCCCATGACCCGATGTCTTGATTGAAGGAACTGGCAACCTCGAACATAGCATACATAGTTGTGACCTGGGACACATCCCAATCACCAATATCAGCATTAAATTGAGGACGATCTTTAAACAAACGACTCATATCTGTAATAGGTGTTGTGTATAATTCTTCAATTGGACCATAAACATTTTCGAATTGGCTAATATCAGCTGGTACAGTTGTTGTTTTTTCTTTCTTTACTAATTTTCCAGAAGCATCTTGTTCATATGTTACTTCAACTGTTGTTACAGGGTATGCATATTGTTCATATAAATCAATTGCAGCTACTAGATCAGCTTTATCATGGATGAAAAATCTATTGTCGATTTCTGTTAAACCATAACGAGCTTGTAATTTTGTAGCACGAATAATCATATCTTCTAAATTTGCAGTATCTGGTACTAACCAACCACGAATTTCAACATCTAAATTTTCAGCACCATCAAACATATAACTCATATCAGTTACAGCTTGGGATAATTCCCATTTATTAATAGATTTATTGAAACTTTTAGCACCTGAAAACATACTTTTGAAAGTTGTAACATTTGATACATTCCAATCAGAAATATCTTCGTTAAATTCTTCTTTTTCTCTAAATAGTTCATTCATATCAGTTACGTCACGGGTAAGCCAATATTTGATTTTACCATATTTTTCGATAGTATCGGCTTTTTTTTCTGCATCAAAATAATCGGCAATTACTGAGCGAATAGTAGTATTAGTTAATGAAATGAAAAATTCTTCTTGCGGTGTTGTAGAGATACCAAATTTGTTAATGAAAGCCGTAGCACCTAAGAACATATTAGTAGCATTAAGATTAGTAAAATTAAGAGTCTGATTTTTACGTATATCAAAATCGAAAGTTTGGGCACCTTGAAACATATAATCAGCATTTGTTAAGCTAGATACATCCCATCTATTGAAATTGTTTTGAACTTCCGAATAAAGAAATTCATCTACATTTTCGGCAATAGGTTCGTCGAAATTATCTCCTTTATAATGAATAATAGTAGTTAGGGTTGCAGGATAGGGGATGGACATTCCGTACGCTGGGCCAAAATTGTATACCGCATTATACACAATAGTTGTGATTTTTTCACCACCGATTTCTTCTTCAATTGCGATTAATCCGTTATCACTACTAGAAAAAATGGTATTATATAGTTTGGGAACGCCGAGTACGCCCATACCCGCATCTATTTCAGCAATAAGTTCATCAGCATTACTTGGTACAGATGCTTTTATTTGAACTTGTTTATCATCATTATCATATAACCCCATAGCATTATCAAATACTTTTCCATTATTGTCTGCAAATGTAATATTTTTAATAGATCTTCCTGGGTAAATAACATTTATTATATTATTTCCGTCTTCGTCTACAACAACATTGCCATCTTCATCTACAACATTCTCAGTAAGTCTAGGCATGGTAACGGTGCTATTTTTCTTAACCATAGATTCTGATTTCAATTCTTGGTTAAATGCTTTAGCATTAGCAAACATACTTTCAGCACTAGTAACTCCACTTGTATTCCAACGAGTGATATCTTCATTAAAATTTTCTTTATTTCTAAATAAATTGTCCATATTTGTAACTGAGCCTGTATCTAAATATTTGAGTGAAGAACCGTATTTTTTAATAGCAGATTCTTTCTCCTCGGGTGTTCCAAACCATAAATCAACAACCTCTTGTAATTCTTCATTAGATAATTGTTTAAAACAGTCATCAATTGAATCAGGTAATGTTTGTTGGTCTGTGTCTTGAATAACCACTTTTGTTTTTTTTATAGCATTTTTTAAATGTGTCTTAGTTACCTTTGATAATGTAACATTATTCAATGCTTCTTGTATTTTTACTTGTTTTTCTTCTTCGGATAAACCTTGTAAAGATTCTTGAAACTGCTGGTGTTTTTTCAATAATTCTTCTTCACGTTGTTTTGCGTGTTTTTCTTCATCTTCAATAGAACATATTTCTGGTTCGATAACATTTAATTCACCCATTTTACTGGTTTTATGTAACGCATTTTTTGAAAACTCTGCAAGATCAAAGTCGTCAGGAAGGTTAGGTAAAGTAGGATTAGACATCACCTTATGAAATAATATTATATTTTCCTAAACACAAATTATTTAACATAAATAACTATTTGTTTATGTTAAATCTAACGGCTTTAAATATTTATCAAAGGAACTTGTTAGCTATAAATAAAATACGTTTTATATTTTTTTGTTTATTTTTTTTAATTTATCTTGAGAACCCTTTTGTAATGATTCTGCTAATACACCATTTGCGTAAATACCATAACGTTGGTTTTCACCATCTATCTCTAAATGATAAATGTTATAGATCTTCTTTTGTTTTTCTTCTTTGAATACCTTACTAAATGCAGCACCTAATACATATTTATCATCAATCTTTCCTTTGGAAACTTCTGTGCGTCTCTTTTCACAATAATGATTTGACCAATCATCTACAAGCATAGCATGACGACCTGTTACTAATAAATCACCGGTCATTTCACCTGTTTTCTTCATACGATACATCTTTCTTGTGTAATCATCACCTGGACCGTTCAATGTAATTCTTGTTGTACCAATATATTTAATTGGTTTTTGACCGTGTTTGTATGTCTGTACAAGATCACCCTCCTTTAATAAACAAATTGGTACATATTCTTCTTTACCATCTTTGATTGCTAAGATCTTTGTACTAGCATCGAAACAAGGACGGTCTTGGTTAAAGAATAATCCCAATGGGGTATCTTGGTCTTCTTCATAACCTGGTGCAGTAGGGAAGAAATTTTCTTGGAATTTGGTTGCTCCCTTAAACATGTCTGTGAACAGACAGTCTTCTTTAACGGTCCAGTAACGAATATTTTTATCAGCGTGTAATCTTTCACCAGCACCTGTGAAAGCGGTAGCATTTTCAAACATATTACTCATGTCTTCAACATTAGAAACATCTAAGTAACCTAATTCTTGGTTGAAACTAGAAGCGTCTTTTAATAAACCTTTCATAGAAGGGATTGAAGAAGTATCAAGTTGTTGAAGAGGTTGATTGAAACTAGAAGCACCTTCTAGTAAATTATCTATTGAATTACCGACAATTGTTAAACCAGTTGTAGTAGTTGTTTGTTTTGCATAGAACAAATTATCAATATCCTTAACTTCAAAAGTTATATTTCTATCATCTGCATCTAATAGTTTTTCCATCATTGAACTTTCGAAAAGGTTGTTTTCTTGCATAATAAATACTACTACACTATCACTATCTAAATAGTCATCTGGAATAGACGCTGTTTGAGTTGTTCCAAAATATGTTGAATCCAGCATATCCCCGCGCGTATTGTGGATTTCTTCACCAAAACGATATGTACCATTTGAATCACGTTTATATACAACTAAATGAATCTCTTTATTATACCAACTCGTCTCTTGCATAAATTCATCACTAAGGATTTTATCACCTTTTACAGTAAATGTAATAGTATTAGACTTGAATGGTCCGTGAATCATGGCTGCATCTAAGAACATATTGGCTACTGTATAAAGCCACGGGTTACCAAGAGCACCACGGCCATTTTTTTTAGTAGTTAACTGTAAATTGGTAGTATCACCATGTTTTACAATACTACCATGCATATTTTTAATATTACTTGTGAAGCTCGGAACGAACTCTTTGTTTCTTACAGACCACGTACTACCTAGAATATGTGAGATATCTGATCCAGATATGTCGGTATTGTATGGTTTGAAATGATGATATTCATCTACATTATGGTCAGTAGGTGCAAGCAAATTCATTTCCCCGATAGCAACATTTGTAAATAAACCTCTATTTGTGCTTTGAATGTTGATATTATCACTTAAATAATCAATTGTACCATCGCCGTTTACATCGTCATTAAATACCTTTTGTCCAATTGTTTTTTCTCCTTCAAATAGAACCATATCACTTAATTCACTGTTAAAAGCAGTTGCTCCTTTTAATAATCCTTTTAATGAAATAGCAGCAGGGAAAGTTAATTTTAATGGTTGATTAAATGAGGTAGCACCTTCTAATAATCCTCTTACGTCTTCTAAATTACTAGTATTTAATCCTTCTAATGATTTATTATAACTAGTAGCTCCTTTTAACATGTGTATAACATTTATTGTACTTGTACCAGGTAAACCTACGATAGATTTATTAAAGCTAGTAGCACCTTCTAACATAGATTTCATTATTGTTACATTATCTGTAGCTAAACCAACTACTTCTTGGTTAAAGTTTTTAGTACCTTTTAACATATTTTTCATACTTGTTACAGCTGCTGTATTTAATTTATCAGTATCTGAAAAGATGAGTCTTTTATTATAACTAACAGCATCTTCAAGGAAACCTTCTAATGTAGTAACATTTGTTAAATCAAGTTTTGTTAATGGTTTATTATAACTGCTAGCACCCTTTAACATATTTTTCATAGTTGTAACATTAGCAGTATTCATTTTTTCAATAGAACTATTAAATCCAGTAGCACCTTCTAACAAACTTTCCATTGTTGTTACATTTGATGTATCTAAACCATCTAGTGACTTATTGAAACTTGTGCATCCCTTTAACATAGCAGTCATATCTGTAACATTACCAACATTGATATCTTTGATACCTTGGTTGAAACTAGTAGCACCTTCTAAGAAACTAGTCATATTTGTAACATTTGTAAAGTCAAATTTATCAAGTGATTTGTTGAAACTTGTACAATCTTTTAACATTGAAGATACATCGGAAGCAGTAGTAGTAGGTAAACTCATTTTATTTGAAACAATTACTGTATTACCATTTTCATCTAGTTCAGTAACTAATTCAGAAACAATTTCTTGATTGAAACTAGTAGCGCCTTCTAATAAACCTTCTACAGTTGTAGCAGAACGAAGATCCAATGTTAATGGTTGATTGAAACTAGTAGCACCTTTTAAGAAACCTCTGAAATACTGTACATTTTTAGTATCAAGGTTAATAGGTTGGTTGAAACTTATAGCATATTCCATCATTCTTTCTATACGTGTTAAATTTGGTAAATCAGATTGATTAATAGGTTGATTGAATTTATACGCACACTGCAGGAATTCATCCAAATTCGTCGCATTACCTAAATCAAGACTATCAATAGATTGGTTAAATTCGAATAATCCAGATAAGAATTGAGTAAAATTTGTACCCTTCGATGTATTAATATCATCAAGAGGTAGATTGAAACTACTATTTCCGCGAATAACACCAGTGAAGTTTGCATTATCAGCAGTTGATGATATTTTAACAGTATTATTAAAACTTCTCATATATGAGAAAGCGTAAATGAAGTTGTTACAAGATCCAAGAGATAATGTAATTGGTTGATTAAAAAATCCTTGGTAATGCATCATTGCAAACACGGTGGTACATCTTGATAAATCAAATGGTGTATATGCTATTTTATTTTCACCTTCTCCAAATTCTACGCGTGTACCATTGTTAAATGGCTGATTATAAGCACCAGTAAGCAAATAATCGGCATCTTCTTCGTTATATTCCTTCAAAGGCCCTTTTTCGAATAAGAGCAATGGAAGTGTTTTTCTTACTTCATATGGAAGTAGATATGATTTTACCTCCTCCGGTATCTCTAAGTATATGATGAACGCTCTTTCAAATGTGGTAACTAATTCTGTATTCCAATTTAATGGTTTTGATGATCCACCTGGTACATCACCATTATTAAAATGATAACAATCAGAGAAGGTAGAATAACAATTCGTTACCTTACTAGTATCAAATGATATATATGATTTTTCACCGACTGTTACATATTTTGTAGAAATATTTTGATTAAAACTAAAACATCTATAAAAGGTGTAATATAATGATTCAACTCCAGATATATTCCATAATAAAGGTTTATTTGATTCACCTATTAAATCACCATTATTAAAGTCAAAAGCGCGATAAAACATGTACCTTATATCTGTGACTTTAGACATATCCCATGCATTATATTGTGTATCTAAACCTTCGTTAACAACCTTTGTAGAAATATCCTGATTGAATGCATTTGCTTCTTGAAACATATAATACATAGTAGTCACATTCGATACATCCCATTGGGAGATATCTTGGTTGAATGATCTAGCTGCATAAAACATACCTTCCATATCAGTAACACGAGACACATCCCATGACCCGATGGGTTGGTTGAAAGTAGCGGCACCAGAGAACATCTGACGCATATCAGTCACATTAGACACATTCCAACTTCCTATAGGTGAGTTAAATTCAGTTCTAAAATAGAATAGCTGACTCATATCAGTAACACGAGACACATCCCAATTATTAATAAGACCATATTTTAGGTTTGTACTGTATCGATCACTTTCGTGTAAATCGATTAAAGCTAATAATGCGGATTTATTGTTAATATCGTTTCCGAAATATTCTTTTTGCATATTAGGGATAATAATACCATTATTTTTAGCTAATAGTGAATTCTCAGGTTGTGTAACCATTTGTCCTAATGGTCCACTACTATCATCAAGAGAGTAATCATAAAAATTCATAGTACTATAAACAGCTTGTGCCTTAAGTGGACTACAATCGATGTAAAAGTTATCTTCATCTACTAAATGATTACTAATACTTACTACAGATAATCTTAGTGGGCGTGAAAGAATACTGGTATCTACAATTCTTGTTTCACTTAAATGTAAACCATATGATATTCCATTTTCTTGAGAATAACTACATAATTGTGATACGGATAAAGTATCCACCTCTGTTTCGGAACGAAGAGTCCATACTCCTTCTTCTCTATAAAGAACAGATAAAGTTTCAACATATACGTCTTCTTCATCAAAAATATCTTGTGGTTCAGTAATAACATAATAAGGAATACCGTCATCACGACGTTTTACATTAAACTCGGCTAATTCGAAATCTTCATCTGTACCATAAGAATAATCAGATACAACATTTACTCTATGAGATAATGGTTTCATTAAATATTGTTTGGTAACTGTTGATACTTCAGCATCTTCTGTAGCGAATATTTGATAACACACTCTTTGTTTCAATTCTTCGTCTTTCATATAATCAAACATTTTAACAAAATCACTCTTTGCACCTACACTTACGAATTGTGTTACTTTAACACTATCATAGTCAAGCTCCCCTGTATATATTGTTGTACTTGAAAATTTAACACAATCATCACCTAATACGTCTTTTACTGTTTTTGTTAAGTTTTCATCGGAAGCATTTTCTTCACCCTTTTGAACAGTACCAATATCTTGATAAGAATATAGTTTGATATCTAAATCATCTGAAGTTGGTGTAGATTTTACAAATCCACTATCCATAAGAGATGTTTGAAATTTATCATTGGAAAATCCAGTAACAACATCCATATCATCTTCTTTTGGATTTACAATCAACATATGGTTTTTATTTACAGAATTGTAAGAAGAATGTTGATATCCAGAAACAGTTTCACTAACATCTTCTGGGGTGTATACATATGACCATGTTTTTGTTTTTACGTTATCCTCAAAATCTGTAAGCAAAGATTGTTTTAATACTTGTTTGTTTACGTTTTTGGAAATTTTAAAATCAGGCAAGGTTGTTGAATCGATTGAACCTGAAAAAACCGATTTTATATTTGTTTCTTGAAGACTACCAGGTTTATCCGTTCTTCTTGGCGTTAATTTATATGAAATTGTACCATCTTCATTATTACTAGCAATTAAATATCTTGGACCAAATTGTGTATTAATTAAATAACCATACCTTCTAGTAGTACCGCTACTACTAGAATATGAATATTGTTTATAAAAAGTAGCTCTACTACCACTAGTAGTAGTTTTTATATCATTAATCAGATAGCCATCTTCATCCAATTCTTCTTTCTCAACATAATCGTTTAATGTAAAATACTCTGTTTCTCCTTCGAGATTAGTAAAAGATAAATTACATTGTTCAAATTCATTTCCAATATTAGTAGGATCAACAACACCAGCAAGATTTATGTTCAAACCTAACTCAGTATTAAATTGTAAATTCCATTTAGATATATCGAAATCGATCTTCATATCTTTATCTAGATAAACACCCTCGGTTGTTGTATAATTTTTATAATTTCTAAAAACTTCTGAACATTGTTTTACTTTAGACATGTCCCAAGCGGTGTATGTTAAAATTTCATCATTATCATTTGTAGAAGGTGTTCCATCTTCATTCAAAATTTGTATTTCTTTTGTTGAAATATCTTGGTTGAAATCAGTAGCAAATGCAAACATTTCTGTTATTGTGTTTAAACTATCGGTTCTCCATTTTGAAATATCTTGGTTGAAATCAGTAGCCATAAAAAACATACCATCCATATTCTTGACGTTTGATACATCCCAAGAACCAATATCAGCATTAAATCTATGGGCTTTCCAAAACATTCTATTCATATAATCTACGTTGCTAGTATCCCACGCAATATAACTAGATGTAACACCATTTTCTGTTTGAAATTCAACTACTTTTCTTGATATATCCTGGTTGAAGGCAGCGGCACCCCAGAACATATACGCCATACGCGTGACCTGGGACACATTCCATTGCCCGATCGCCTGGTTGAAGGCAGCGGCACCCCTGAACATACTAGCCATATTTGTGACCTGGGACACATTCCATTGCCCGATATCCTGGTTGAAGGCAGCGGCACCATGGAACATATTAAGCATATCAGTGACCTGGGACACATTCCATTGCCCGATCGCCTGGTTGAAGGCAGCGGCAACATAGAACATAGAATTCATATCTGTGACCTGGGTCACATTCCATTGCCCGATATCCTGGTTAAAGGCAGCGGCATTCATGAACATACCACGCATATCAGTGACCCGGGACACATTCCATTGCCCGATATTCTGGTTGAAGGCAGCGGCAATATAGAACATATAACGCATAGTTATGACCTGGGACACATCCCATTGCCCGATCGCCTGGTTGAAGGCAGCGGCACGATTGAACATACTACGCATATTTGTGACCTGGGACACATCCCAATCACCGATATCCTGGTTGAAGACAGAGGCACCCAAGAACATACCATACATACTAGTCACATTAGACACATCCCAAGCACTGATATCAGCATTAAATTTACTTCTAAAATAGAATAGGAAAGACATATCTGTAACTGTATTTGTATATAACTTTTCAATTGGACCATATAAAGCTTCAAATGAAGAAACATCTCCAACTACTTGAGTTTCATTACCTTCATCATCTACAACGACTCTATCGTAAGCGACAGATTCATATAAATCAATTGCAGCTAACAAATCAGATCTGTTGTAAATGAAAAAGACATTTGTTAGTTCTGTTAATCCATAGCGAGCTTGAAGTTTTGTAGCACCATATATTATACCTTCCAATTCAGTTGCTGTAGGCAATCTCCAACCACGAATTTCTACATCTAAACTCGCAGCACCGTCAAACATATATTTCATATTAATTGGACCGGTTTCTTTAATTGTCCATTTGTTAATAGGTTTGTTAAAATTAGTAGCTCCTGAAAACATGTTTTCAAAATTAGAAACATTGGATACATCCCAACCTTCAATTTCTTCATTAAAATCAGATTTCCCTCTAAATAGACCGTTCATATCAGATACATCCACAGTAAACCAATGTTTGATTTTACCGTGTTTTTGTAATAATTCAGCTTTTTTGTCTGCATCGAAAAAATCAGCAATTGCTAAGCGAATGGTAGTATCAGTTAATGAAGTGAAAAATTCAGATTGTGGTGTTGCAGAGATACCATATTTATCTAAAAAGGCAGTAGCACCATCGAACATATCTGTTAAATCAACAGTGTCTCTTAATTGACTACGTATCTCTTTGTCGAAATCTGTCGCATTTTTAAACATATAAGACATATCAGTAACGCTATCTGTATTCCATGTTTCATATGTCTCTTCATCAGAAGTAGAGGTTAAATAGCTACTATAAATTGGTTCGACTGTAGTAATCTCAAATGTACCATCTTGACTTGATACACTTATTTGTCCATAACCACCTGTTATATCTAATGAATTAATAATAGTACCATAATTTTCAAAGGTAACACCTTGTGGTAAAGCGAAATCTGGAATTATTGTTAGTAAATATTCTTCTAATGAAATAATTGGTAATCCAGCTTCTTGACGTAGAGTATTAACTTCAGCTAATTGTCCTTGAAATATAGCAAGAATACCGTCAATAACAACAATAGCCAAGTTTTTAAGGGTTGCTACTAAAACATCTTTAAAATCTACACGTATTTCACTAACAACATTACCCTCGCTATCAGGATATGATACAACAATTGCACGGAATAATGCGTCTAATTCAAAATCGTATGTAATATTTAATGCCACTTTTAATTGAGTAATCAATAAGTCCTCGTCTAAAATATCATTTTCACGTGCTAAATCTAAAATACTTTGTGGAAATACATTTGTTAATAATGGGAATACAGCTGTAAATACATCTTTAAAAATAATTTCATCACTATGTAATGTACTCCAAGAAGTGTTTTCAACAGGATAAAAAACTCCTTCGGTATTAGCAACAGAAAGACGTACGTTTTTAATATCACTAAATAAATCTTCCTTCTCATCATTATCACCATCTCCTACTTCACCCTGTAAAAAGGTATCTATTTCTAAACGCTTGGCTGGTACTAAAACAGCTCCTGTATCTATATCTAGTTTTGCTGGTAATATAACGTGTTCAGCGGTTTTATATGTGAAATCTTTTTTATCAATAGATTGGTTAAATTTAGATGCATCATAAAACATTTCACTCATATTTTGTACTTGACTTGTATTCCAGTAAAGTTTTTCATTAAAATCATTCTTACTTTTAAATAAACGAGACATATCGGTTATAGCATCGGTTTTCCAGTATTTAATATCACCGTATGTCGCAACCGCCTTATCGTTATCACTAAACCATAAATTTACAGCGGTTTTTAATTCAGCATTGGTAGCAGGTGCAAATCGCCCACCTACTGGTGCGAAAATATCAGATCGTGTAAATGTTGTTGGGAATTTATTGCCGATTTTCTCATCTAACTTATTTTCATTATCAACCTCAGATTGCTCTAACATTTGTTTCTTTGTTTCTTCGTCAACTACAGGTAATGGATTTGATTTAATTTCAACTTTTGTTGTTTTTTTAACATTTTTTTTAGGTAAATCCTTAACGTCACCTTTAAATTCAGAATCGTGCAACATAACTTGATGTTGTTTTTCAGAAACTTCTTCTAAAAGTTCATCAAAAACGCGGGTAACAGACAACTTCTTAGGCATGCCTTATGAAAAATAACTATAAAATAAATAATACAAAAATTAATAGTTGGTATTATTTTAAATACATAACTATGGTACTCTATATATATCTGTTTTCTTCGACATCGATATGTTTTCTTCTTTTTCTAAAGAATCCTTTTTTAAAAACTTTGGTAGTGTTATATTTTTAACAATTACTTCTATACCATTTATGAAAATAGTATCTCGATTCTCACTATCAATATTATCTTCTAATTGAATAGTGTATGTTCTATAATGACGTTTTTGTCTATCTTGAATTGCGAATTTTGCCTCCTTTATATTTACAAATTCATTATTCTCTAATATAGAACAACCTTTTTCGAGTAATATATCGTCTATCATATTGTCTCTTTTTTTTATTCTGTAAATTTCTAATCCTTTTTTATTATTTACTCTATAATCTCTAAAATAAATAGATTCTATTTTTTTTAATCCTTTTTCTCGAACTGCAATATAATCTCCTTCCTTTAAACAGCATATTGCCTTATATACCAATTTATCATTTACACTTGATAATACTTTGCATGATGAATCTATTCCGCTCATTATATAAAAACTATTATATTTTATTCTACACGATATTTTTGGTAGATTTTATATAATTCGTCATCATTTTCAGATTTGGCGGCTTCAATTGATTCATTATAATATGAAAATGGTATATCTAGTTTTTTATCTTGGACAGACAATTGTTTAAATTTCTTTTTATATATATCAAAGTCACAGCTTTCAAAATGATGAACAACCAGTTTTTTTAATTTTCGACCTCCATTTTTCTCTAAAGTAGATTTCATTCTATGTGGACCTATTGCACGCACATCATTTGCTACTCTTCCTCCTCCTTTTCCGTTAGCATAACTCACGCAGCTACCTAATTTTTTATCGCAATCCGCCATTTTTGAAGCATCAAAACAACTGTCTTCTTTTTTTGGTACACGACTAAACTTGGCCTCTTTGTTTACCATCCAAAATGTACGCACTTCTTCTGGTAAATCTTGGACTTCGCTTAAATCTCCATGCAATAATTCATCTCCATCTATATGAATCAACCATTTTATACCATTACCATCTGTTTCTGCTTTTTGTAATACTTCGTTTACCCATTTGTTTTGACGTACTTGTTTTTCATCGTATTCATTTACACCTGTTGGTTGTCCAAGTTGTAATGTAACATCCTCTCTTTTTTCTAAATATTCTTGCAATTCAGGGGTTTCCTCTAAACGAATGTAAAAATGTTTGATTCCCATATCTTTATGCGTTTTTAACCATGTTTCTATATTTTTGGGGTCTTTTATCATAGATACTATCCCAATATTTGTATTTTTGTCGAATAAATCTCCTATAAATTGTTCTTTAGGCAATTTAGAACTTTTCCACTTTAAATATCGGACAATTGTTACATAAAATGTGTAACACGTAATTAACATTAATATTACAGTTGCTAATTTAATCCAAAAGGTATAATTTTTACTTCTTGAAAAAGATACCATACTTAACATATCTCGATAAATAATTTATTGCTATTATATATAATTTATTAAAAAATGAGTAGTATAATACCAAGTATGCCTAGTATGCCTAGTAGGCCTATGAATATGGGACTAGCGGACGGAAATCTAGCTAGTCGATTTTCTAATTTAAGTAAAGCAAAACAAGCGGAGGTCAAAAATGCTATCAAATTTACTGGAAAAATAAATACTGAAACTATTGGTAATCTTGACCCAACCGTCCGTAACACATTAAAAGAAAAAATTGGTGAAGTTGAACAAGAAGAAGCAAACGCTAAACGTCAAGGCGAAATACAATCAGTAAAAGACAAGGGTATGGGAGACGATGAGTTAGAAGGTGGAAACAGATTGATTTTTATTGGAACAGGCAGTGGTGGTAGTAGTGGCGCAGACTTTAATAAAAATTTAACAGCAATGAAAAACTCAACCTATTATGCTGCTACTGCTAAAATAACTGGTGACCCTGATAACACTACTAACCCCTTTAGTGAATTTTCTGACTTTAAAGAGATTTCATCTATAACAAACAATGTAGAACCAGTTGTCACAGACAAGTCAAATCAGAAAAAATTGTTCGAATTAACACAACAATCAATGGTAAAAGTAGCAGCAGCAAAAAATGCAGAAAAAAGAGATCGTTTAACAAACGTTTTAAGTAAAGAATTGGGAGCATTATTACCACCTGGCCTAAACGATTTAAAATTTGCGAATAAATTGAAACAGTCTTTACAAATTGTCTTTGGTTATGATATTGTTGATGGTAAAATGAAAGGTAAAGGACGCGTGCAATTTGTACCTCAAATTGGAGACCCAGTTTCAAGTGCTATTATAATTGAAAACAATGAATATGTATTTGATAATACAGCTTTACAAGATATGAAAGAAGCTGGTAAAACAGCTGAAAAAGTTATTAAACAACTTACAGAACAAGATATAAGTGAAAAAAAGCCAGAAACTGTAAATGAAGGAAATGACCAAAACAATAGCAACAATCCTTTTGATAACTTTGGTGGTAAAAAGCGTAAAACATATCGAAAAAAGAAGGCTTCTAAAGCAAAACGCAGCAAAGCAGCAAAGAAAACAAAAAAAGTACGTAGAAAAATGAGAAAATCAAAACGCTAAATAATTACATATATATCAAAAATATGTAACTATTACTAATTAATTAGTGACCCTAATCGACTGGCTTTATCATTATTATCAAGAGCACCTTGAGTTTCAATACCATTATTTAACCAACAAAGAGAATTCCAATCTTTTATTTTTTTACCATATTCAATATCAATATTCTCACGCAATGGAAAACAATCGATAAAGTCTTTTATTATACTTTTATGGATAAAATAAGCACACGTCCCCCATTGAAACGTCATTTTATAAAGATTTTTATAGATCTTCATTTGTTTTGTTTGTATTGGATAAAATTTAGGATGTGTGTATAATTGAATAAAAAAACTATTATTTTCTGTCGCTTTTTCTAATATTGTATCCACTTCTTTAAAAAATCGTTGATAATCTAGAGAAACATCATCTTCTAATATTAAATTCCAATCACTAGTAGATTCTCGTGATATCACTTCTAACAACATTTGATGGGAAAGGTTACATCCTAATTTTCCTGGTTTAGAATCACACATATTTTTATAATAAAAAGTACAATAATTTTTCCCAATTGCTATATCTGCATATCTATCATAATATTTAATCGAATCAATTGCAGGAAATAAATTTGTTCTTATTTTTTTATTAATACAATTATAATATTTAACACGATCTGTATTTTCACAGTACACAATCATCCATGTTTCAAACATAGTATTTATTATTTATAGTAAAATGATATAATTCTTTTATCATTATATTGTAAATGACAAGTGTTCAAATACCCTTTATTGAATTTACAAATAATAGAATTCAAAAAAGTTCTATTATTATCGATAATAATCAATTTAATGTAGAGTTTAAAGATGGTAAATATGTTGTTTCTAAAGGAAATACTATGTCTAAAAGTAGTTCTCCAGCACAACAAACTGATATGAAATCGTCACCAGCACCTGCACCTGGACCAGCACCAGCACCTGCTAAAAATGCAAATGAAAAACCTAAAGAAACAAAATCGACCAAGAGTGTAGCTCAAACAAATGATAAGAGTGAAACTAAAAAAACTGATACAAGACCAGATCCAAAACCTTTAAAAAGTGTCTCTAATACAAAGAATGAACCGATCAAGAAAGAACTTACTGATGAAGAAATAATGATGCAAGATCTTTTCAAAGCTATAGCACTACGAAGAAAAATAGTAGACGAAAAAGAGAAAACAGAAAAAGTCCAAGAAGAAGGAGAGAAAGGAGCAAAAGTAGAGCAAGTCCAAAAAGAGAAAAAAGAAGAAGCAAAACCTACAGAATCAAAATATGAAAAATATAATCAAATGAAAAAAAAAGGACTACCTGAAGGGGCGATTAGACAGAAAATGACTCAGGATGGTATTGAAGAAAAAGAAATAAACGATTATCTCAAATCTCAAGAATATGAAGACATAAAACCATCAACAAATTAAGCAAAACTATTTACCACGGGTTGTTTTTCTTGAACCATATTTTTACTAAGCATTTCAATAAATTGAACTGCTTTGTTTAACCAAGACTGAATATGAACATCACTTGAAATAGATACATTCACGTCTGCGTTTACATCTAAAGTTAAAACAGGTGTTTTTTCATTTGTTAACCAATTTTTATGATAATGATCACATTTTTTTAAATAATCCAAGGAAATATTACTTTCTCCATTTCTAGAACGTTTTACAATTCGCTCAAAACATACTTCTGCATTTGCAAGGATATAAATAATTCCATCAAGTGTAAAATCTCCTTCATATACGGAAAAGTAACGCTCATAAATATTATACATTACCCCATCAATCAAACCATCGGAATGCAACATCTTCGCAAATATATGTTTGTCTGCCTCTAAAGAGCGTTCACAAATAATACCTTTGCAATCTGGATATTCTTTTATAATTCGTTTTAGTTCTTGATAACGCGTTGTATACGCCATTACTTGAAACGAAAATGCGTATTTTTCTGGATTTGCATAAAATTTTGAAAGAACGGTTTCGCCATTTTCATCGCGAATTTGGTCCCAAATATGTACAGGTTCTCTTAAGAATATCCATTCGCGATTGTTAGCTAAGGTTTTTTCTAAATGTTCAAGAAACGTGGATTTTCCAGCGCCGATATTTCCTTCCAATGAAATAATAATTGGTTGTTTCATTATAATAAATAGTTAATTTATTATAACCATAATTACCAATTGTATGATTCAATTTTATTAATATTATCTTTTACATTTACTAATACACCCGTCGGCAGCAGTAGAATCATCCATTGCGAATTCGTCTTCACACCTTTGTTTACATTGTGCGTAAGTTTCACCCCCCCTCATTTTTTTACCATTACATCCCATACCCCCCTTTCTCTTTTTAAAGGTGATTGCCTTTCTTGCCTTTTTTGTTAAACCTTTTGCTTTTTTCATTGATTTTCTCAATTTCTTTGAAACTCCTTTTTTTACTTTAAACGCAACCTTGCCTGTTTTTTTAACAGCACCAACAGCAAGAGCTTCGCCTTTTTTGTAGAATTTTTTAGCATCCTTTAACGCATCTCTAAATTGATAAGAAGGATTAGATAAACGTCCTTGTTTAAAAGTTTTTTTAACAGTATCTGTCCAAGCAGTCATATTTATATATAATACAAATATAAAAACATAAAACTAAATAAAATATGTTATCTAGAAAACAATTATGGAAAAAATGTTGTCATAGACAAGTTTCTAAACCACTTTATGAGGAACCACTATCTATTCCTAAATTAAAAAAATCAATCACTTTCGATCATATCGCACACGTAAAATTAATACCTAAACGTGAAGAATATATTCAATCAAAATTAGACGACTTACTCTGGTATAATGAAAAAGAATTGGAATCTTTTCGTGACGATTATATAAATTATATAAAGTATGGAAAATACAATACAATATAACTAACCAAAGAACTTAGTAATTGTTTGCATACCATTTTGCTTATGTGATATTTTTGTTAAGAATTTATCAAACAATAGCGTTTTAATTTTCGCAGAACAAAACTTTTCTTTTTTCTTCATAAACGTTTCCATATCGGGAAATTCCTTTCCTAATTTTTCCATTTCACGGCGATAATTCTTGATCGCAGCTGTTTTTTTCTGATGTTCCCAAATATGCTCTAATGCTAGACCAAATAGTTGTTGCAATGGTTTCATCAACTGATTAGTAATATAATGTGTGTAATCAATCGGCAAGTTATTCTCTGTAATAAAATCGGTCGTTTCCATTTTTTCACCCATTAATGCCTTTTTGTCTTTATTTACAATAAATACAAACTTCATTCTATCACCAGGTTTCGGTCTATTTCCTGGATCACGTTTTCCGATTCTTTCAGCTAATACCCAATGTCCAATTTGCATTGGATTTTTATAATCACTACGTAATGCTTTTGTAATAGACAATTTTTCCATTGGAACTGTACCTTCAATTAAATTATCCAACGATTGATACAAGAATTCAATCGCATCTTGAATATTATTTTTTGAATTCATCAATATATTCAATATTCCGCCATATGTGTCTTTTAAATAATCACAAGAATCACGACGCTTTAAAGACAATCCCATATATTTCAAATTTCCTTTTGTTGGATCTTCTTCATATAACATTCCTACATAACGCTTTTTTGAAAGTAGGATAAACGGCATCAATGTCTTTTCATATTCTAAGCATTGAGGTGCTTTTAAGAATTGTGTACATAGATTGGCTGCTTCTTGTGCTAGTTCAATAGTGAGTTCCAACGCTTTTTGTCCACGTATCTTTTTACCGTCTAGATCTTCTAGATTAAATGTGAAGAATACAGAATCTGTATCTCCATACACATATTCGGCTTTGGTTTTCACCTTTCCGTGATTTTTTGTATCGCAAATTCGATCCCCATATACTTCTTCAATCATCTTTTTCGCATAGGTAATCATCATGCGTCCAGTAGCTGTTGTAGAAGCCGCTATATCTTGTTCATAAAAGGTAGATGTTCTAGCACCACATTGACCATAAAGAGAATTTGCCGTTACCTTATAACCGAGCTGTCGCTTATCTAAGATATTTTGCATAAATGGATCGGGTTCGGTTTTGATTTTTTTTCTCGTTGCTTTTCGAGCAGACAATAACTCTTCTAAAATAGCAGGCATAATCGATTTTTGATTGTCTGGAAGTTGCGCCCATCGACAAATTTTTCGACCGACTTTTACCTTTTCCCAAACGCCCGCTGTTCCTGGTTTTGTTCGAAACGTATATGTATCAAAATCAATATCAATATATTGATAATCGGGTAAATTATCGTAGATAAAATTCCCGTCTTTGTCTTTTTCTCCTTCATCTTTTATAAAATTTCCATCTAAGTCATACTCTTTTGTCCATACCTTACTATCGTGTGAGTAGTTTTGACTGATCATTGAAGATGGATATAGTGATGCATAATCTACACACGCTACTGGATTATCCATATACATAGAACATTTTGGTGGTAGTACAATTGCTCCTTCATAACCATCACGCGATTTCGTTTTTTCCAAATCCGGCATCAGTGTATTTTTCTCACGGCATTTTTTCGCTACAAAACTAGTCAATTTAATACCTTGTCCTCTAAATACTAAGAATGAAATAGGAACACTACAAATACTGGCCATCTCAATATAACCCGTTAATACATCGGTTTTCATCATTAAATGATGAACAAGGTTACAATCTTGAATACAGTATTTTGCGACAATCGCACGGTCTGCATCGGAACCATTGGAAAGTCGGAAAATATCTTGCGGAGTTACGTCATCTTTGGCTACACACCATTTTATTTTTTTATCGATTTGATCGGTCAATTCATGCCCATCGATATAGATCACATTAAATTTCGATTTTTCATCATACGGTTTATCAAATTCAATATCCAATACCTTGAATTTTTTACCATCCTTGTAATAATCCGATGTAAATCCGCTTAACTCTATATGGATAAAATCGTTTTTATGTAATCCAGCCAAGTTTTTGCTGTATAATTCGGTAACATTGCCGTATTTTTCGTGAACCGTATGTTTTATATGTTTTACACTATCACTAATGTATTGACCAGCAACATCATCTAATTTATAAGATGCTAGATTAAATTCTCGTCTAAAATAAGTATACATATCGATTTGCAATCTACCCGTTGTTTTATAAAACCGCAGATCATATTCACCCGTAGCCAAGACAATTTTCGTATTTTCAATAGACATTTCTTCATCTTTTTCTTTCGCACATACTTCGTTTTTAATACGTGATAATTGTAGGAATTCACGTTCACATCCTGTTTCTTGACTTCTGCGAAACATAAACTCATAATCAAAACCAAATATATTGTATCCAATAATCACATCAGGATCTTCTTTTTGAATTAAATCCCGCCATTTCAACAATAAGCTACGTTCTGTTTTCTCTACTTCGATTACTGCACCTTCTACCTCATCACAACCATCCAAAACCAGGCAATGATTTAGATAAGGCTCTTTTTCACCATATCTGATAAAGGTTGATCCAATAAAGGTTACCTTATCACCTTCTAGGTTTGGAAATAATCGCAATACGTGTCCTTCAGGATAAGGATAATCATCTGGTTGCAGAATATTATTTAGAATTTTGATCTTATCTTCACGTTCGTAATTATCATTTAATAAAATATTCACAATTGTCTGTTTACTATCGGATTTTTTCAATCGTGTTGATTTTGGTTTCATTTTATTCCATATAGGTGTACTTTCTACTTCATTGTTTGTTTCTCCTTCTTCTACTACAACATCTGTTACAGTGTTTTCAGTTTCTTTTATTTTTTCGAAAGAGGTTTCTATATCTAATCCTGCGGCATTTTTGTTTTCCATCATATCATTTACACTGCTTGTTAACATAGTTTCTATCGACGATAATACAAGTTTTTTCGTCGGTTTCTTTTTTGGATAAACCAAATCAATATTCTCAAAACTATCCATTCCAAATGCCGCCAAAATACATTTCTTCAATAGTTGATTTCCTTTTTTAACATCTAGTTTTTGAGACGATTTCATCATTCGCATAAATACGTCGACAATATTCATCGCAAGACGTTTATACGTTTTGATTGGTAATGGAAAATCACCATGACTACTACTAGCCTCAATATCATAACTACATATTTTATAAGGTACAATAGTCTCTTTCTTTGGTAACGGTTTGATATGATTTAATTTACATATATATTCGTATGTACAAGTTGTAGTTTTAACAGCCGGTGTTCTAGCACTTTGTGTAGTAATAAACACCCATCCTGACGGACTAACATTGTGAATATGAAAATACCGCAAAAGAGGGGGTATCGTACTTTCATACAATATCAAATCGGTGTTTTTAAAACGGAATCCTTTCAATCTTCTATAATCACGTTCATCTTCGCGTTCTTCTTCGTTAATATACTGATACCATAAAGATTTTACCTTATTTAGGACGGTTGTATTATTGAATGTAATTTTCACGAATTTATGCATATTTCCTCCAGTAAAACCATATAATTGATAACGATCGATTAATTCAGCTGATAGTACATTTTGCCCGTGATATTTACCAATACGTTGCATAATTGTATATTTTAATTCGTGGGCATCTTGTTCTGTCCAATTATCACCTACTTTAACATAGAAGAATGGTTTGTAATTATCTAAGTAGATGCAACTCGTCTCACCTTTTTCATTTATACCAAACATTTGAATAATAAAATTGTCTTTTTCATTGAAATTTACTTTTTCATCACTATCGTCACTATCTATCTCGGCATCTATATCACCTTTTTTGTTGAAAATATGAAAATCAATCAAACGAAATGATTTTCCTTGAACAACCCGTTTAATTTTAGTCATTATTGTTATTTATGTTTTTCGGTTTATTATGTTTACAAAAAAATTAACTTCTCAATTCATTCAATTTTGTTTAAAAATATGTTATCAAAATATATATAATGTATAAAAATAGTTTCATATTTATAGGTCTCGTAACGGTCTTTTTTATACTATCCCAACCAAATTTATTTGTAAAGATACCTGTGAAATATAATATGTACTTTGTATTACTTCATTGTGTTATATTCGCAGTTACTTTTTGTTTTATACAAAACATATTCAATAACTCTTATGAAGGTTTTACTGATCAAGAAAAAGAAATTTTAGAAAAAAAACGTCTAATGATAAACAAAGCGTTTGAAAAATATAAGATGGATGAAATTGATAATATGAGTAATGATGAAATTGCTGCTATTGTAAATCCATTAACAAGTGATTTATCAGAAAAAGAAAAGGAACGTTTAAAAGAATATAGTGATTATATGTTAAAAAAATCAGCAGCTAGTCCTACACACGATGAAAACAACAAACCAATTAAATATATGCATAATGTTGAATTGCAAAAAAAAATGGATTATCTTGGTGAAAATGCATCTGTTGAACAAATTCAATTTTTTGATGCATTACCAAAAAATCAACAAAATGCCTTGGAAAATATACTGGATAGTATGAGCACAGAAGACATTAAAAAATATTTAGAACTCGATACAGAAAAATTAAAAAAATCATTGATGGAAGTTTTATCTCTTAATTTTAATTGATTCATTTAAATTTATATATATTTTAAATGAATTTTTTAAGGAGATGATTTAGTTTTGACCCTTTTAACTATTTTTGTAAGTTTTCGTCGCACATTTTTATCATCACTACATTGGTAATTATATGCCCAAGACGGATCCCCCTTTTCTTTTTTTGGTATACCTGGATGAATTATTATATTTTCATAATTGAAATCTTGTATTTTTAAAGTCCAAGCATTTGTATCAGTAATATTCTTAGTGAGTTCATGAACCTTTTTTCCTTTATCCTCTAAATATTTGTTTATAGATTTCATTCCACTTTTCATTAAATTACTATGAGCAACAATATGTATAGTAGGTTGTTTTAAGTATGGTTTTAATGCTTCCCTATGTAAATATAACCATTTAATAAAATCTCCTATTTCGCCATCAAATACATAGCCATATTTATTTTCATAACTTTCTTTTGATTCAGTATTTGGCTTAGTAAAATATCCGAATAATGATGCAGAAGTAGATTTAAAATAACTCTTCGACCAATTTCTTAAACCATATAAATCAAATGTTTTATCACTAGACTCTCCAACTGTATATTTATTACTATTACTATCACGCGTAATTTCTATGTTACCAAAGCCCTTTTTATTATTTTTCATCATTGGAAACTGTATAGTTATTTTTTTTACTAACTCCTTTTGTTTATAAATACCTTTAACAGAATATTTTTCATATAAATCATTTAAAAACTGTACTATCCTATCAATTTGATATTGTAGATCTATTGGAAAATTACCTGTTTTTAACCCTGCTTGGAAATGTTCTTTTAAATAAGGTGAAATTAATAATGTAATGTTTTTTGAGTTAGCTTCATCTTTATTCACCATATTTTTATTGAATCCATATAATATTATAGCAGTCATCCATGTTCTTATTAATGGAGATACAAAAATATGTGTTGAATTGAATTTATTTGCGAAACTTTCTTGATCTTCCAATTTATATCGCATTAGTCGTTCTATTCCCATATCTGTTAAATTTGGTTCCATTGTTTTATTAGCAGATGCTATATTATTACAAGATGGACCATGACGCGTAATACGCATATTTTTTGGATTAGGATTTCCACGCATAGCAGATAATATATCTAAATTTTTCTTGGATTCAATATCCTTTTTATCACAGATCTCTTTTTTAATATCATTTAAGTGTTCTTCATTGAATTGTAGAATCAAATCCTCTATATGTTTATTTTTATCTTGGACTACATTATTTTCGGCGTCTAAAAACATTTCTTTTGAACATTCACTACTTAATGCAATTAAATAATCTTTAATAAGTTTAAAAAGACCAACTACATCAGTATTTTCTTCTTGATCATCATAAGGTTCATCGTCTTCATCTGGTAATTCTTTTTCTTCTTCTGTTTTGGTTTCTATAATGGGTGTCGTTTCGTCACTTTTATCGTCACTATCTATTATATTATTATACGGTAGTGTTTTTTCGGGAAGTGGTACTGTTGTTGTAAGTTCTATTGGGTTTTTCGTTCCTTTATTATTATATAGTTCTGTTAGATATTTAACATTACCTTGAGAATAACTTACTTCTGCTGGAATAACTGAACGAGTAGGAGTAGGAGTAGGAGTAGGAGCAAAAGGACCTTCACCACCTGTATAAACATTATTTCTTGATTGTTGCAGTCTTTTTTCTTGTACATACTCATATATTGCTGGTAAAGTCTTCAACATTCCACAATCTAATTGTCTTAAAGATGCATCTAATCTATCTTTATGTAATTTTACTTTTTTTTCCGGGTTAGCTCCAAAATAGGTAGTTTTTTTCTGTCCCTTCCAATTTTTTATTTTATTTAATTGATGAAATACTTCATGAATAACACCATCTAAATTTAATAAATCGTTTCCTTGACGATAACTACATTTAGCTCTTCTTTCTTTACCTGTAAATCCTAATATCCCACCCTTTTGTGTAACTCTTTTACTGCGACGATAACGTCGTTGTGTTTTCTTATTTGTATTTCGTTTTTTATGTGTTCTGTTTATTTTACGTAAAGATTTCATTATATAGTAAACAGATAAATAAATACATTAAAGAAAAAAATATTTAAATGTGAAAAATGATAAATATATAATGAGTGAATTATATCAAACCAAATTACCGATACATAGAGATATTGTAAAAAAATTAGACGGATTTATAGCAAACAATAGAATCCCCCATATATTATTTCATGGTGCATCTGGTAGTGGAAAAAAAACGATTGTCTACGATTTTGTAAATAAAATTTACAATGAAGATAAATCAAAAATTAGAACAAACGTCATGTATGTAAATTGTGCTCACGGAAAAGGTATTAAATTTATCCGTGATGAATTGAAATTTTTTGCTAAAACTAATATTCAAGGTACCAAAGGAATACAGTTTAAAACCATTGTTCTTTTCAATGCAGATAGTTTAACAATTGACGCACAATCTGCTATGAGACGATGTATCGAGTCATTTAGTCATAATACACGTTTTTTTATTGTTGTTGAAAATAAACATAAAATGTTGAATCCTATTTTATCACGCTTTTGTGAAATTTACGTTCCTGATAATGTTGACGAAAATGGTAAACTTCAAAATTTGCATCAATATCATTTAGAACAAGTTTATGGAAAAAATACACAATATATCGATTGGTTTAATGAGAATATTGGAAACAGTTTACATAAAAGTGAATCAGAATGGGTTGATATTTCAAACAATATTTATAGTAACGGTTATTCTGCATTTGATTTAATAAATTGGATAAAACAAAACGACACTTTTACAACATTACAAAAAAGTAATATAATAATGTATTTTCATAAAATCAAATCGGAATACAGAAATGAGAAAATGCTATTATTGACTATTTTTGTTTTTGTAAAAAATACTATTAGTTCGTAATAAATAAAATAATGTTTTAGTCATAGTATGTAAATGGATGATTTCGTTATTTCCAATCTACATGAAGCGCGCAACGAATGGTGTAGCCGCTTAGTCAGTATTCTAACACCTTTAGTCGAAGAAGGGGTTCGTTCTATATTTGACGAAGCCTGGAAAATCTGTCTTGATTCAGATGAAATGAATAAATATTTAATGACTTTTCAAAACCTTCTTTCAAGAATTCCAAAATGGAACTCTGTTATTGTAGAAGAAGAACGTCAACGTATTATTGAACGTTCTGGTTGCAATTATTTAGAAGATCTTATTACATGCGTACATATTATACAATTAAAAGTACTTACGTGTATTCGTGTAGGCAATAAACAGAAAAAAATTGATATTTCTATCCCAAAACTAGATCCTTTTATTCATCGCGTTTATATTCAAACAGCACGTAAAATATACCAAAACGTCTATTTATTCGAAAAAAACGTATCACCTATGCAAACACAAAAAAATGCGCGTGAATTAGAGCTTTTGGTCCAAGAAGCTATTTTGACTACGATTCGTGAAAGTATACCTACGGAAGCAATTATTCGTGCTTACATGGATGAGAGTGAAGAACAAGAAGAAGAAGTAACTATTGAAAACATCAAAGAACCTGAAATTACCAAGGAAGCTGAAAAGGAACAAGAAAATAAAGAAGCACAAGAAAAGGCTGAAGAAGAGGCTGAACCCGTTTCTATTACACCTACCATTAAAAATATGGATGATGAAAAAGTAGTAACAAAATTAACCTTTAACGATTTAGATACAGCCATTAGTACAGATAACAATGAAGAGGTCATTGATGCCCCTAAAACGTTGAAACGTTTAGAAGATATTAGTGTTTCTCGTTCGTTAGAACGAAAAATGATGGAAGAAGAAGATTCCGACGATGACGATGAACGCATCAAAATACATACAGACACGATGGATTTAACCGGATTTGATTTATTAGACGAACCTGCTAAAAATGATATTGAAAGTGCTAATATTGTGTTAGAAGCTGAAGAATTATTTTAATCGGTATAACTGACTTACATATAATTATATAATTATATGTAAATGATTGATAATGTTAGAACAACAACAAGGCGTTCTGCTGTAAAACCAGTTGATAAAAAGTTTATTGAGACGAAAGGAAAAGGCGTTTATTATTGTGATGATTGTTTTAAAACAGTTTATAACCATGATTGCGACCAAATGTTTTGTTGTAAAAAATGCAATGTACGAATTTGCAAAGATTGTTTTATTAGATCCGATAAATGTGTAAATTGTTTTCAACGAATGACTATCTTTTTAAAAAAAGATGAAATAAGAACTCCTACAAATCTAGAACATTTTGTAGAAGTAAAGAAAACAAAAGGATGGTCATGTTTATTTGGTTGTTAAACGGTGAAATAGTTCTTTTTCGTACATACCTCCTAAAATAACCGGTGTTTTTTGATGGATATTTTCAGGAAATGGTATATCTAAAATGTTTATATCACCATTGGAACTAAATCCACCACCAATATGGAAAATATGTGCGAATGGATAAGCTTCATACAGTAGTCTTATTTTTCCAAGAGTGTTTTTACTATTCCCTGGATAGGAAAATAATCCACCCTTGATAACTGTTCGATGTCCATCCGCAGCCATACATCCTACCCATCTGCTTGTATAGTTCTCATCAATACACTTCTCTATTAATTGTTCATAACGATTATCTGTCCAAGTTTTTTTACTCGATTCATTTAAAGAATAAATATTGCCCTTTTGTTTTATACGTAAATCGCCATTTAATAGTTCAAACTCTTGACTTTCTGGTGAAAGTTGATAAAATTGTAATTTGTTGTCTTGGGCAAGTAAATATTGTGTAGCACCCCCATAAATACAATAACCCGATGCTACAATATTATGACCATTTGTAATAGTTCCATCATCATTATATTTGTAGATGCAAAATATTGTACCTGTTGTAATATTTACATCAATATTTGACGAACCATCTAATGGATCATAACATACTAAATAGGGAGCATCGGTATATTTTGTATCACATAATAGTTCTTCTTCTTCTGATCCTATTTTACGGACAGATTCACAATTCATCAACAAATTCATCAATATAGTATTTGAAATAATATCTAGTTTTTTTACGTCATCTCCTGAATTATTGTTAGAAAGGGTATGACTACTTAAAGAGATTGAGTTTTGTGAACGAATTAAGTTAGAAATTTCTTTAAACGCCTTTTCCAAAACTTGGACAACTTCCATGATATATATTTTGTATAAAAACTAAAATACAAAATATATTATATCGATGTTAAAAACCAGTCTAATTCATATGGTTCTAATTCTCTTGGACAAATAAAAAATTTGGGAAGTACTATTTTTGATTTTGATAAAATATGTCTGTTGAAAAATACTCCAAACCTATGTGCTGTTACAATAGAAAAGAGTGCTAATAATATTGTACTTGAATGCATTATATATAGATAGTAGATTTTTTTTGTTTAAGTAATTTAATAAGGCAATGCGTTTATTCACTTATACAAAATTGATAGGTTTTTTCTCAAATAACTTAAAGCAAAATCAAGATTATAGATATATAACAAAAATGCCTTATTGTAACACAGGAGCTGTACACCATTCAGGTGTTGGTAATGAGAAAGACCTTGTTTCACTTTTAAACACAAATTCGTCAATGATGATAAATCAACGGTTATTACAACGCGTTCAAAATGCTACAGAAATTCCACCAGTATGGAAGCATTTAGGTGGTACACAACAAAAAGCTGATTGTGACGTCACTATAGGGGAACACTGTTTCGAAGTGTCAGTAAAGCACCACGAAAAATCAGCCGGTACATTTGATTGGATCAATACTTCAAAATTAAAAGATTTTAATCCGGAAATTGCCGATTTGATTAAACCACGTGTTGCCGAGTTTAGAGAACGCAACAAAGAAGCTACCGAAGTTTCAAAAGAGATGCGCGGAGAGATGGAAGGTGTTTTCAGCGATGCATTTGAACATATTACAAGTGATCAGATAAAATCGTTATTGGAATCTCTTTACATTAAATATCCAGAATATGTGTTGGTCAATGATCGCGCAAAACATAGATTTGTAATGTATCATAAAATGAACAATTTTAAGGAGTTTGTTGGATACAATGACTGGGAGTACTATTTGAAATCAACTGGTCGCGCGAAAACCAGTCGCATGGTCTTTAGACGAAAGGATGGCGTTGAAGTAAACACTAATCTACGCATTCGACTGGTATTAAACAACGGTGTGAATGCTTTACTCGGATTGAGTGAGAAAAATAAGACCAGTATTCCTTGTTTAAAGATCCAACAAGACCGTGTTGATATTTTGTTGCGAGACTTAGTAGATCCGATTGTTGACGAAATTATAGAAGAAAAAAAAGAAGTTAGTAGTTAGAAATTTGTATTTTAATTTAAATAAAAGTGTTTTTTATTTAAATTTTTATTATTTACGACTTTTCTTCTTGAGATTTTATTATGGGATTTACAAATTCTTTACTACCATCACCAATTGTAAAATTGGAATCTAACAATATAGAACTTGTATAAACACATTCACTTGCTATTTTATGACTTGTTCTATCTTTAAAGTTAGGATAACGTCTGGCTTTATCTAAAAGTAATGGCCAATTTATAAATTCTCTAAGTGATTTTAACTCATCTACTATAGTCATTCTCTCGTATATAATAGATCTTACAGGATCATTCGAAAGTAATAAAATAGATGCTATAAATGCAGCTTTTTCAAAATTATTGGTTGCTCTTGGTTTTGTTTCATAACGCATTTTTTCCGGTATACTGCCTTTAGCAGCAACAGCAGCGCTTTCGAGACGACCTCCTAAACAAACACGATAACGAGTTTTTCTACCTTCATTTTCAATATTCAAAGAAAAGGTAACTTTATCTAAATCACCTACAATAACTTGTTCCCTATCTAAAAATAGTTGTGCGGCCTTTGGATCACAATGATGAAACTGTATATTTTTAAACAAAAAATCAAGACTTTCTGTAATAGATTTTATCCACCCAATAATTTGATTTACCATTTTTATTTTTTTTTCATTAAAATCTGGTGAATTATTTTTTTGTAAATCTGCTGGATTATTTTTTTTTAAAGTATCCAATTCCTCATTCATCATTTTAATATAATCTTCTACTGAATTTACATTTGTTTGACACTCCTCAACTCCATCTCTTGTGCATCGAAGAACTAAAGGCAGATTATAACTATCACCTTTTAATGCATAACTATAATCTCTTGCTGAACAAATTTCATTATATTGTTCAATTGATCTGTTTTCAAGACTCTTAATGGCTGTTTGAACTAATAAATTCATTGTATGCGGATCAACCTGGATATAATTTTGATTTGTATTTACATTTACTGATGGCGAAAACCCTACCTTTGGACCTTTAAATACTGCATTATTACAAACGCTTATTTTTTGAGCACTTTTAGACTGAGGTGTCTTACAACCTTGACCAATATTGCACGAATTGGTGGGTGTTTTCAAATTCTGTAAATATTGTAAAAAAGTTTCCTGAATACCGTTTTCACCTCCACGTTTTTTTCGCGTATTCCGTTGTTTTTTTCTATTTTTATGTGTCGGCATAATTATAAAATATAATTACATTAAAATCTTGATTTTACAATATCAACCACTTCATTATTCATATCATTTAATAAACACATTCTTTCTAAATTATCGCATGCGCTTCCTGTTGTACCCGAACCACACATTGGGTCTAATACCACATCCTCTTTATCAGTACTAATTTCCACTAATCGTTCCAATAATTTCACGGGTTTTGCAGTTGGATATTTTCTACCTTCTGAACCCTGGCTAATTGAATGAATATCATCCCAAAGATCGGTGCATGGTTTTCCTGGATTTTCGCTCAAATAAATCTTTTTATACAATTTTCCTCCTGGTTTTTTTGGAAAATGGAGTCGATTGTCTTTTTCCAGTTTTTCTAATTCAGGTTTCGCAATACGCCATCCTGATGCAGGATTAAATGTTTGTCCATTCACTGTAAATTCATACATATATCCTTTTTTTGTATTTTCAGTAACCAAATGCCCCATTGAATAATTTCCTCGTTCATCGCTATTTTTAAACGAATTTTTCAAATAAGTAGGATCCTTTTCTTGTAAAACAACGTTAAATTTCGCTTTTTCTTTGAAATTACATTTAAAGATTACGTCAATTGTCGCACCCAATTTATTTTTCACATTATTTTTTGAACGGCATTTTTTCCAAAAGATAGGTGTGACTACTTTGAAATGTTTATGTAAAACCATTTGTGGAATTAACATACAAGCCGCTGAAATATGGAAATATAAAGTTCCGTCTAGTTTTAAAACACGTTTTAGGTCAGTAATGGTTTCGTCAATAAACTTTTCATAACTTGCATCATCCCATTTATCTCCAAACCCTATCTCTGAATCTACACTCATTGTGTAATTTCTATCGGAATTAAATGGTGGATCTAGATAGATCATTTGAACCGATTTGTCTTCTAGTGTTTTCACATAATCTTTGCAACTCAAGATGGAAAGTGATACGCGATCATTTATTTTTTCCGTAGAATTACGTTTTTTTTTGATAATTACTCGTTTCGACATTTTAATATTTTAATTAAAAATATTACAATATGTTTAAATCAATTTTGTATATTTATTTGAAATGTGTAAGATGCAATAATACTTTCGTGACGAGTCTATAAATCAAATTATTTTCGGTTTTGGTAAAATCTTTATTATATGGAATTGCAATACGTTTGTTAATAAGAGCATAGATACGGTCTTCTGCGGCTTTTCTAATACGTGCATCTATCTCTATATATTCGCCACCCGCTGCATTATTCATTATTGAATTGGTACCCATATCGGCATACTTTTCAAGAGTATCATGGACCTTATCTTGGTAATTTATCATTTTTTGTTTTTTTATCTATATATTACCAATATAAAAAATCAATTTTATAATGCGTAATCATAACAATCAAAAAATACAATTTTATCTTATATTTAGGAAAAAATAATGGAAGAAGTCTTTGTAATTACAACCATTATTACTCTATCTTTTTGTTTATCAAAATACATTGAATATAAATATTTTACAGATGACGTAAAGCCTTTAAAGGATCTGGTAAGAGATTGTTTATTAGTATTATTATGTGCGGTTTCGGGTTCATATATTTATTTTTATTTTCAAACAAGCATACGTGATTTTTTTAATGTAGTTACAGAAACAAAAGTATTAAACAATGCTACAACTCAAGTATTTACTGATAATCCTACTTTTTAAGTAAATTTAATCCATTTTGAAGACTAGGTTGTCTTTTAATTTTTATAGCATTTCTTAGCAATTGTCTGTTGTTATATTCCAAAACCGATAGGAATGTTTGCGCAGGTGATGATAGTCTTCTTGAATAGTTCTCCATGTTGTTATTTATGTTACTAGATAAATAACAAAAAAAGCTTATCAATTTTATATTAAGGGAACCAAGGTTCCCTTAAGAACCCTCCTATATAAGGGGGGCTTGTCCCCTTAAACTTAACAACCCTCCTATAAGGGGGATCATAAGGGGAAAGCCCCCTTAAACTTAACAACCCTCCTATAAGGGGGATCATAAGGGGGCTTGCCCCCTTAAACTTAACAACCCTCCTATAAGGGGGATCATAAGGGGAAAGCCCCCTTAAACAAATAAAACGGGTAATTCATCAATATTTATTATTGTTTCAGTTATTTCTTCTTGTACACAGAACTGTTTAAATATATCATATTCTAATTGTGCTTCAGGTGTATGTTTATGTACAGTACGAGCAATCATCTTATATAGTTTAAAATTTGGATATCTTTCTTGACCATTTTTCTTATATAAGATATTTTTACCATTATCATCCATACACCAACGTTTAATTGTTTTTTGAAAATCATCCAATGTTTCTTCATCGTCGGATATATCTGTTACAAAATCAAAAAGAGATGATCCCAAACGACAAAGATCAAAACTTGTATTTGGTTCTAATCTTGGACGATTATCATTAAAAAATGGTTCACAATTATATTGTGTAGCAGCATCACCATCTTTCGCAAAACTATCGCTACAAAAGACGTGTTCATTAAATCTGTATATTCCTCGTCCAAAGTCAATTATCTTATAAATTTTACCATATGTAGGAACTTTGTATGTTTTTTTATCAAATTGATAGTATAAATATTCTTGGTCAGTGTTTACAAACATGATATTATTTGTATGCAAATCATTATGTGTAAATTTAAACATCTTTTGATAAATCAGTAGTATCATTACAACCTGCATTAACATTGATGCACCTGCCTTATCATCCATTTCTTCATTCACAAATAATTCATCTAGTGTCCCATCGCATTTTTCCATACATATCATTTGAATTGGAAAATTATGAATATAACCAAATATTTCTTCATCATCATCTTCTGTTTCATCGTCATCGTCATCATCTTCATCATCCTCTGTTTCGTCGTCATCATCTTCTGTTTCGCCATCATCTTCTGTTTCATCGGAACTATAATTTACTTCACTGGTCGACGAATCACTACTAGATGACGATAGAGAACTCGATCGTGTTTTACTATAAACAGATTCTAAGTCACTGTTTTCTACTTTGTCGTCAATGAATAATTCTGGTAGTTCTTCACAATCTAAGAAAAGACTTTCACTGTCTTTTATTGATAATTTTAACTTATTTTTTCGCGATGAATTAATAGAAGAAAAAGGATTTAATAATTTTTCATTTTCACTATCTTCAATATAAAAATATTTACCAATATTGTTGTTAAAAAAATCGGAATTACGTAAATATTCTATATCATCTGCTATATTTAATCGGTGTTTTTTTTGTAAACCAAGATAAGAACCATAATAATCAAGTCCGTGAGGTACATTATAATCATTCAATACAATGCTTGTTAAAAAACAAAAAAAAGAATCAACATAAGAAGCATTATGAACAGTTAAAATCTTAGGATGAACTGTATCTATATTTGAATCGAATCGAGGCATTTGTTTTAATCGAACATCGTCGATATTGTATTTTCCAATCATATACCTATAAGGGTCTAATAACGGTGAAAATTTTATATGTATTTCGCGTTTACTTTCTTCTTTTGTCTCTTGTTGTACAGTGTTTAAATCTATAACCTGATATTTATGATTAAAAGAGATACTATCATAATTATTTTTATTCATTGTAAAAAATTGATTGTAAAGAGGATTATACAATTGCAAATTTTCTATTTGAAAAGGATTGTAATCTTCTTTACTATTTTTTTCATATTGTTTTCCTAAAATAGACAAATCTATTCTTTCTGGTTTCGAATATTGAATTTTAACTTTAGTCATTTAAGTATAACGTTTAATAACAGATTTTTAGTGTAAAATAAACGTGTTTTCTTCCGTAATATTTTACTTTTTAAAATATAATAATGATAGTATAGCATTATGACTTTAGAATTAAAAAAATTTGATATGAGATGGATTACATTTGATCCAAAAGAAAATAAAGGTCCTGTTATAGTTATGATTGGTCGAAGAGATACAGGTAAATCATTTTTAGTAAGAGATTTGCTTTTTCATCATCAAGATATTCCGATTGGTACTGTAATTTCAGGTACAGAAGCTGGTAATGGATTTTATGCAAAACATGTACCCAAATTATTTATTCACGAAGAATACAGCACGATATTAATTGAAAATGTTTTACGGCGTCAAAAAACCGTTTTAAAACAAATGAACAAAGACATTGAAACCTATCGCAAAACAACGATTGATCCCAGAACATTTGTTATTTTAGACGATTGTTTGTATGATCAAACATGGACACGAGACAAAATGATGCGTCTTTTATTTATGAATGGTCGTCATTGGAAAGTAATGCTTATTATCACGATGCAGTATCCTTTAGGCATACCTCCCAATTTAAGAACTAACATTGACTATGTATTTGTTTTACGTGAACCTTATTTAACAAATCGAAAACGCATTTGGGAAAATTATGCTTCCATGTTTCCAACATTGGAATCGTTCGCATCGGTTATGGATCAAACTACTGAAAACTACGAATGTTTAGTCATTAATAATAATGCGAAATCAAATAAATTATATGATCAAATTTTTTGGTATAAAGCTGAAAATCGTCCCGATTTTAAATTAGGTTCAAAAGAATTTTGGGATATATCTAAAAATATGGGTTCCGATGACGAAGATGAGATGTATGATCCTTCAAAATCAAGAAAACGTAATACTGGTCAACAAATAAATGTGAAAAAAACGACTAGTAAGTGGTAATATATAAAAATACACATATTCATTTTTATATATTATTAATCTTCATTTGTTTCTATTAATTCATTACTAATATTAGCAGCTGTATTATTTTCACGGCTTAATAATTCTTCTTCATGTTTCTTTCTTTCTTCTTCATCAGCAACCTGACGTTCTTCAAAGTTAACTGTATCTTTTACACCAATCAATTCACCTTCTTCATTCATTGTTTGAGTTAATACATTACCGGATTTTTCAGCCTTCAAAATATTTTCTTCAATAGCCTTCTGTTTTGTATCTTTAACACGTTTATCAAACTCGTCTTTAGCCTTTGCTTCATTTTTTATCTTTTCTTGATGTAATTTGTTTAATTCTTCTTCCATAAACTCAACACGACCAGTCTTATACGCATTAGGATCCCAAGGTAGCCATACACCAACTGGTGCTACAAAAATATCATGATTAGGATCCTTGTCTCTAAGTTTTTTGCAATGTTGTTCAGCCTCTTCTTGTGTAGCAAAATTTCCACGAGTTTTAACACCACGTACTGATGTTTGGAATTCATGTTCACGTGAAAATTGTTCGGTTAAACGTTCCTCATTTTTATCTAAAAAGTTTTGAAAGTCATCGCTAACACCACCCTCTTGTAGTGTTTTTTGTTCTTCTTTACAAAAATCATTGTAATCAGCCATTATGGTTTCAACATTCAAATTATATTTATAAGAAATGAAATTAATAAAGTCACCAAATTTACTCATTGATTTTGTGAAATCCCATTGTTGAACAAACTGATCAAATAAAAAAGTTTCACGCTTCGTTAGAATTTTTTCAGGAGAAAGAAAAGACATTGTTGTAAAACGTTGTCCAGCAATAGATTGATCTTCATCCAAAACATCTACATATTTAGCATTTGGCGTTCCATCTTTTAAGGTTTTTCTTTCGAAAGTTGGTTCTCGTGATTCACTCATTTAGCAAATATTATGATAGACTATTCATTGTATTGTTTAAGTATTTTTAAAGATAATCTATTATTATTTAAAATTATTATTTTCCAATGGTATATTATATTTAGAATGAACGGAATGTTTGACTTTAGCGAACTTGTAAAACGTGCTCTCAAATATTTGATCGAGGGTTTGATGGTAGCCATTGCTGCATATGCTATCCCAAAACAATCACTTAAAATGGAAGAAGTTGTTATCATTGCATTAACAGCTGCTGCTACATTCAGTGTACTTGATGTATTTGTACCAACAATGGCCTCTTCTGCTCGTGGTGGTGCCGGTTTCGGTATTGGTGCTAATTTAGTAGGTTTCCCAGGTGGACTCTAATTAAATAATTGATATAATAACTTGTTATTAAAGTTATTATATTTTGCTTTATCCTTCTACTTTTTCATCGTCTTTGTTTTCTTCATCTGCTTGTTCTTCTGTCTTTGCAACTATTTCATTATTCGGTATCTCTTTTTCTTCTTTTTTTTCATGTTGTGGTTCACTTTTAGGAATAGTGTCGTTTACTTGTTCAGCAACTTTCTCTTCTTTTACAGATGACTTTTCTGAAATTACTTCATGTTTCCCTATTAATGGTTCTGGTTCAAATCCTAAACTTAATATTGTTTTAGACGATTCCGCTTCTCTATAAGCTCTATATTGATTTTCTATATCATCCTCAGAAGTAGTTTCGTAAGTAAATTCTTTTCGAATACGCGGAGAGTTCATTATACCTGCTTCCATGTTAGGAAAACTATATAAAGCCAAATTTTTGTCTCCTCCAATGTATGAATCTGTACTACTATCTGCATCATAAAGACAACAGCATATATATTGTAACCACGATTTCTGTTCTTTAAATACGATTTTTTTTGTACCATCTCCTCGTGATATTTCCATTGGTGTAACTGATCTAGTTTTATCAGTAAACTCTTCTGGTATGGTTGTTAACAAATCAACGGTTAATTTACGTTTCAACAAATTAGAAGCTTCACATAGTTTTGTATATACACCATATTTTTTATTTAAGTAATCTTTACCATCTTCTCCGCGATTTTCAGGCTTTAAACGTAATGTTTTATACAAGTCTATCGCCAATGAATAAAATTCTTTTGATTGTTTTAATTCTAACTCCATACTGCTTTGTATTCCCATATAAAGTTCAATCGCTCCAATAATACCCATAAACATACCTATAAGACACGTGATACCAGAAATATATTGTTGGTCTAATACTGGTTGTAAACCAACTGATGCAGTTGAATTTATAGACGCTAATATAATCATAGGTAAACGAAAATATTTACCATATGATTTAAAATGATAATATCGACGACGATGATATTCGCTTAGATTTACACAATTAATACGTAATTTTTCACATAACGCTTCAACCTCACTTGTCCACTTATGTAACATTGTATATATAACAACTATATAAATTCTAAACGCGCTAAAGTTTTTAACAGAAAAATCATTTCATTTTTCTTTTTGTTTTTCGTCTCTTATTTTTGCGTGATTTTTTTGTTTTTTTACTCTTTTTACGTGATTTTCGGATTCGTTTTCCACCCATTGGATGAGGACATTTATAATGTGTAGATATATCATGATTATCTGAATGACAAATTTCACTTTCCGCATTTCGTGTAACTTCGGTTACATCACTTTGATTAAAAATATTTAAATTTTTTAATTCACGGGACAGATCAGTATATGTTTTAAAACATGTACACCGTTTACATTTTGCGTCACGACAAGATATTTCTTGGTCTTCATTATTAATTATCTGATGGATAAATACGTTGCTAACTATTTTATTTTGCATCATATCTTCACCGGCATATTCGTCTCCTTGACCATTATCACCTATAAATATTAAATCGTATTCAGGAAATAAAGCGTTATATTGCCTTGCACGAATGTATTTGATTTTACCAAATAATCGATATATACCTTCTTTATTATCAGTACGAATACTACTCGCAGCTGTTGAAATATTACTATTTGTATTTGGTATATTAGAAATAGCCAATGAAGCTGCATTACGAAAACCATCAACACCCTGTATAAATGCGAAATCATTTTTATCTTGTGAATTTGAAATAGCGTTTAAATGAATATCATTTAATTTGCCTGCTTTTAAAATACCGGGAGTAGCCGACAAAATAGTTGAATACCGTTTATTTTCATCTGTAATTTTACTATAAAATTGTTTATAAAATGTTTTAATACCTGGATATGATTCTTTTCTAATCCATGAATAATCACTTCCAGCTATATCTTTTAAAATAGGTACTATTCCACTAAAATTAGCTAGAATTTTATTATCAGGATGCGCAAAAATAGTATCATCTATGTCTGTTAAAATATGTTTTACGCGTTTTTTTGCTCTTTGTGTAAATATAGTTAATAATTCTAATCGTTTTTGTTTTGAATCATCATCAATTAACATATCTGCAATTTCTAAATTTTGATCGTAAATTTCACGTTGAAAAAATAGTTCACGTAAATCACAACCTCTATTTTTATCGGTACTTGAAATTCCTAAAACTGTACTCGTAATAGTAGGATAAACCCAATCATATAATCTCATTAAATCTACGTCAAGATATTTTTTTATTTCAAAAATCATATCTTCTTTTTGTTTGCTATTTAAACTATCATTATCAGTAATACTCTTTACAGACTCGTATAATGTGTTTATAATTAATTCCTTAAAATCTGGGTTTATTGGATTTTCTTCCATAATCGTTTTTATTTCATCTTTAAATTCTTCTATTACACTACTCATTATATAAAATACGAATATTATAATATCATATTTAACCAATCTTGGACTATTTCTCGATCACCATACCATTTTTTTCCTGGTCGTTTAAAATGGTATACATCATGATAAGTTTTTTGAAACGAGCCATCCAAATGCATCGCCTCTACTGGTACAATTCCATCGCCTCTTAATAAATCTTTATCTGTTTTCCCCATAACAGTTAGATATGAGTCCAAGATATACTTTTGTTTATTAAATACTCCTTTTTCGTCTGTTTTTACAGATTTTACGTCGGAACCGATTGTAATATATCGAATCTTGGACTTTAAATATGCATCAGGATAATAATTGCTTATATACGTTAAACACCCCCTTGTCGCATCTAGTTCTTTGTTTGTATGTATGTTATTTGGACTACCCAATGTAATTAAATCAGATACATAATTTTCACTTGGACAATCTGTTTTATAAAACGTACCGTTCCCTATTAAAGCGCGTCCAAGCCAACCACCAGCACTATGTCCACATAATATAACCGGTTTATTTTGGTTTTTTTCAACAGACATTTCGATTGTATGTTTTGCTTTATCGAGATACCAATCAAACATTATTTCTGGTGTCATACTATTTTTCCAAAAAAGAGGATTTATTACAGTTTTTGTTATTGAAAGCCAGTCGTGTCTTTGTATAGGAACTATATCCAATTCAAAATGGTTTTCTTTACAAGTTGTTTTTATTTCCTGATAATCTTGGACATTGCATCCATAACCGGGAAGTAATACAATTCGAGGATAATTGGAATAACCATATACAATTGTTATAAATAGTAATAAATGATACATTACTATTTAAAGGGTTTTATTTTTATATTATTTTATAAGAGGTGCATCTCTTGGTGATAATTAGTTATATTAATAATCGGTAATTGTTCAGTTAATGTATTATTTATAAGATTTTTTTTAAACATAATACCTTTTCCACTGCAACAATAATGACTGAATACGCCATATTCAGATACAAATGGTCGTGCTAAAAGACAACTTTCCTTTGTTTCAAAATGAATTGAATAAGGTTGTTTGTCGGTTATTTTGCTTAATACCTCAAAACAATGATACAAGTCTTTGTTATCATGTATTTTACATAATTGTTTTTCTTTGTATTTTATTACTTCACACTGACCGATATTTAATGGATGTATATTGAATACATCTACTATGTCTTTTTCTAGATTGAAACGGTTTTTACAAATAAACGTGTTTATATAAATGATTAATTCATTCGGTAACATACTATATATTAACATAACGCTTTATTTCACTTTTTTTAATTTATTTACAGTAAAATTTCCAAGACATAGATCGAATTGAATTAAAAAGATGTGTTAAAAGACACCTGGATTTAGAATATAGTGCAATATAATTTCACTATAACTCGCATCACAAATTTCCCTTTGTTCTCTAGTCATTATATTGTTGTATTATTTTTATTTATATTACTTTACTTAATATAAATAAATGGGCTCAGCGGGGAATTGAACCCCGGACCTCCCGCACCCAAAGCGGGAATCATACCACTAGACCACTAAGCCAAACGACGACAGCTGCAAGATTCGAACTTGCGCGCCCATAGGGCAATGCCTTAGCAGGGCACCGCGTTAACCACTCCGCCAAGCTGCCTTCAAATAATCTATTTACCGTTTTTTTATATCTATTTAATGATAAAAATTATAATAAAGGTTAGGGTAGTATAATAGACAATGATACGACGAATTGAAAAAGAATTTGAAATGACCGATACTTTATCGAACCATACATATGATAAAAATACAAGAATGTTAACGTTTACTTATAAAAACCGTTTAAACGTACAATTGAATTTGAAACTCGAATATCCGTTTCGACCTCCAGAAAATTTACATATAAATGGACGTAAAATCTATTATAATAACATAGGTAACAGGCAATCATTAGTAAAATATTTTAATGTAAAATGTTTATGTTGCGAATCAATCATTTGTCCTAATAATTGGAAATGTATTTATCGATTTGAAAAACTAATAGAAGAATATGAAATATTTAAAACCATGGCACGTTCTTCTCTAGTGTTACATCATCTTGAAAAAAATCATATCGCACCTACCGAAATTTTACATATTATCGCACGTTTTTGTAGTGATAAATTATAAAAAACGATTATGTATAAATAACTTGTAAATATTCACCAAAACAAAAAAGATATCACAACCTAATTTTAAATAATCAAAATGTTTTAATTGCAAAGAATTTTTGGCGTTATATACAACAATATCTGTAACGTTCATATAGTATATAGTATCTATACATTTATTGGTTTCGTTTCATTTGGTTGAATCGGTTTAATTTCTTCATACGTATATGCATATGTATATTTTGTTTTTAAGTGATAAATATAGCATATAAATATGGTTGAAGAAGCTTTTTCAATTACTACAGGCAAAAGAAATGTTTGTTTACCAATATGATAATACGCTAAAACACAACTCGTTAAAGAAAATACGTTTAATCCTAATTCACATAAAATGTTTGCCTTAGACAAATCATCGGCTCTTTTTGTATTCAATGTATGAATAATTTGAGGAATGTGTTTTATAGGATGCATAATGGATATAAAAATATTCATAAGTAATAGCAATGTTGATATATCTTGCATAAAAACGATTTAAATATACATTAGTGTGTTATAATATTAATGTTTTCTACATTACTTTTGTTTGCCTTTTTTGCCGTTATCAATGGAAAAGAATATAAAGCTGTTGATCAAGTAGATCTCACTATGTATATGGGAAAGTGGTACCAAGTATATGGTGATGGATTTAATAATATTTTTCAAGGAGACGGTCATTGTGCTACAGCTGAATATAATTTGCTAGAAGATGGTCGTGTGTCTGTAGTAAACAAACAGCTTGATGAAAACGATAAAATCGACGGCATTACAGGATTTGCCTATTATGGTGAAGGCGATTGTTGTGGATATCTTACTGTAGAATTGAAAGATTTGAAACCTGCGCCTTATTGGATATTGGAACTAGGTCCTATTGTTTCAGACAGTTATCAATATTCTATTGTATCTGATAATTTGGCGTTATCTCTTTTTGTATTAACAAGAGATGTTGATGAATTTTATAGTTTATATGATTCAACAGTATTAGAATCGTTAAAAGAATTTGGGTTTACAAAACCGTGGAATTCACCAAAAACAATGAATCAAACTAGTTGTATTTTTTAATTTTCTTTATAAGAATTTAAATATATCTATATAGTAATAAAAAATGGACCATCAAGATCATACTGTCGTGATTCTTCGCAAAAAACAACCACCAAAAAAAAAGGAACCAAATCCTAGAAACAATATCGATTTACATGCCATTAAAATCGAAAATGAACAAGAAAATTTTACGATTACAACTATTCCCAAAAAAATTTGTAATCAGATCGCACAAGTGCGCAATAGTCAAAAAATGACGCAAAAAGATATGGCTCGTAGATTAGGTGTTCAACAGAACATATATGTTACACTAGAAAATGGAAAAGCGCAATGGAATGGTCCAACCAAACAAATGGTAAATAAAATCGAGAATATTTTTAAAACAAAATTTCAACGCTAGTTTATCGATCCACAGGTATCATTTTGCGATATTCCACAATACCACCGCTATATTCATTTATATTTACAAAGCCTTTTTTCATCAATTCTTTAATCGCCAATTCAGATGCATTACATTTTTCGTGTGCACAATAGGCAATAATAGGTATTTCATATATTTCAAGTTTTTTATTTTTAATATATGTTGCTAATTTTGGATAGTGTATGGTAATTACTTCTCCAAACCAATCTTGTAGTTCTTTTACAGACATTTTCGCAATTGTTTTATGGAAAAGATTAAACGAATTTGGAACATGATCTTTTGCGAAATACTCAGCAGGTAAGGCATTCAATAAGATAGTCATTCCGGATCGTGCTTCTTCTACAAATTTCTTGAATTTGTATTTACAAACAACAACCTTTGTATATATTTGACTACCCCAACCACCCTCTTTTTCAACGACAAAATGTAAATGTCTAAAAAATGTGGTTGTTTTTGATTGCTCACTTTGTTTTGCTTTATATAATTGTGGACAGTCGAAACGTAAAACAACATCTCCACTCGCGGTTGCTTTTACAACACCACTATTTTCGAAATTTCCATACGCTTTTTTAGCCTCTTCTACCAATGGACTTTTTGTCTTTTTCTCTTTGGAAGCCCAATATAAAATTTTTTTTCCAGCGAACCTTTGTCCAAGTTCTAATTTCATTTCTACATTAAATTTACTGGGTGTTTTTAACTTTAAACTTTGTTCGTCAATAAAATTCCGGACATAGTCATGTTTTAGTAACCATGTAGGTTTTAATGATTCTTTTGATTTAACTACTTTGTCTACATCAAAATCCAAACAACTAGCACAAGTACCTTTATTCGACATTATATACTACTTTTACATATTTTTCAAAACACGTTCAGCTGATTCTAATGCACCTTCCACCCAACTTTGCTCTAAACTATAGTTTTCACCGCAAATATACACATTTTCCATTGGATTTGCTAAAAAATCGGCAACTTGGACACTATTTACACCTTTATTCCAATATCCTACTCCACAGTCCCAATAAAATACCCATACCTCTTCTGGTTCAGCGATCTTTCTGTTAAATGTTTGTTTAACCAGATCTACCACTGATTTTTTTAATTTCGATTGATTATTTTGTTGTTTTTTCCAATATTCACAGTACATATCATCTGTATAGGAAATCATAATAGTCCCTTTTTCACGATCCATAGGAATTATATAACGTAAAGCATTGTTTGTAACCGTTTTTTGTATATCTTTAAACCAAATATCTTGTGGTTTAAATTTAGCATATACACGACATAATGGCTTACACCCAATAGTGTTTTCTAAAATACTGTGAATTGGATTTAGCAAACTTATTTTTAGCAACGCTGGTTGAGGTAATGCGAATACAACACGCTTTGCTTTTCTTGAAATATTATTATATTTTACTACATAATAGTCATTTTCATTATCAAATTCGACTTCTTTCACGTGAGAATTTAGCAACATTTTAGCACCTTGTTTTTTTAATTCTTGGACAATACTCTCGATTAAATGATGAAAGTATCCTGCATAGAAAGTAACATCATCTCGAATCCCATTTTTAAATAGATTGTATGCATCAAACATATTCATATGTTTTAACTGGCCACTATAACCTGCTGCTACTAACAAAAATTCTACTTCATCTTTTTCCAAATATTTTTCTGCGTATTCTTGGAAAGTATAATTGCGAAGTATATCGTCGTTTCGCATTTTTTCAACTTTCCGTAATACTTTTTTAATATATTCAAATCCTGTTTTGTTTTTAAATTTAGGAGAAAATCTGTTTTTACTATCGATGAAATCAATGTTACTAGAAATTCCTTTGTCTTTGCGAAAATCGAGTAGATTAAAACGTTTTAATAATTTTATTACACGTTCATGTTTACGATTAAATCGTGCAGCTCCCGCTGGAAAAGAAACAGTTTTGTCAGTATATTGATATATTCTGCCTCCAAATACGGATGCACTTTCTAAAAGTAAAACCTTTTCTGTTTTTTTACATAATTCTAAAGTAGTATATAATCCTGCAATGCCTCCACCTATGATAACTGTATCGAATATCATTATTAATTACATAATAGTGATATTAAAATTATTGTCGCCAACCGGGATCGAACCGGTGACCTCAAGATCTTCAGTCTTGCGCTCTCCCAACTGAGCTATAGCGACTTTATAAAAATAAACATATTAGATGTCCATTTTAATGGTTATTTTTAGGATTTTCATAACTGATCCTCCACATTTTGCGTATTTTCTCTTTGTATTGACTTAAACGCAATCCAGGTAATTCGTTTTTAACGATTGGTAAGTTACGTTCGTAGAAATCTTTATATAAGGTATTCTCGTTTGGTAAATCGTCATTAAAAATATTTACTGCATCCTCTATTGTTGATGCTTCATAAACACTTTTTTCTTCAAACACACTTCGATTATCTATAGATATAAATAAGTTTTGATTTGATACAATATTTTGTTTTCTGTATTTTTCTTCCCGCTCTTTTTCTTCTTCCCTATCTTTTTCTTCTTGTAATAACTGTTTAAATTTATCCGCATCTTTTTCTCTTTCTTTTTCACGCAATATACGTTCTGCTTTTGTAATTGGGCGATCTTCTAATTGTTTTTCAAGACTATTTAATTCACGTTTACCACGTCTTGATTTAGGTCGATTTTTACTGTAATCTATTATGTCCTCGTCTCTTGCAATCAATTCCCGCATCTCTTTTGCTTTTCGCATTTTTTCTTCTTGTTGTTTATTTTGTTTTTCTTCTCGTTTTTTTCCGCGTTCGTCAATTCCCTCATTCCAGTGATTATCTTCCTCTAATTTTCTCTGTAATTCTTGTATTTCACGATCTTTTTCTAGTGCTTTTTGTAGTTTTTTTTTGGAAGGCATTTATATATTTAACATACAAAAAAAATTTTACGCCTCCGGGGAATCGAACCCCGGGCACATCCTTGGTAGGGACGTATGTTACCACTACACCAAAGGCGTTTCGACAGCTACAGGATTTGAACCTGTGCGGCAATGTGCCAACGGATTTCAAGTCCGTCTCCTTAACCACTCGGACAAACTGTCTTTTGGAGGGAATACGGGACTTGTAAAACAGTAATATGTTTATATATCCTTTATTTATATTCCTCACCATCATATATTTGGATAATTATTTTATATGGTTTTTTATAAAAAACATATAAATTGTAGTCTAATTATTCCTTTTTATATAGCCATTCAAAACTAAACGCATATTTTAAGGCTTCTTTTATTTTTTTAATCATAGTTGGTTTATTTTCATCAGCATCCAATGCACGGATATAGGGTAAATATAGATCATTACATCTACAAAATCTACAAAAGTGTAGTCCATTGACTTTATCTGTATCACGAATGCACGTAAATCGTTTACATATTGTACAGTTATACAATCCATCTAATACAAAGCATACCTGACATGCATATCCAAAGGGTTCTATTTTATGTTCTGTAAATGATACTGCTGATCTTCTTTTTGTTTTAATTTCAATCTCACCTGGTTCTTTTCCAAAAGTGGTTTCTTCTGGTCGTATTTTACCATGTCGTTTTCGCAAATCACGTATCTCATAATTAGCATCTTCATCAATTATAGTTGAATTCCTTACTTGACTCATAATTTATTGTTTAACCACCAAAATTTGCAAAAAAAAACATTCAATTTTATCTAATTAAAAACATACCTTACAAATCATATAAAAGTTTTTATGGGTTTTATTTTTTTGCGTTTTTTTTGCGTTTTATTTTAATCACTCGTGTTGGTAACATAGAACGTTCCAGTTGGTTTAACGTAAACAATATTTGATAGTCCTTGTTTTTACGATTAAACTCAATTGAGTTCTTTGCGAATAGTTGACGTTTTTCTTTGTTGTCGGTTAATGCTCCGTTAGTGTTTCGGTTTTCGTAAAAGAAGGAAATCACACCCAAAACAATTGCTCGAATACCCCAGGCTGGGTTCCAACTTTCCGGATGCCAGTCTGAGAAACTGAAACACAAACTCTTCCCGTCGGCTCTTAAACGACCGTTCGGTGTAATCATTTTTATTTTCGGGGGTGAAAATGGATATTCTTTCGGCAATTCAACACTTCCCATATACAAACCTCCCTTGTATTCGGTATCATCAGCCCCTTTAAACAGAAACCGCCATTGTGTTATGTTGTCTTCAAACGGTTTCACAATACAGTTTGGAATGGGCTCTTTTACCAGATCTCGTAATTCTTTATGGATTCGTTTCGCACTCATAATTGTTGTAGTTTACTCTCCAGTTCAACGTAAAAAGCCAATCAATTTTGTACGTATTCCATATAATTTTTACCAGTATTCGAATATTTAAAAAAAGAATTATAAGTATCAAACAAATAGTTTGTAGAAAGAAAATATTCAGGTGTTTTTACTCCTAACCAAACCGAATTTAATGGATCGTTTGTTTTTTTCTTGATATGCACATATCCTGTTTCTTTTAACATTTCACGTGTATCGCGTAAATAATAATCATAAATATGTGGTTCAGTCGATTCAAATGCCCATTTTCGAAAAACATTGTTTTTTAGTTGTTTGTCGAGATTACTTGGATCCATATCAATAATAGCTATAATACCATTTGGAGTTAAGAGTCGATTTATTTCTTTTAAAACATTATACGCTGCGTCTTTGGGTAATTCGTGAAATAAAAAATTACAAGCAATAAAATCATACGACGCATCCGGTAAATTTGTTTTCTCAATATTTCCATGAATATAATTAAATCCAAACTTATTTTGATTATTTCTATATTCGGCAACACCAATGAAATGGGGACTTAAATCGATTCCATCAATGTTTGAATTTGGAAAACAATTTTTTAAGTATTCAGTAGAAATTCCAATAGAACACCCTACATCTAATGCTTTTTTTGGAAAATTTTTTGGATAAACACGTAATTTTTTAATGTATTCTTGTATATTTTGCGTTATATTTTGACGTAACCATTCTTGTGCTTTATATGGACCTATTTTTGGCCAATATCCAGCAGCAATGGCCAATGTAGCTGGATCAGCTTCTTTAGCTGCTCTCCAATTAAGATTTCCTTCATCATAACCGTGAAAAGGGCGTGTATAATAATCGGGATATTCAACAGTTTGATCTTCTTTCACAGTTTTATAGGTATAAATATCTTCAGAAACATCGTCATATTTTTTATATAAATCATTCCACGGAATGCCTGTAGAAATAGCACGGTCAATAAACCATTTACGTGCTTGTTCTTTTAAACTAAATTGTAAATTATTCCAATTTGTATTTTTATTCATATGTAAATAAAATGAACAACCGGTAGCGATAGATGATAATAATAAAATAAAACACTTCATATTTTACTATTGTAATATCGTATAATCTTTAATATGGTTTAAACAAATTGCTTATTTTATATTTTATGATCTATATCAAAGATTAAGAAATTCCTCCCATTCTTGTAATTTTGGATAGAGATTTTTATAAATAATATATTTCACTTCTTGAATAGAAAGTGGATCATATTGCAAAACAACATATTTAAAAAAAAGATACTGAAAACAAATAATACAACCTCCAAACAAAACATAGTGACCAGATTTTTTTAATAATTTTAAATATTTTCCGTTTTTGGAAACAGTTGCTTCTAAATGTTCATCATCAATAGATGAACGTCGATATGTATTTACATCAACCAATTCTAATGATTCTTCATCTCTTTCTCTAGACGGTACATGTACAATTCCATTACGTTTTTTTAGTTTTTCTGCCTCTTTGTAACTTTTAATCATCAAATAAAACAAAAAGGTAATAAATCCTAATCCTATCCAATATTCTAACGTTTTTATAAATAATTTTTCATTTTTTTCAGCACGTTTATCTATCGCATTATCTCGATCGTTTTTTAGTGATTCTAAAAAATTATTTTCATTTTCTGCAATAGTATCATCGGTGGTATTTGTTTCAACCATTGAGTTATTATTATCAAAAAAAGGTAATGCGTTAATTATTGTAGATGGTATTGTAGGTATAGGCGTTGTAGGTGGTGATTGTATCATATCGAGCGGATCTTTAGCTAATCTTTCTACTTTATCAGTAAATATAACTGTTTCCATAGGACCAATATAATAGAAATAAAAACATATTTCTAATATAGCAATTCCAGATACATGAAACAAAATAGAATACATTTCAAACTTATACAATAACGAGAAAAAAATTATACGGTTGGAAAAAACACCCAGTCTAAATCCCCACAAACTTTTTTCCATATCATATCCTGTTCTAATTGTTTTTCTCGGTCTTTCATCATAGGTATATAAGGCAAGTATTGTGTTTGATCCAATAACGTACATAATTGATACAATGTATATGTATAATTGAAAAAATTAGTTCTATTAGCAGGACAATGAACAGCCCAAGGTTTCTGTATTTCTATAAACAATACACATAGTGTTTCGTGTAATTCTTCATTCATAATAGGTGGTTTTACGCCAAAGATAGAATTAATATATTGAATATGTTCAAAATACTTATTCAGTCCAAGTTTTCTCAAAATTTCTCTCATTTTGTCGTAATTTATCTGTTTCATATCCGTAATTCTTTCTTTTTTAATTCTAGCACGTATCTGATCAATGACTTCTTCTGGTATTTGAGTGGTTTCCTTTGCTTGAAATTGTGATAAGATCTCTTTAAAGTGATTTAATCGTATATAAGCTGTATAAGATACCTCATTGGGGGGATCTTTGTTATTTGGTTTTGAACTATCTACAATATAAGTAATAAATTGTCCACACTTAGGATTGTTACAAATCATTATTCCCTCTTCATCTTGTGGTACCATTTCACCATTTTCACAAAGCATACACGTATCACAAGACATAATATAATCTTGTGGATTAGTAAATTCATTATTTACATTTCTCCAGTATTCTTGATACATTTTTTTGGATTGAGTATATTTATCTGGATTGGTGCTTTCTTTATTTGTTGACTTTATTTTAAAAAATGAGTTCAATACTTTTACATTTTGTACTTGTTCACCTGTTGATATTTGTTTTTTCGATTCGAAATAATCAAATATATATTTTGAATTGTCCAAGAGATATTCCTTTTTCTCTTTTTCTAGTCTTTTAATCTCTCGTTTTTTTTCTTTTATCTCGTCTTTAAAGTCTAATATTTTATCAATTTTTGTTTTAGGTAATGTTTTTATTTTTTCACGTAGTGTCTCTATCTCTTTTCTTAATTTAGGTATATGTTGTGTAAGGTTATTATTGAACTTTTCTAGCATTTCTTGATGTTTTTCATCTAATGAAGTGATTTGTTTTACCTGAGCATTTTTGGCGGTTTTACTCATTTCGCATAAAATGAAAAGATTCTTTTTTTTATGTTTTTTGTCCAAGAAATAATATGTTTTTTATGTTTATAATATATATTTTATTTAATGAGTCAATTAGAAGAATTACAACTAAAACCAGAACCAGTTATTGAATTAAATGAATTTTCTCCACCAGATGTAGAACATTATAATGATACAGGTGAAAGAACAGATATGGATCTTGATGATCAATTATCACGTAAGTGTACAAAACTATGTGAAATTGCTAAAATGGATGCTTGGCATGATCATCACACTATTAGTGATTTATTGAAAGAAGATATTAATCAATTTGTTTTAAGACATCTTCCTGTTAAAAAAGTAAAAGGAAAAGATGGTCAGTATAACGAGGAAGCAATCAATTGTTATAAATCATCAGGTAATACTAGTACTACTGGAAGTTCAGCCTCTCCTGGAAGTGCCGGAGGTGATGGACAGCCATCTGGTGAGGATATTTTTATTTATAGAATGTTTTTAAAAAAAGATGGAGTTACAGATGTAGATAATCAAAGATTGTGTAAACCTTCTTGTGATAATAATCCAGGACAAGACGTATTGTTAGAAGGTCATGGAGATGGTGTTTTTAGTTCTATTATTACGGAACGTTATAATATTGGACACGTTAAATTTAAAAGTAATTCTACTGATAAGGAGGATGATGGGGGTACTGCTAGTGCAAGTTGTCCACCTTTTGATGAAGATCAATCAAAAATTGAAGAATTTTTTTATGATAATGCTATGACAGAAGACATTCATATTATTCGTGATGTTGCCTATGGAAATTGGGCAGATGATATTGCAAAATGGGGAAAAGGTGCAAAATCAGCAGGTAATATGATTATTACTGTTCAAACTGCTGCTGGTATTTTTGATCCAGGACCATCTACACATTGTTTTACAAGTGCAGGAAAAAGACAAGGATTTATTGATATAGAAAGTAAATCAAGATATGCATTATTTGAATCATATGACGGGGATAATTTTCATCAAGATGAATCAGTTGTATTTTATCCAAAAGTAACTGATCATTTGGAAAATGATGATGATACAGAACCATTTATTAGAAATCAATTACTCTATACAAGATTTGACTGTACACTATATGGTAAAACATGTAAATTACAAGAAGAAAAAGAATTTTATGATAAAGGAGAAGTAATTAGATTTATCGATTCTGCTAATGTAAATTTTATTGTTTCTGTACCTGATTCAAATGATAGTACAAAAAATAATATTTATATTACTACAAAGAAAACTTCTAATAAAGCACAGTCTATTTCCGAATTACCCGTAAACGATAATATTATTAAATTGACAGCTTCAAAATCTGGTCCTGGAACATACGATGAACGTACAATTCGTGATTATGGTCGTGATTTTGTTATTAATCAAAGTGGTAAATTAAAGATTATGACTAAAAAATTCGGAGATCACGGTCAAGCAGTTACTGCGTGTAAATCCAGACTAACATATCGTTTATTTGAACCAGTCGATCCAAATGCCAATCAATTTAAAATCACACAAAAAATATCTACAGGATTTCACGCATTTTTATCATTTGATAGAGTAGCAGTTGCTTCGGCAATTTATTATGGTGCTCCGATTGTTATATTTGTAAATCATGATGGTGCTATAATTTTTACAAGTAAAAAATTTGACCAATTTAAAACACCCACTAGTAAATATAAGAGTCTTATTCAGAATATAAACAGAAAAGACAAGGAATATGATGATTTGAAAGCAAAATCATCTGGAATAAATAAAGATGAATTTGATTCTAAAAAAGACGAAATAAAAAAAGACCTACCTGAAATAATAGAATCTATACAATTTATTTATGATTACCTTATTAACGTAACAGTTCTTACTGATAAAAATGCCTCTGCATTTGATATTGTTTACCAAACATTTGTTTCACTTATATTAACAATAGCTCCTTTTATAGATATGTTTACAACACACATCAACATCTCCCAAATAAAAGATCATACAAAACCTGTTCAACCTGTGTTTATTCCTGTTAATAATGATGAAGATCAGGAAGCTGAAACTAAGTTAAAAACCGTACGGGATTATTTAACTCTATTAGACAAAGAAGTATCAAAATTATCCGGTAATATTTCTCTCTATAATATTACAAAAGATACACAACAAAAGATACATACAATAGCTACCTTTTGTGAAGAAAGTAAGTATGAAACAGACCCTTATAAACGAATTAATAAGTTAAATAGATCTTTAAAATTAAATTCAATAACAAAAAAATTGATCAGTAGTTTTAATCCTTATGTAGGATCTCAAAAAAATACCATGAGACAAAAAACAAATAAATTGCAAGGTCAAATTGGTTGTGAAATTGGTATGGCGCTAATTGAAGAAATATATCAACATATGAATAATTATAGATTTGCATTTCAACTAATTCCTAATGAAACAAATACAACCGATTTTAAAAATATATTTTCCATGATATTACATAACGTCTTTAAAAAAGCAAACGAAAATGCTATGCCGCTCTTTTTAACTTCGATGGGAAGAGAATTAGATGGTGATAATACAAAATCATTAGTTATAATTAGTGCTGATAGAAAAAATGAATTAGAAAGCCAAATAGCAACAATCAATTCTAAAATTAGTGAAATTAAAACTACTATAAATGATACATCAAAAGAAATGAAAAAAAAGGCTAAAGAATTTAAAGATAAACAAGATAAAATAAAGGCAAAAAAACCATTTGAAAAACAAATAAAATCCAAAAATTCAGAAGTAGCAAAGTTAGAAGCAGATAAATTATTAATATATCAAGAACTTACTTTACAAGAGAATGCGAATATGAATTTTGAGAGAAGTGAAAATTTATTTTTAGAAAATACCTTTTCCCAAAGCGAAATAGCGCCTATAAAATTTACAACTATAATGCCTGAAAACATAAGTGATCTCGAAATGGTCGACGAAAAAACATCGGAATCAGAAGAAATTAATACAGATTTTGAATGCGAAAATCCTCCACCTATTATCACCCAATTTACAGCAACAGAAGAAACTACTGTTACTAAACCAACAAGAAAAAGAAAGAAGAATGTTCGTGTCGAAGCTGTTAGATATAGTACAAGACTTGCTAAGATAAGTAGAGAAACACGAAATATAGAATTTCAACAAAATAGAGGAGGTAAACGAAAAAAACGTACGAAAAATAAAAGAAAAAATATGAAAAAGAAAACGCAAAAAAAGAGGAGACGAACAAAAAGAAATAGACAAAAAGGAGGTGATGGTCCAACGGCTGTTTCAAAACTAAGTGGTGTTGGTCCAACTAATCCATATACAGAAGAGGCTCTTGAAACGTCTATTGCAAAAGAACAACAACAACAAATTGAAATAAAAAAACTTTTCGACAAGTTAGTAGAACTTTCACAAAAAATACCAAAAGAAGATATACCAGAGTTAGAAAAACAAACACTTTCTATTATGCAAAATAGAAATATAAAAGAAGTATTGATTGATTTACAGTCATTAATTAATACGACTCAAGGAAAAATAGAGACTTTAAAACAAGAAGAATCATCTGTTATAGATACACCGCAAGAACAAAATTGCTTTGAATATTTACATACAAATATCAACAGAATTTTAAATGTGATACAATCAGATACAACTACTAATATTTATAAAATAATTAATAACTACAAAAAAGCAAATGAACTATTGTATATAAACAAAGTTGGATTATCTATGTTAGCTTGTAAGTTATCGAGTTATAAACCAGTAGAAACAACACAAACAGGTGGTGGAGAAAGACACCAATTTTTAACAACAGGAAATATTAATACTATACACGCTATGAGCCGTATTAGTAGACCCATACAAACCATGTTCCAAACATATGTCGATAAAGATTTAAAAGAATTTTTAACAACTATTAAAACCAAGATTGATGGCGGAGAAGAATTTAAAATAAATAAAAATCTAGATAATAATAATTTTACTATATACAATGAACCCATTACATTAAATGGTCTTGCTTTATTGAAGCATTTAGTTTCCAAAGACAAATTAAACCCTCCTACACCAGAACAATTATTAAACTATAAAAAAGAAATACTAACCAAATACAAGGCACAAAAAATAGAAGATATCAGAACAGATAAGATATTTGAACCGTCATCTACACCAGACCAAATACAAGAAAAATTAATTGCTATCAATAAACAAGAGGCAGAACTAGACGTTGATGACGATGAATATGAAGTTAGTTCTAATATTATTTTACAAACAATTTTAACAGATAAATCTATTTATCGAACCTTTATGGAGTTTTTATGTATTCAATATAATGAATTTCAAGAATATGAATGGTTAGATACAGAAGAACAATCAAAAAAAGACAAAATAAAAGAATTTATTGAAAAAAATGGTGGTGAAATGTTTAAAGTAGGTGAAGATCAAACAAAAAAAATAGAAAATATTTTAACAGTTTTGGAAAGTAAATTGCCTTTACAAGAGGTAAAAGTATTAACATTAGAAGATGTAGAAAACGCGAATACTATAGAAGAGATTGACGAATTATTATTAAGTTTATAATACAGAAAAACGCCCTTTATTTAGTATAATGTTAATATACAGAAATGGCCGATAGTGCGAACACAATAAATATTGATATTAACAATCTTAATATCAATGAAAAACAATTAAAAATAATGATATTTATAACAAATGCATTAGAAAATGGATGGTCAATAAAAAAAAAGCGTGAACAATTTATTTTTACAAAAAAACATGAAGGAAAAATGGAGGTTTTTGATGAAAAATATCTTTCTACTTTTATTCAATCAAATTTTGATATGAATTTATTAAAGCATACTTAAAAAAATAAATACTGATTTTATAGCATTTCGAATCACAAATTTGTTATTTTTTCAACTAAAAACATACATTTATAAAAAATAAAATAGAGATCATTGTTTAGGCGTATATGGACTTAAAAAATAGAATTGACGAATTATATTTAGCAATTAATAATTAATTAAATTTATTTAATTATTAATTAAATTACCGATTTAATTACTTAAATAGGTAACATGAGTTATTATATTTGTAAAACTATGCTTTAATAAAAAATCTATTTAATTAATTAAATCCAGAATTTTTTTCTATACCAAAGGTATATAAGAAATGGCTGGAGCACTTATGCAACTCGTCGCCTATGGCGCCCAAGACGTATTCCTTACTGGAACCCCTGAAATTACTTTCTGGAAGGTGTCATACAGACGCCACACCAACTTTGCTATGGAATCAATTGAACAGACATTCTCTGGACAAGCCGATTTCGGACGTCGTGTAACATGCACAATCAGCCGTAATGGTGATTTATGTTACCGCACATATCTTCAAGTAACACTTCCTGAGATCAACCAAGGTATGGGAGCAACAACCAATGGACCTGTCTATGCCCGTTGGTTAGATTTCCCAGGTGAGCAACTTATCGCTCAAGTTGAGGTTGAAATTGGTGGTCAACGCATTGATCGTCAATACGGTGACTGGATGCACATCTGGAACCAACTTACAATGTCATCTGAACAACAAAAGGCTTACCACCAAATGATCGGTAACACCACTCAATTAACATACATCACTGATCCTTCATTCGCTGACGTATCTGGACCTTGTTCCGCTGCTGGTGGACCTTCCCAAGTATGTGCCCCTCGCAAGGCTCTTCCTGAAACTACTTTATACATTCCTCTTCTTTTCTGGTTCTGCCGCAACCCTGGTCTTGCCCTTCCTCTTATTGCCCTTCAATACCACGAAGTCAAGATCAACATCGATTTCCGTCCTATCGGTGAGTGCTTGTGGGCTGTAAAATCTCTTTCCGAATCTTCCGGAACACAAACTGTATCCCAAGCTTACCAACAATCCCTTGTTGCTGCCTCATTATACATTGACTATATCTTCCTTGATACCGATGAGCGCCGCAAGATGGCCCAGAACCCTCACGAGTACTTGATTGAACAACTTCAATTCACTGGTGACGAATCTGTTGGTTCATCCTCCAACAAGATCAAGCTCAATTTCAACCACCCTTGTAAAGAGCTTGTCTGGGTTGTCCAACCTGATGCTAACGTAGATTACTGTGCTTCCCTTGAAGGTGGCCAAACTCTATACAAGACATTAGGTGCCCAACCTTTTAACTACACTGATGCTATCGATGCTCTTCCTAACGCTGTCCACGCTTTCGGAGGTCCTACTGAAACATCTGGTGCCGATGCCTTCATCACATCAGGTGGTCTTTTCCAAGATCCTGGAGCTGACGCCAGTGGTGCCGGAACTGCCTGGTCAACCCCTAGCGCTATGGCTGGTGGTGATGCTGAAGGTTCATATGTCTCTGATGCCGGTACATTCGTACTTGCCGAGACTGCATTGGACATGCACTGCTGGGGTGAGAACCCTGTTGTAACAGCCAAGTTACAACTTAACGGTCAAGATCGTTTCTCTGAACGTGAAGGTTCATACTTCGATGTTGTTCAACCATTCCAACACCACACACGTGCCCCTGACTCTGGTATCAACGTCTACTCATTCGCTCTTCGCCCTGAAGAACATCAACCATCTGGAAGCTGCAACTTCTCCAGAATCGATAACGCCACTTTACAACTTGTTCTTTCCAGCGCCACTGTTGGTGGAACAGCCACTGCTAAGGTCCGTGTCTACGCCACATCATATAACGTCCTTCGTGTAATGAGCGGTATGGCTGGTGTTGCTTACAGCAATTAAGCGTGATGTCGATAAAATATATCTCCTAATCCAATTGTAAAGTTATAAATTAATATATACGTCATTCGTATATATTAAAAATTTAATGATTATAAAAAAATAGATATAAATAATTTTCGCAATACCCTTTTATAAATGTCTCTCAGAACCTATCAATCTGGAAATTTACATACACAAAATGATTTACTAATGAAATGTTTAATGGATTTTTATGCTGATAAAACACGTTTAAATGAAATGATGAAAATTATCAATGGTGAATCAGTAATATCATTACGAATTGTCGATTGGTTTGTAACAAATTATGCGAAAAAGTTTTATACTATTTACGAATTACCACAAGAGCGTAATGGAAAATCTACAACAATGCGATTTAAAGTATATAATGATTATAAATTAAAACTAAAAGCTTATTCTAAAAAACGTTTTGATCCTTTTTGTCGATGGGAACGCATAACGATTCCATATAATGACGATAATTGTATGGAAACAACGATTGGACAACTTAATTTTTTTAAATGGGCTATAGAAAACAAGATTATCAATTATATTCAAGAAAATTATAACGATATAGAAAAAGATATGAACGAACGTAACAGTATTTCCAAAAAGAAAAAAGATACAGATGGTGATATAGAAAACTCTACTATTACTATTTCAAATGATTCTGGAAAAACACGTAAAAAACGTGAAGAACTCTCAGTTTCCGCCTGTAAATGCATTAAAAAAGAGAATGTTAAGATAATTGTTTCTTTTAATTAAACAATTTAAAAACGATTCATCATAGTAACATATATTATGTCTGATAAAAAACAGCACATTTCACTCGTTGTATGCGGACATGTTGATGCCGGAAAATCTACGACTACTGGCCATTTGATTTTTAAATTAGGTGGTATTAGTGAACGCGAAATGCAAAAGCTTCAAGCAGAAGCTGATCAGCAAGGTAAAAGTTCATTTGCATTTGCCTATTATATGGACAAAGACAAAGCTGAACGTGAACGTGGTGTAACTATTAATTGTACCACAAAAGAATTTTATACAGAAAGTTATCATTATACAATTGTCGATGCGCCTGGTCACAGAGATTATGTAAAGAATATGATTACTGGTGCTGGATGTGCTGATGTAGCACTTCTTCTTGTACCAGCCGAAGCTGGTGGTTTTGAAACAGCGATTGCTCGTGGTGATCATTCTACTGGTGAAGTACAAGGACAGACCAGACAACACGCGCGTCTTTTAGGTCTACTAGGTATTGAGAAATTGATTGTAGGAGTCAATAAGATGGATGCAGTTGATTGGTCTGAGCAACGTTTTAGTGAAATCAGAGAAGAAATGACCAAGATGATTACACAAGCAGGATTTAAGCCTAAACAGGTTGCTTTTATTCCTTATTCTGGTTTCAAAGGTGAAAATTTGGTAGAAAAAACGGATAAAATGCCTTGGTATAAAGGTTGGAAAGCTAATCTAAATAAGGATACTGTAGTTGAAGGGTTTACACTTTATGATGCTCTAGAGAAGCTAGCACGTCCACCTAAACGTAATCCAGACGCACCTGTAAGAATTCCTATTAATGGAATTTATAAAATTAAGGGTGTTGGTGATGTGATTACCGGTCGTGTTGAACAAGGAACTGTTAATGCAGGAGATATGCTTCGTATTGCACCAAGAGGACAAAAAGGTCTTAAAGTATTTAGTATTGAAATGCATCATAAAACTTGGGAACAAGCTGGACCCGGAGACAATGTTGGTTTGAATATTAAAGGTCTTGATATGAAAACAAATCCAGTAAAGGTAGGCGATGTTATGTCTCTTGAAAAAGAAGATATTTTGAAACCAGTAAAAAGTTTTGTAGCACAAGTTGCTGTTCAAGAACATCCTGGACAATTAAAGGTCGGTTTTAGTCCTTGTGTTCACGTACGAACAGCAAAATCTGCGTGCAAAATGACTTCTATCAACTGGAAAATAAGTAAGAAAACTGGTAATGAGAAACAAGATAGTCCTCCATTTCTTGAGCGTGGCGAACAGGCAGAGATTGTATTTGAACCACAGCAATTACTTTATTTAGAAGAATTTGAAAAATGTGCGGGGCTAGGAAGAATTGCTGTTATGGACTCCAATCAGCTTGTTATGTTAGGTAAAGTAATGAGTGTTGAGTACAAAGATTATAAAAAACTATAAACAATATATTTAAAATAACATTTAAATAGAAATTCGTATATTTATACATAATGCAATTATTACATGGATTATGTATAACATTTCTAGCAACATTTGTAACATCTTTTTCAATCCGAAATACATTTTTAACACTTTATAGAAATAAAAAAAATTTAAACAACCCTATCTTAAAAAATATTGACGAAATATTAGAACATAAACCCGAAGCAAAGGTGATTGTTTCTACACCAGGAGGATTATTTGGTTATTATTTTATGGGCGTATCTTCATTTATTAAAGAACATTATGATTTATCTGAATATGTATTTACTGGAGCCTCTGCTGGTGCTTGGAATTCATTGTTTTTATCTTTAAATGGAGATAATAAAGCACTTGTAGATGAATTACTAGATACAGATATTAAGAATATTAAATCAATTTTAAAATTAGAACAAAAATTGAAAAAAACAATTCTAGATAATTACAGTGACGACGCGTTTTATCTTGAAAAGTTATATTTAGGTGTTTCTGTTTTAGATGGTACAAAATTTAAACTATGTGTTTATAATGATTTTACCTCTCTTGAGGATGCGTTAGATTGTTGTATCGCTAGTTCACATATACCCTTTGTAACAGGCGGACCTTTCAATATTTATAGAAACAAGCTTTCTTTTGATGGCGGTTTTTATAATTACCCCTATTTAAACGTTTCAACTCCTTCACTCATTATTGCTCCTGATATTTGGAAGAAAAAAAATGATACAAATGATGAAGAAGAGTCGAATGTTACTGTTATCAACTGTAGTCTTGATACCATTATTAATTTGAGTAAAATAAATGCTAACATAACAGACCTGTTTTACGCAGGTTATAATGATTCGATGAAAAATAAAGCATACCTCGATAAAATCTTTAATTCTATTATTAAAGATGACGATAATGACTATGAAATTGAAATAATAAGTAACGATAAATAGATAGGGGATCTTAAGGGGGCGCCCCTTACAAAAATATAATACATTTATATAAATGTATTCTATTTTTTTGTTATTTTTGTATTTTTATTCTACCAATAGTTTTTTTCCAAAAAATCCCTTTAAACAGTCTGTTCAATTATTATCTATGAACAAATATGAATTTTCAAAAGAATATTTTGAGTTTTACGTCAAATTTAAACAGCCATTATTGCTTAATACAGATGCTCCTGATTATGATATTTTTGCGAAAAAACATGAAAAAAACTATTTTATCTTTGAGAAAAATTTTAAAAATATCCAAGAAACAAATGCAGAATTAAAAAATCAAAACAACACCTTTTCTGTAGAGATAAATGAATTTGCAGATACAGTTGACTTGGACAATGTTTTTACTCAAAATATTATGAATTATGATATTGATAAGACACAGACTAGTAAAAATCCTTTCTTAAAAATGGTTCGAAACCCAATACATTTTTTAAAAAAAACGGTTAATAACAATATAAAACGATTTTCTTGGAACGATACTGGATTATTAAGTCCAGTAAAAAATCAATTGAGTTGTGGATCTTGTTGGGCATTTTCTACCACAAGCTGTTTGGAGACGTTTATGCGAAAACAAAACTATACTGTTGAACGTTTATCTGAACAAGAATTAGTAGACTGTTCAGAAAAAAACAGTGGATGTAATGGAGGCTTAATGCATCTAGCATTTGATTATATTATTGATAACGAAGGAATTACTACGGATGATCAATATCCATATAATGCTACCACTGGATTACACTGTTTAACAAATAAAACGCGTGCAATTGGTTCCAATGTACAAAAATACGCTTTTACTATTCCAGAATCTGTCCAAGATTTGAAATCAAGTGTTCTGCAAAATCCCGTCGCTATTGCATTGGATGCCGGAAATGTTTATTTTCGTTTTTATAAAGAGGGTGTAATTGATGTACCTCAAAACGTTTCAAGATCAATAAACCATGCTGTTTTATTGGTTGGTTATGACTATGATGAAAAAGGTATGTATTGGATCATACAGAATTCATGGGGTGAACAATGGGGTGATAAAGGATTTTGTAAAATACGTGTTGCACCAAAAGAGGGTGTTTTACTTAGTCAAATATATGGTGTTTATCCTATTGAATAATAGGTGTTAAGGTATGGTCGATAAAGGAAAACATTTTATTAATCGAATTGTTAAGTTTACTATTGTCCAAGTTTCCATGATTAACTTCTGGATTAATTTCAGTTAAATCCATATTCATTAATGTTTTTTTCTTTAATAGATTATGTATTACACTTATTCCCTGTATTCGATCAATTCCATAATTTACTGCAGTACCTGTGTGAGGTATGACCTTGGGGTCAAAACAGTCTACATCAAATGAAAAATGAAATGGAGAATTGTCCAAGAATCTATTTAATTTAGCATTACAATAATCGGGATCACTATTTACCTGTTCACTTAAAACAAATTTTATATTATGCTTATGTAACATTTCTTGTTCAAATGGATCGATAGACCTTAGTCCTACATAAAACAAGCGATCAAATGGTAACATACGTTTTATGAATGGAAAATCCTTACTTTTATCTAATCCTGTTAAAAAAGAGAGAGGCATTCCATGATAGTTTTTGCTTTTTGATTTAGCATATGTATTTATATCTGCGTGAGCATCCATCCAAACAACTTTACAATTTGGTACCTGATTTAAACTATATGCTACTGTTGCTAAAGACATGGAATGATCTCCACCAATGTTTAATCTAAATTCTTGGTTATTGATTTGTGTGTTTGTTTTATACAATTGATTTATGTTGTAAAATAAATCATTTTTACAACTAACAACAATAGAATTAAATTTATTATGAGGATGTATATTTCGCAAATGTTTCGAATACAAAATCGCTCCTTTCTCAACACCCTTTAAACGTTGTCCAAGACTATGTGGGAAAGTAATGATATTTTTTAACATTATATAAAACCTCTTTATAATGATTTTATATAATTTTTATTCCAAGAAAGAAATTATACAGAGAGTAACCTATTATGGATAGTTAAATCAATATAGTGATTTATCAATTTAAAATTATAAATATCTTTGTATTGATAATATAAAATAGATAATACTGCTTGGTCTTGGCGATGGTTATTTCGATCTGATCCTTCAGGACAAATACACGTATCTATTAATGCTAAGTCCTTCCATTTTTTAACGAAATCTTTTACCCAATCAATATTATAATTGACACCAACAACAGCCCCATTTCTAGGAGAAAAATTTTGATATTTATATCCCTCCATATATTGTAATGTAGTGGGATAAGTCCATTGTTTAATAGTACCACTTGATGTAGGTGTATAAATATATTCGGTTTTTAGTATATCTATTAATTTTGTAAAATCTTTGCATAAATTACGTGTGTCCATCCAATAAACCAATCCACCATATTTTTCACAAACATCGTATATAATAATTGGTTTCCAAGCATAAGTACAATGCAATCCAAAATTTGTTTTTAGATCCACATGTTTTGGATACTTATCAAACGCAAAGTATTCTAAACAAATATGGGAAAATGTTTTTAACTCATTCAATTGATCTTTATTCATACCTAAATCATAAACGATAATATTCATTTCATAGTGATTTGAAAGTTTTATAATACTTTTTAACAATTGTTTAAGAAATTCAAAATATCTTGAATTAGCAGCTGTAACTATTGTTAACATGGTATATAATAATAATAATATTAATGTTCATGGTATTCGTTTACAAGATGATTCTCAGTAAATAGAAAATAAATGTAAACCAAAACTATTACAGAAGCACACCCAATCGCCATATTTAAATCTATTTTCCAACCAAAATCCACCATTCCCGCTAGCATATGAGAAAATGTGTGACCAATCAATGCACCATATAATGCACCGTGTAATCATAAATTAGAACCTATCAACTTATCGATGTTTATACCTACAATCGCGAATACAGCAACAATCAAATTTTCAATAAATCCAAATTTAAACCCTTTTAACATTTTATAATATATAAAAGTAAAATAACTAAATAATATATAATGAATACTTATTTATTAACAACACGTAATGCTATGGTTGGAAGTTTTCTTTATTATGCAATGATTACGTCTCTACGTGATCACTATTACTCTAGATATGACTACTCTATATTTTATAAAACAATAATCGGACACTTTTTAAATAGAAACCCTTTTTTCAATGAAGGAATGATTATAGGGATCTTGGTAGGTAAATATATTGAATGATTTTTTTTGTAAAAAAAGGATTGTAATGTATTACTATAAAATGTTTGAATACATTTCAGAATTGTTTTCGTCTCTTTTAAATATGTCTGCTTTTACTAGAGAAACTTCTACTGTTTCTGAAAAAGAATCGTCTGAAAACCTAATAAAAAAAGAGGAAAAAAAAGAAACACAAGAAACATTCGAGTTTATTGAAATAACAGACGACGATGCGGAAGATATGTTTATCACAAAGTTTTAAACGCGTTCCCAAATTTCGTCTACTAAGCCATATTTCATACACGTATCAACATTCCACCAAAGATCGTGTTTTAAAATTTCTTTTAGTTTTGTCTTTGGAATTTTTGCGTGGTTTTTATAAATATCAATGATTTTATCCATTAGTGCTTTATTATTTTCAAAATCATCTTCCAACTCTTGCATTTTCCCCCATGAACCAGAAGACAATTGATGAATTAGCATATGTGCATTTGGACGAATATAGCGTTTTTCACCTACTACGCTAATAAGTGTTCCTGCTGAAGCAGTTGCCCCTTCAATAATAGTATAAACAGGTACTTTACAGGCATTGATAATATCAATTGCTGTAAACGCGCTAAACACACATCCCCCATATGAGTTAATATGCAAGTAAATAGGAATTGGATCACAACACAATTTATGAGCCAATACAATATTATCAATTTCGCACTTACGAATATAGTCGATAAGTTCAAATATATTATCACGATTTACCTCTGCATGGAAATAAATATGATTGTTCTCTTTCGCAATTTTTTTCATTTTTCCGGATTCAGAATTAACTACCTCTTCTTCATCTTCTTCTTCGTCACTACAGTCGTCGTTTTTTGTATTTTTCTGTAGAAAGAATATACTTTTAGGTCTTTTTGTGCGACCCCCCTTATTTCTTGAATTATTTGGTCTGTATTGAAGCATTTTTAATGTAAGCTTAAGATACTTACATCAAAATAGGTAATATTATAATCAATTTTATACGTTTTTACGAAATTAATTTGGTACCGGAAAAGGGCGTTGATCTGCTTGAATTTGCAAGTTTCTAGGCATTATCAAAGGGACTTGTCTATCAACAATAGATAATGCTTGACGTTTTTTTAGTTCGGGGTTTACAGGAGCTTTAGGAGCAACCAAATTAGTTGACCCAATACCAAAAAGTTCTGACTCAATATCATTTGGATTTCCAGATAACTTTGAATCGGGTAATTTACCCTGAATTAACCCATGTCCTGCATCTAATGTAGGTGTAGCAATTCCATATTGAATGTTTGTTTTATAATCAATCTGTTGTTTATATGCTTGTTGTTCAAGCAAGTAATCGCCAGGTGTATTTTTACTACGTGTGGAAGCCATTTATATTATAAGTATATAAAAACCATTTTATTTAATTTTATTAAACATCGTTTTATAACTATCACTATCTTCATTAAAAGAGTCTTTGTTTGTAAAAAAATCCCATAAACAATAATGAAAATCTTTTAAATTGTCGTAGGAAAATAGAACTGCTAAACCAATAGACCGATCTAAAGAAAACATTTTAGCAGCAGCTAAATCATATAATTCTTGAAATAATGGATTTAATTGTGTATTTTCAAAGACAAAATCCATTGCTTTGGTAGCTGATTCAAAATCATAATTATTTTCATCACGTGTAATTTCATCGAGATAGGGTGAATCGTCAATATTTTCATTCATAGTAAAAAGTTTTCGTAAACATGCTCGAAACTCTGCATCATTTGTATAATGAATACTGCTTTCTGAATAATTATACATATAGAACAATGTAAACGATTAACGTTTAAATTGTTTATTTTCCTAAAGTCTAAAAAGACGAGCAAAGAAAGATTTCTTAGTGGATCTCTTTTTGGCGGTTTTCTTAGCTACTTTTTTGGTAGCAGCTTTACGTTTAGGTCCTTTTTTAGCGGTAGTTTTTCTTTTTGATACTCTTTTTTTTCCTCCGGTTCTATTGTGGTGTTGACAAGAAGACATTTTTATATATATTGTATACATTTTAATTTAAACGCTATTTGGTCCAGGTCTTCCATTAATTTTATTGTCTGTTGGTGTACGTGTATCAGAACCTCCACGTACCCATCCTTTCATAGCACTCTCTTCAACATTTAAACGAGGATCAGTTACACGTTCCTCCATTTCTTGATTGGTAGGATACAATGTATGACCCATAAAGCTTTGGCTCATAATAGTAGATGTGCTCTTTTTCTCACCCATTGGTTCACCCTCAAGTAATTGTAATTCCAATGTAGGATCTACAGAACCTCTTCCTAAATAAGGAACAGTATTAAATTGACGTTGCATCAAATTTAAACGTCCTAAATGACGTGCTTTCTCTTTATCAATAATTAGATTTGATTCGCCGTCAACATTATTACCGCCTACACTGCTACCAGTAATTGAGTTTGGTACAACAGCAGGTTGCTCTGTAGCGAACTGTATTTGTGCATCTCCACTATTTTCGCTAAAATAGTTTGTAGTGGTATAGGAAGAATAACGATCATTTTGAAGTTCTTTCTGGGTTTGAGTAGTTTTATCATCCTCAACACGATTGATATTGTAAAACGTATAGTTGCTATCGCTAGACATTTGCTATTATATATTTGCTATATATTTTGTCTTGGGAAATAGCGTTATTTTTCATATAAATAACATTATTTAATTAATAGAGATTATGTCTAGGGTTATTTCTTACAGAGGCAAACATATTGCCTTCTTTGGCCGAAATCATATCACCGTAACAAAATTCAGCAAAACTTGTTTGATCATTTGGAATGGTTGTATTTGCGGTACTATAAAACTGTCTCATGGATTGTTCTAATTCAAGATTATCAGTAACATCTTGAAACAATTTTTTATCAATACCAGGTTGTCCTGGATTTAACAATTGAATAGAACGTTTTGTTTCTTCTAAAATATTCTCTTTTCCTTCTTTTGTATAACACGGTTCAGCTGGTCTTCGATTCGGATTATAATCATAATCACTAATTAAAACATTTGATAAAGGATTTGTTGGTGATGCTTTTTGAAAAGTAGCATCGAGATCCGGCACAATTTCTACTTTTGGACCCTGACGATTGTATAATTTAACTAAATTACCGTCTGTATTTATGAAACCTTCTCCGTTTTCTTTATGATAATAAAACATCAAATAGATACAAACAATACTAATAACAGAAACTACAATAATATTCATTTTTTTTGTAACTAAGTAAGATATTGCAGTTAAAATCAACACAATACGTGTGATAGCATTTAATTTTTGATTGAACGTCATTGCCTCTGTTGGAAAAAACTCTAAAACATATTCTGGTTGCAATAAAATATTAGGATCTTGCGCCCAAAAATGAATAGCTGTTTTTTTATTTATGATAGTAACCGGAGGTGAGGGAACAACCACTTCTTTTTCTTCTTGTGGTGATGTTTTTTTTAAATCCTCTAAATCTTGTTCAACTATATCAACTTTTGTAGGATTAATAGAAATAGACATTATATATATATTCTTTGTTATAAAAATATATATTTTTATGCTTTAAAATTTTTAATACACTTTTCATCCATTTGAAAAGTATCACATTTTTTTGTATCTGGTACAATTTGCAAAACACATTTTGATTTCTCTCCATATACCGGTTCAGTACAACCTTTTTCAATATGTTTTTTCGTCTTTTTATTTAATGTACAACGAGAACGAAAATGTTCATATCGATCTCTTACTGACTCATAAGTTAATCCGGACTTTTTACCAAGCATATCATTTATAACTTCATGCAATTTGTAAATATATCGTGAAAACGTAGTACGATTTTTCATATCTTTCATTTTAAGCGGTAATTTTTTGAAATTTTTGCACAAATTATCTCTGCATTTACCACAAGGTAAAACATTACGTAGATTTAAAATGAAATTACGATAATTTTTTTTATCTTCACAAGATGGTTTTACAGGATAATTAAAACTCATTGAATGAAGAAAATGCCATGCACTTGGTCCCCAAACACTTGTTAACATTCCATCATTAGAATTATAATCTTTATTTTTATAAATTTTTCGTGTTTTGTTTTTACGAGTTTTTCTTTTATTCGTTTTAGCCATAGTTATACTATAATGATAAAATATTGATTAACCATTTTTCTAAATAACGAATAATTCTTATATAAAAATATAGCAGTAGTTTATAAAATGTTTACCTCTAAGAATATTTTCGTTACTCTTTACAATGATTATATTAAACCACTTGATAAGTACATTTTAAGTTTTATACTTCTTATCATATTCTCAATTGCTGGATATGTAGGATATAATTGGTTTGTACGTTCTACTGTTGAAAATTTAGATACAGAAGATTTAGCTAATGATAATAGACGTGTAAGCAATGCCGAAATAATGTTTTTCTCTGCTGACTGGTGTCCTCACTGTAAACGTGCAAAACCTGAATGGGACAATTTTAAAAATAATTTTAACGGAAAAACGATTGGATTTCATGAATTAAAATGTACAGACGTTGATTGCACAGAAGGAGATAATCCATTGATTCAAAAATATAGCGTTGATGGATATCCTACCGTAATTTTATTAAAAGACGGAAAACGTATTGATTATGATGCACGCATTACTGAAGAAAATCTAAGACAATTTATTAATGAATTCCTAGACTCCAAGTGAATCTAAAAATTGGTTTGCCCGTTGTTTACCTTCTTCAATCAACTCTTTACGATGATCTTGCAGATTAATAAAATCGAACATTGTTTCTAATGTTGTTGGTAAATTATTTAAACATATTTGAAATTTACAAGTATTTTCTTTTTTATTATTTGTAAATTTTACCACATTTTTTAAAACGATAGCAAAATAATCTAACAATGTAGATGTGTCTGTAATTGTTTTTTCATTTTCATCATCAGTAAAGTCTTTGTATATGCCCAAAATCTCATCTTCATTTACGCCTTTTTCTATTAATTCACTAATTGGATAATTTAGGAAAATACCTCCATCTGCATAAGCCTTGTCATCTTTTATTAATGGACGAAATATTATAGGTAAACAACAAGAAGCATAAATAGCATCCACTACTTTCCAATCAGGATGTGTATGGTGTGAAAGACAAACACAAGTAAAACTATTTAGCTCGGTTGTATAGATGAAAAACTCTTTTTGAGTTTTATCATATAATTCTTTTAATGTGATATCAAGATCAATATCTTTACCTTTAAAAAGCGGTTCAAATGCTTTACAAAAGGCACTTATATCAAAAGCACCACAATTATCAAACGAACTTATACATTTTTCAATATCGTATTGAAATAATTTATCCCAAGGCCTTTTTATTAAATAATTTTCAATTGTCTCATAATCATAATCTAACAAAAATAATAATGTTACTATCGTACCAACTGAAGTACCGTAAAACGATTCTATCATTTTTAAATTCCAAAAATCTTTTTTTTGTAATTCAGCCAAAAGACTATATACGGTTAATCCAAATGTACCCCCACCAGATATTACAATATGTTTAATTGTTGGTTTTTCTTGCATATAAATAATTATCTAATAAATTATTTATATATTTTTTTTTTCATAGGTTTTTATATTAGAATGTCTTGTTTTTTATTTACTGATGATAGCGATAAAGTTGAAAATGTTAATATTGACGATTTATATGAAAAACGTCAACAACGGGATCTTAGACAGGTTTCTATTTTTAATAAGATATTAAATAGAATACATAAAAGAATCAAAGTTACAGGTAGAAATAAAACAAGTGAACAGCATATATGGTTTACAATACCGGAATATATTTTTGGTGAACCAGTGTATAATAAAGCAGATTGTATTGCTTATATTATAGCAAAATTAGAGGCCAATAAATTTCATATTCGTTATATTCATCCAAATACTCTTTTTGTATCTTGGTCAAATTGGGTACCTTCTTATGTTCGTAGTGAATATAAAAAACGCACAGGTGTAACCGTAGATGAACTTGGACAAGTTGTTTCAAATAAAAATGAAATGATTGAAGATAATAATGATCCTAACTCTAAAATATTAAATACCGGGGGAAATAATCAAGATGATAAACCTAAAAAGATCTATAATTCAACTGATAATTATGTACCAACCGGTAAATTGATATATAATCCAGATATGTTTAATCATATCGATAAAAAGGTTAATTAATCACAAACATTATAGAATAAAAATCAACAAATTTATAGATCTTATTCAATAACACAAAAATAAGAAAAGGTAATCCTAAATGCCATATATAAAGACTTTTTGTATAATCCAGTATTTCTACTACGTATGGATAGTTTGTAAATTCACCCAAAGGACATTTACGATCTGCAATCCAAAACGTTAGCATAAAGAAAAACATCATTATAAAACAAACAACTAGATACACGTTGTTTATAAACAGTGAAAATAAAACAGCTAAAAATATATAAAATATATGAAATCGATCAATCAGATCCTCATTTTTCTCAATAAGACTTTTTAAAAGATAAAACAAGGTAAATAATAATATGTAAATTAAATACGTATCATATCTATTTAATTTTTGCGTTGTAATAATTGTAACTAAAACAACAGCAAATAATATTGTTAAATATAATAATTCATGTCTTCTCTCAAATTTAAACATATATAAATTATAGATGTAAAAAATTTAATAAAATTGAAACCATTTTCTAAATGTCTTTTATTTTACAACACTGGACTATCAAACAATGAACTATCAAATTACAAATATAGAAAAATACAAACAAATTGTTTATGGAAAATTACATCGCTATAAAAAACGTCAACGCAAGGTATGGAACTGTCATTATAAATTGTTAACACGTCTTAATGAATCAAATGTATATAGAAATAGTAATGCAATATTTGAGAAACAATGGTATTATTATTGTCTTTGGGAGTTAAAATATCAACCCTCTATCAAGGTAAAATACAATACTTTTAAAGAAAAGGTTGAGAAAAAAATACATTTGTACATAAATATTTTACTTAAACTAAAATATTTGTCTAATTTAGATTTAGATTCAATGTTGTATATTATCGAGTATATTCACTAAAAATTACAAAGGCTTTATATAATCTTTTTTCAAATGATCAATACAACCATTACAGATAAAACGATATGACTTATAAATACGTGGAAATGGGAAATCATCGTCAAAAATTGCGCGATAATAAATGGTAGTAGCATCTTTTTTTCCTTCTTGTTCAACAAACTCTAAACCGCATTCATCGCATTTTATAAAAAGAAAAGATTTTATATAATGTTTTATATCAAATGGAAATCGATTTAACATATATCATGTTTGGATATTTCTTCTTGAAAAATAGAGATCATCCATTGATAATGGGGTTTTTCACTAAACGCAATATTCATTAAATAACTCAGTATTTTTTTAACATAATGCGTAGAAGAAATATTATCAAAAAATTCTTCTTTTAAACGTTTTCGTTCTACATTTTTAAAATGATGGATATGATTTGGACTATATCCATCTTGTTTATCTTGGACATTTAACCAAGGTAATTTTTTGGTGGATAAGTAAACAAAGATATAAATAGCCGAGATTAAATCGTCACGTCGCGAAGAGGCAATACCATTATGTATATTTAGACTAATAAATTTAGGAGTCCCTGTAATAAAAACCGATTCATTTTTTTCTGGCAATGGATTCATATGTTCGTCAACAAAAATAGTAGACAAGCCAAAATCAATCAAATAGATTTTCTCGTCTTTTATCATAAAATTTTCGGGTTTCACATCACAATGAATAACACCACATTCATGAATAAAGCTTAAAATCTCTATTATTTTGACGATATTAGTGAAATGTTGTTTCTTGGACACGCCCTTATTTTTATAGAGTTCTTCAAGAGACATTTCATAGAACGGCATAATTAAAGTGGGTGATCCTTCATAAATTCCATACCAATAAATAAAGGGTATCTGATAAGATTGTTTAGAATTGATATAATTAAGTATTCTGGTTTCATGTTTTAAAAGAGGAATAGGCGTTTCTACATTTTCGGTTTTAATAGCAACAATCTCATCAGTTTTATTAAATTTCCCTTTAAATACATTACTGAATTGACCCGAACCTATTTTAGATAATATAGTATATTTATTAGCAATCATTCTAATAAATATTTAGATTTATTTATATATTATTTTAATATAGAAATAATATAAGTATGGACGAAATAATATTAACAAGTTTATTATATTTAATCATAATATGTTTTCTTGGACATTTAATCATAAATTATTGTTTAAAACCTTCGATACGTGAAGGAGCACGAACACTTCCACGTCCAGTGATACATCCAGAATTAAATGAGCCATTATATAAATTTAAACCTTCACCGCCTTATTACGGAGAAACATTAGACCAAATGATTGATCGATATATTAATATGTATTTTGATAAACGTGGTCTACCGTATATGAATACAATACAATTATATGTTGATAATTGTGTAAATAAGGGAAATGTGACAGAAGAAAATAAAAGTAAATTAAACGATATAGGTTATTACTTTTTAAACATTGTAATTCCCAACATACAGAGTGTAAAAAATCCTGCTCCAGAACAAAATTGGCCTGCTATTAAATGGAGTGGAATGAATACCTTTAAAGTATCGATTCAACCAACACCTACCTATTTAATCTATAAAGGACAGCCCTATAAAGATTCGTATTTTTCAAGATACCATTCATCGATGGCTGAAAATGGTGGAAATATAGATCCAACGGGAGGTAGTTCGAGGGGTGGTTCTAGTGGAACAAGAGGCGGAGGAGGTTCATCTGGAGATGGTGATAGTGGAATATGTGATAGTGACGATTTAAATTCTTGTGGTATTGGATGTCCAAGTAGTTGTTTAGATGGTATAGCTGCATCGTGGTATAAACAGCAACAAGATGAGTCTTCTTCGTCAAAAGATGGAAAAGATGGAAGTGGTGATTCAAATAACACAGATGGTTCCCAATGGGATGATAATAATCGATCAAATATTGGAAATACACAAAAACTTCCTGGTGGAAATAACAATACGTTAATAATAGGTTCAGCAGAGATAGATGGATATGTTATTACAGATGAGGAACAAACAAGCAGTGAAACAACATTAAATGATAAGATTGATGCATTTATAAAAGAGTTTTTTATAGAAAAAGGTCCAAATAAAAATAGACCTACACAAAAGGCAATAGACGTATTTAATATGTATTTTCAGTATAGAAAACCGATGGATGATATCCATATGAATAAAATGCGAGATGTAGTATATTATATTCTGCAAGTAATTTTACCAGGATTACCGACTTCATCATTGCCGCGTTCATATGTCGAATGGCGGCCAATTGTGTGGTTGAGTCTTTCCGAAAGGACAAAGAGATAGATTAATTATTATAATTAGGATCTTGGAATATATCAATAATATCACGACACCAGTCAATAGTATCGTAGTCATTTTGAGAAATATACTTATTTACAATATTTTGCATTATATTAAAATAATATCCAGAGTCTTTACCAATAAGGTATTCAGGTGCTGTATGCGATAAAGAGCTTCTGAACTCAGCAAAAGCGTCGTGTATGGTTTTTGCTTTCTCATTACTGTTAATTATACCGTTATACTTAACAGTAAGTACTTCTTGCATGCCGTTTAAAACTATTAAAAGATGTCTCATTGTGGTTTTCTTTTATTATTTTTTAGCGATAGATTTCAATTTTATACAGACAGACAGATTTAATTGAATAAAAGAAACCGATATAAATACATTTTAAAGATATGTATTTATACTCTGTTGTGTCATGAACAAAATCGAATATGGTATGAAACTTGATTTTTCAAATGTATTGATTCGGCCCAAACGGTCAACTATTAATAGTCGTTCTGATGTAAGTCTTGAACGTCAATTTAGATTTAAATATTCCCCTTTATTGTGGGATGGTGTACCGATTATTTCCGCTAATATGGATACTACTGGTACTTTTGATGTATATTGGTGTTTATCGAAACATAAAATAGTAACTGCATTGCACAAGTTTTATACAGTTGAAGATTATACATTTTTTAAAGAAAATTTCACTCCACATCCTGATTATTTTATGGTTTCTACAGGTATTGGTGAAGGATCAATCGAGCATTTAGCGCAAATATTTAATGTGATTGAATGCAATTGGATTTGTATTGATATTGCGAATGGATATATTAGTAAACTAGTTGAATTTTGTAAACAAGTTCGAAAGGCATTTCCTGAAAAACGTATTGTGGCGGGAAATGTAGTCACACGTGAAATGGTAGAAGAACTCATTTTAGAAGGTCTAGTTGATATTGTGAAAATCGGTATCGGGCCAGGTGCTGCGTGTACAACACGTCTTAAGACGGGTGTAGGAATGCCGCAATTGTCTGCTATCATTGAATGTGCCGATGCTGCTCATGGTGTAGGTGGATTAATTATCGGAGACGGTGGTATTACGTGTCCAGGAGATATGGCGAAAGCATTTGGTGGAGGAGCTGATTTTGTAATGGTAGGAAGCGCATTTGCTGGTCACGACGAAAATCCAGGACAAGTAGAAGAAGAAAACGGTGTAAAAGTAAAGAAATTTTATGGAATGAGTTCAAAAAAAGCGATGGACAAACATTACGGAAAAATGGCGGAATATCGTTCTTCAGAAGGTCGTGAATTAAAGATAAAATACAAAGGACCCTTGGTAAATACCGTTCATGATTACTTGGGTGGATTGCGAAGTACATGTACATATATTAACGCTTCTTCTATAAAACAAATGGCGAAATGTACTACATTTTTACAAGTATCGAACCAGTTAAATACAAGTTTAGTATAATATATTTATATTATATATAAATGAAATTTTTAAAAGATATAGCTTTAAACATAATTGATTACATAGATTCTTTTGTAGAGTATTTCTCGGCACCTGTATATCATTTGTTGATCCTATTACTTTATATAACATATATTGTCGCAATAGTTGGTGTTTCTTATATTAACACAGATTATACGCGTTATTTATCAATAATAATACAATTGTTTATAGCATTTATTTTAATGGTGCGTTTTAATCCATTGCGAAAAAAAATGAAATGCAATAATAATGATAGAACATTGGTTTTCGCAAGTGCATTTTATCTATTATTTAACGACGAATTTACAAATTATGTAATCGATTATTTTAAAGAAAACCAAATATTTCATTTTTTTACTCCTTTTTTTGGTAATTAATATTAGTAAAGATTTTTAATATATATTTATAATATACAATGAACATAAATTTGGTCGTATATTTCATACCTTGCTTAATAGTAATATATTTTTATTATATGAAATTCGATTACAACTATTACAATGCATCAAATATAACGCATATATCTGCATTAATAATGTCTTTTATTACAATAGTATTTTTACTATCAAAAAAATGCATTAATACAGACTATAAATCTTTATTTATACTTGGGTTTGTATATTCTTTATTTGGTTTTCATATATTTCATCAATTCGAATTAAGTAAATTGATATAAATGATTTATTCTATACAATATAATGAATCATTTAATAGAAAAAGAGAGAAATAACCCAGAATTACAAAATACGCTTGATATTCGCACGATTTTAGAATCAGCGGAAAATGTAGACAACAACTATATTGGAGATCATTCATTAAAAACGATATCAAAAGAAATATATGATTTAATGATAGAAAAAAAGATAGATAGAGATATCGTCTATAAATACTGCAATCGTTTATTAAATTATCGTTTAATTGATCATGTGTATCATATACACAAAGGAAAACATATAAGATGGTTACGAAATAATAAATTAACAAACGGAGGTATTGTAGTCGACATAAAATTTTTAGACAATGGTACTCATATTTTATGCAAAAATAAAAACAGATTTATTCAATATCGTTTTGACGACTGTTCTACGTTTCAAAAATTAACACCTGACGAGTTGTTAATATTACAATTAAAAGACAGTGTTTAATTATTTACATTTTTAAATTGATTTTTTTTATATTCAGCAAATCGTTTTAAAAAAGTGTTTGAATAAAATAAATAAATGATGGTACTTGTTAAAACCAAAATCATTATATATATATCCTATAGTTTAATTTTTCTTGTTTTATTGCAATTTATGTGCGTTGTTTTTTTCCTAGTGTGTAATTTTTTTGTAGTTACATAAAAAAATCGTCTGCAATGATATAGTAATTTCTTGGACACTTCAATATCAACTTCAAGTTCTTGGTGAGGTTTAATAAACGTATCAAACGAATATCCATTTTCCAGATACCATTTTTTTAAAATTTCAGCAAACTCATTTTCGGATAGTTGAAGGCGTTCGTAAATATGTACACCTATGTTTGATTTAAAAAATCGTCTAAGTATATCTATTTTATTTACATAATGATAGTATGGTTTTGGTTGTAAATAATAGACATGTCTATGTAACATTTTTGGAAACAAAGAATTATCAATAAAACATAACTCAGTTTCTTTTTTTAGTTTAATACAACGAATTAAATCACTATACGTTTTATCATTTGTAGTACGTTTATATTCAATAATCTCATCATTTATCTTAAAACAACGTATAATATTATCAAATAATTCTATATTCAACGATTTTTCAATATATTTTATGATAATAGATGTCCAAGTAATAGGAATACAAATATTATTTGTATAGATATAAACATTTATATCTGAAAAAAGTTTTTTTTTATCATTTAAATATTTAAATAAAACAGAAATACCATATCGAAAAAATTCAGGAAATTCGTCAAGTAGACAAAACAGCAATATTTCGTCACTATCATAGAGTGAAAGTTCGTTTTCTTTTTGAATATTTTCAATACATTTAAACAAAATATATAAATCCGAAAAAGATCCTATTGTTTCATCTAAGTCAAATACAAAGGTTTTTTTTCCATCTGTTTTACAATGTTTTGTTTGTAATCCCTTTCCTTTATATACTGAAAAATTATCATTAGAATTATTCATAGTTATAGTAATATCGTAAAATAAAATTTACAAATAATAAAAAGAAATTATTTAAATATAATAAAATATATTGTTTATAGCAGATTATGGATCGTGTAAAACAAATGGAGACTGTTCAACAAAAAGCATTAGACATGTTTAAAAAGAAAAATAAAGATTATGGAGATGCATTTGCAAAATTTGGAGTAATAGGAATTTTAATGCGAATTGAAGACAAAATACAACGTTCTTTGTCTATAACAAAGAATGGTGTTAATATGGTAGATGATGAAGGAATACGAGATACATTGATGGATTTGCATAATTATGCAGCTATGGGTGTTATGTTATTAGATGAAAAAGAAGAAATTGAAAAACGTGTGAAACCATTAAGATTTATTTAAAATTTCGGTAGGCATACCAGCTTGTTTAAATTTTCTCCAAGAAATATCTCGTCCATCATTTATAACTGGCTTATCTCCTTGATGTTCTTTATCTAATGCATCTGCGCGTTTCACAGCAGAATCAAGGTATAGTTCTTTTAATAGACGTCCTACACGAACAGCTCCGTCTTGTTGATCTAAATGCCCTTCTTCAATAAGCTTTAATACAATCAATAATTTAGACATAATGTTAATATCAATTTCATCTTTCATTAAACGTCTAAAGATATCAGTGTAATTATTGTATAGAAAGATACATTCAGTAGATACTATATTAAAAAATTGTTCTGGTGATGAAATACGCATATCAGCGTGTTCTCTTTTTAAGTCTTCTAATTTACGAATATTATCGCGAATTTTTACACTGTGTTTTAATCTACGAATAGTATCGGTATTATCTACATAGTCCATTTCGGACATCATTTTTTTGAGGTTGAGCTTTTCGTCGTCACTGAGATTCGAATTCATTATAAACGACTATAAAACTTCTTTTTTATGTATTTTGAACCCTTTATAATATATAGGAGAATACTATATATTATGTCTGATTTAAATGAAAATATAAAAACAGATGAAACATTAAAAGACGCAAATAATAACGAAGAAAATTTAGAAACAATATTAAAACGTTATTTTATTCCTCCAAAGACAATACAATTTATGCGATGGGGACAAGCTATAATGATATTTGTCTTGTTTGGATTAATGTTTATAGGTATACTTTTTGCCTATGTTTATGCTAATTTTACAGACTATCAAAATAGGATTAGTGTAATTACCAATGCATATTTATTTGGAGAAAATCCTCAAGGAAAATTTGAGCAATATATGAAGAACTCACAAGGAGAATTGATATCTTCCGTGATGAATGATATCGAATCATCTGCGATGAATTTAGAAACAGTAAATGCTAGATTAGACAGTAATGCTTCTCGATTATCCAATAAAGTTCAAACGGAAGTTCCTAAGAAATATATAGAATCAAATAGTTTAGGGGTTTCTATTCAAAAGAATATTGCGAAATTAAGAGATACAATATCAAAATTAGGCGGTTCTTTTGTTTTAGGTAATTACATTAAAGACGGTGCTATAAATACGGTAAAAGCATAATTTAATTCAGAATATATAACACGTAAAAAACGTATTATATACTATACAAATGAAATACGAATATATACCTATCGATTATTTTTCATTTAATCGACCAGAATATTTCGCAGCAATAATAGTTATAATGATGTTTATTATTTTTACTATTATTTTGTATTGGGTCTTTAAATATGAATACTTTAAACGTATAGAATATTGCGATCCGATGTACTACTATGGTCAACCATGTCGTAATGATAATTCAAATTTAATTTTGATGGATCCCAAATTTATTGAAATGAAAAAGGTATACTACGATGCAGTAGCAAAATTTAACGATGAAACGGGTAAATATGAAGGTGTACGAAAATCTACACAAAAAAACAAAGGAAAGATAGAAAAAGCCGAAGAAAATATAGAAGATAATTTAAATCGTAATGATGAATTTATAAAAACATCAGTAGAAGAAATTGAAAAAATAACAACAATATCAAATTTAATCGCGTCAAAATATTTAGGAAATATGGAAGATATTTTACGCAATATACATAGTGCCCCTGATTATGTTTTAGAATCCATTAAAGGATTGCCTGAACATTTAGCCCAATTAAGAATTCAGATCCAAGATACAGTTGTAAATCCATTATTTAAACAATATACCGCACCATTGCAAAAACTATATCGTTCTCTTACAGAATTAGATAAAAAGACTGTTCCTTATATCCAAAAAAATAATAAGCAAAAATAGAATTTCTCAGCTACATATATATAAAACAAAATGAAATCTGTAGGAAAAATATCAACCGGATTATTAGTTATACTCATTGGTTTAGCCATTGTAGTACTATTAACAACATGTGTAGGATGCACAAAAGTAATTCCTTATAACTCAGACCCAAAATATACTAGTGCCGAAGGCTTTAGCCCTATTCATTATGCTAGCTATCCTGATGGTAAAAGTGTAGACATTAAAGATAGACACCTTATCAATAGCAATGCATCTCAACCAACCGCTCAACGTGTTAGTAATATGAAAGGTTTATTTGGTCCAGAAGGAGCTTGTGATAAGATTGAAATATATTCTGATGCTAAAGGTGGATTAAGCGAAGAATGTATGAGAAAATCAAGTGGATTAAGCAACTCTCAAGGATACTTATGTTTAAATGATAGACAAATAGAATTATTGAAAACACGTGGTGGAAACCAGCCTCATTGTGGTGGACCAAGTTGCAGTGATTAATTAAATGTAATGAGACATTTTTCACAATAACGGATAGATTTTGATCGATCAGGATCAATATCTATTAAATCATCGACTATTTCATGTTGACAATGTTTCAGTAAAAAATTATCTACCATTTTTAGTATTGTATTTATCTCATCATTTTTTTCACTTGAAACAAGTATATTTTTTATTTCAATCATATTGTCGACTGTTTCTGTACACATATTAAATATATCACTCAAGAAATATTTAATATGTTTATGTAATTATAAAAATAGTAAACATATTATCTAAAGAATAGTTAATATGTTTCAAAATAAAATTAAATCAGTTTCGTTTTCGAATATAGTGAATGTGGTTTTGATACCTTCACGACAAGAATATTTTGATCAAGAACTAGAGAGTCAAATGTGGTGGACTGAAGATAATTTACAACATGCAAAATTATTAGCAGTTACCGAATTACGCGCAGTAATGGCTATGCAAAATATACCTTACAAACAAGCAATTGAAAATCTGTATCAACCGAAAAAATATACAATCTTTAAATGTACAGAGCCAACAAACTCTGATTTATCGACTTATCACAATCAACCAATTTCTTAATATGCTCTTTTGTAACTGTTACAGGAAAGGTGATTTGTAAATCCAAATCCTTTGAAAAGATATTCTTTTCAGGTTTCATTAGTCGAAACAAATTGAGTTTTGTATGAATAATTTCTAAACAGCGTTTTAGATTTCTCACACCTTCCTCACCTTTTGTAATCGTTTCATTTGAAATAATCTCTTCCAATATTTCATCTGGAATTATAAGTTCATCGGGTTTGAACGCTACTTGTTCGCGAATTTTTGGTAAAAGAAAGTCGCGTGCTATAATTTTCTTTTCTTTATTCTCGTATCCTTTTGTGAGAATACGATACATACGGTCACGTAAAATAGGATTGATACGTGATTCGTCGTTATAACTGAAAATAAACAAACATTTACTCAAATCAAAGTGGATTTCCGAAAAATACTTGTCGTGAAATTGACTATTTTGAGAAGTATCCGTCAAATGAGTCAAAATACCAATGATCTCTTCACCTCTTGGTGTATCACTCACTTTATCCAATTCGTCAAAATAAATGACCGGATTCATACATTTGCTATCCATTAATATTTGAACAATACGCCCCCATAAACTTCCTTCATATGTATAACCGTGTCCTTCTAATGAACTAGCATCCCCTGTACCACCCAATGCTATAAACGAGAATTCCCTCCCCAAAATTTTACTAATTCCATCTTTTACAAGAGATGTTTTACCAGTTCCAGGTGGACCTTGAATAGCAATAGCAGTACCAAGTGCCTGAGGATTTGTAATCCACTGTCCAATCATTTGCATAATTTGCATTTTAGCATCATTTAAACCATAAACACATTCATCTAATGTTTGTTTTGCCTGTTCCATAAAATCGCTACAAGTCTCAATACCATCGGTAATATTAACACTCAAATTTTTCTGAACACCAAAAGGAATACGCATAAAACCATCTACCCATGTTTTTAGTTTAAAATACTCAGGATCACCTGCTTCCATAGAACGTAACATATTCACCTTTTGCATTACGGTTGCTTTAAATTTGGGAGGAATATTACTATCTAAGAGTGTAAGACGATATGGTTTTTTGATGCTAATATGATCATTTATTTCTTTGAGTTCTTTAATTACACGCAATTGTTCTTTATTCGACAATTGTTTTTTGAAATACTCAATTTCACCCGTTTTTTTCTCATCTTCACCATTTACCATTTTATAGTATTTTTTAGCATTCTTGAGACGAGACTTTTTAACAAGCTTACGAATTGATTCTTTACATTCATCGATTGCTTTCAATAGTATTTTATTATTTGGATTTTTTTCCAACTGTTCAGATAAATATTTTTTCAATTCTGTAAGACTTTTATATTCACTTTCTGCATCAGCAGTTTCAGACACATCAGTTTTTTCTGAAATATTACGTTTTTTCTTTTCTTTTTGTTTTTTCTTCATTGCTTTTGTTAAAATACCTTCAGGAATAGGAATGGTTTGATAATTTTCACGCATAAAATTTTTCTCATCATCACTATTACATTCTTCGTCGCGATCATCTTTAATAGCACGTTGATCTTGAATTTCTTCAGCATTATGTCCACCTCCAGCAAGAGCAGAAAATAGAATATTAAAATCTTGTACTTGCATATCTTCATCGTCATCATCTTCATAATACTCGTCATATTCCTCTTCATCTGAAAATTCACTTTCTTCTTCTGATTCGCTTTCTTCTTTTTTCTTGCTTTTTCGTTGTTCTTTTTTCTTGGGTTTTTTACCCTTTACTTTTTGCTTTTTCTTTTTACTTTTTTTATCGTCTGCTTTCACTTTTTCGTTAATATAATTTGATGGAAATAAAGTAGCAATTGTTTTTCTTAATTCTCTTGGATCAATAATGGAACCGTCTTCATCATATTCTTCATCTTCATCATATTCTTCATCTTCATCATATTCTTCATCTTCATCACTCTCTTCTTTAGCAGATTTTTTTCTCTGTGATTTTGGAACATATTCTGAATCTGAATCTGAATCACTTTCAAATTCTTCATCATCCTCATCTGTATATAAAATAATATTATCTTCGTCATCAGAAGAATCAGATTCTTCTTTTCTACGCTTTTTTTGACTACGTGTATTGTATTTTTTATCACTAGATTTACCCGGCATTTTAGTAATTACAAATAATTAGAGGTATAACTTTATTACCTTTTTTAAAAATATATTTCATAAGATACAAAATTGATTTAGATTAATTAGATCATAAACAATATAAAATATACCCAATTATATTATATTAACGATGTCTAAACGTTCAAATAAAGACAATTATGAAAATCCATCGAGAATTATTGGAATTCAGTTTAGCATGTTATCGCCAGAAGAAATCCGAAAAAATTCTGTAGTTGAAATAACATCTGGTGATACCTATAATAATAATAAACCAGTTGTTGGTGGTCTATTTGATCCTAGAATGGGTGTTCTTGAACCTGGTCTTATTTGTCCAACGGACGGTATGACTTATATTAATACACCTGGATATTTTGGTCATATTGAATTAGCCCGTCCAGTATTTTCAATTCAAAATATGAAAGATATATTAAAGGTTTGTCGTTCAATTTGTTTTAAATGTAGTAAATTGTTGATCAATAAAAATCAACATAAACATATTTTGGAATGGACCCCTTCACAACGTTGGGATTATGTGAATTCATTGACTTCAAAAACAATCAAACGTTGTGGTGAACAAACCGAAGATGGTTGTGGTTGTAAACAACCAAAAATAAAATTGGAAGGAATGTCTACTATTTGTGCTACATGGGAAAATCTTGAAACAGATGACGAAAATAATAAGGTTACAAAAAAAATGACTGCTGAGAATATTTTAAAAATCTTTAAACGTGTATCTGACGATGATATTACATTTATGGGATTTAGTCCAGTATGGTCTAGACCCAGTTGGATGGTATTAGAAGTACTTCCTGTACCACCTCCAGCAGTAAGGCCCTCTGTAAAACATGATGCCCAACAAAGAAGTGAAGATGATTTAACACATATTTATAGAAGTATCATTAAATATAACAGCATTTTACGTGAAAAATTAGCAAATCCAGATTCTAATGCAAATGTAACAGAAGGATGGTATACGATCTTGCAACATTCTGTAGCAATGATTGCTAATAATAAGATTAAAGGTGTTGCACCAATGGCTCAACGTTCAGGTCGCCCACTGAATTGTATTATGGGACGTTTAAATTCTAAAAATGGTCGTATTCGAGGTAACTTGATGGGAAAACGTGTAGATTTTAGTGCACGTTCTGTTATTACAGGTGATCCAAATCTATCTGTAAAACAATTAGGTGTTCCTCTTAAAATAGCAATGAATATTACAAAACCTGTTGTCGTAAATGATCGCAATCGCGATTTCCTAACAAAGTTGATACAAAATGGTCCAGATGGTGGTCCAAATGGAGAACCTGGTGCTAAAATTCTAGAACGTAAGAGTGGAGAGAGTATATCATTGCGAAATGTAGATCGTGAAACAATTGAACTATACAATGGTGATGTCGTGCATCGTCATATGATGGATGGTGATGCTGTCTTATTTAACAGACAACCTAGTTTACATAGAATGTCTATGATGTGTCATATTGTTAAAGTTATGAAAGTTGGCGACACATTTCGAATGAATGTAGGTGATACCAAACCATATAATGCAGATTTTGATGGTGATGAAATGAATATGCATATGCCCCAAAATGTTTTGGCTGAGACAGAACTACGTGCATTGGCTGCTATTCCTTACCAAACAATAAGTCCTGCTAGTAATTCACCTATTATTGGTATTTATCAAGATTCTCTTTTGGGGTCTTATCGTTTAACACGTGATAATGTGAAATTTACACAAAGAGAGGCAATGAATTTATTGATGATGTATCCACACGTAAAACCAGATGATATTCGTGAAAAGAAAACATTGTCTTCATTTGATGTATTATCGCAAATTGTACCTCCGTTAAGTATGATTTACAAAACAAACAATTTCAAGGATGGAGAAGATTTCGCAACTTCACCAAATGTGTTTGAGGTTAGAAATGGTAAATATATTCGTGGTCAATTAGATAAAAAGGTAATTGGGTCCACTACAAAGGGTATGTTACATCGTATTAATAATGATTTTGGAAATATGGCGTGTGTTGATTTCAATGATAACTTGCAAAATATTGTTACAGAATATCTTAAAACGAGTGCATATAGTGTTGGAATTAGTGATCTCATTTCAAATAAATCAACACAAACACAGATTTTAACCACCATTGCTCGACAAAAGGCAGAAGTACAAGAATTGATCGACAAGGTTCATCTGGGTGTGTTTGAAAATAATACTGCACGATCAAATAATAGCGAGTTTGAAACAAGTGTAGCAAACATTTTAAATAAGGCCACAGATGAAGCAGGTAAAATTGGACGTGATAGTCTTGATAAAAATAATCGTTTCCTTATTATTGTAAACTCTGGTTCAAAAGGTAATCCTACCAATATCGCACAAATGATATCTTGTCTAGGACAAACCAGTGTTGATGGAAAACGTATTCCCTATGGATTTGATGGAAGAACATTACCTCATTTCCATAAATATAATGATAGTCCTGGTGCGCGTGGTTTTATTGAAAATTCATACATTTCTGGATTGACTGCCCCTGAATTGTTCTTTCATGCACAGGGTGGACGTGTTGGTCTTATTGATACAGCAGTTAAGACATCACAAACGGGTTATATTCAAAGAAGACTGATTAAAGGTCTTGAAGATCTTAAAGTTGAATATGATGGTACTGTCCGAAATAATAAAGGAAAAATTATTCAATTTGTTTATGGTGACGATGGTTTTGATAGTACACGTGTTGAAAATCAAAGTATACCACTTGTAGGAATGAGTGTAGAAGACATTTATATGCACTATGATATTATTGGTATTAATGATCAGACCAGTGAATTGTTGAGTGTTTACACAAGAGGAGCTATTTCACGTATTAAAAAACAGCGCACTGATACACGTAACAAGTGCCGTGAATATATTACCAAAATGTTGGAAAATCGCGAACTTGTAGTAAAAAACGTATTTAAATATAAAAATGAGAATCAGGTCTCAATGCCTGTATCTTTCCAAAATACAATTGTAAATGTGCAAGGTCAGATGGGACTCAATCAAAATAGTGTAGTAGATATTACTCCTCTAGAAGCATTTGAACTCATTGAAGAAAATTTCGAAAAGATGTCGAAATTGTCCTATGCACCATTGACCAAATTGTTTAAAATTATGTATTACTTCTATCTATCACCAAAAGAGCTTTTAGTAAACAAACGTTTTCATAGAAAAGCGTTGATTGTTTTGCTTGAAACAATCTCTTTGAAACATCGCGAATCCATTGTTCATCCTGGAGAAATGGTAGGTGTTATCGCAGGTCAATCAATTGGTGAACCTACTACACAATTGACTCTAAATACTTTCCATTTAGCTGGTGTATCGAGTAAGTCAAATGTAACGCGTGGTGTACCTCGAATTGAAGAGATATTGCGTTTAACGAAAAATCCTAAAAATCCTTCACTTACGGTTTATCTAAAATCATTTGAAGAATCTGAACAAGATAAGGCAACAATGTATGCTACAATGATGGAACATACAAAATTGGTTGATGTTACAAAATCGGTACAAATCCATTTTGAGCCTATGAGCAAAACAACTGCTATATTAGACGATCAATTGTTAATGGAACAATTCTATGAATTCGAAAATTTAATTGAAGAATGTTTAGATCCAGTAGACAAGACAGATTCCAACGATTCAAATCAATCAAAATGGATCGTTCGCATTGAGTTAGATAAAGAGACTATGTTGGATAAAAATATTACTACTGATGATATTCATTTCGCAATCTCAAATAGTCATTATGGTAACGATATTACTTGTGTATTTTCAGATTATAATGACGATAATCTTGTATTTAGAATCCGTATAAACAGTTCTATCTTCAATAAAAAGAAGAAAGAAGGTATAGCTGAAACTCTTGATCAATCAGATGATATTTATCTATTGAATAATTTTCAAGAGACATTATTGCAAAATATTGTACTTCGTGGTCTAAATAATATTGAAAACGTAATTGCACGTAAAATACAAAATTCTGTAAAGAAGGTTGACGCCATGCCAGTTATTAAGAAGGGTATGTTTTCAGTTGCAGGAGAAAAAGAAATGTCCATTAAAAAAGAGGATGGAAAATACGTGAAAAATGATATATGGGTTCTTGATACAACAGGTACAAATCTACTAGAAGCGCTTGCTCTTGATTATGTAGATCCATCACGAACAATGAGTAATGATATTCGTGAAGTATTCAATATTCTAGGTATTGAAGCAGCTAGACAAATGATTTATCTAGAAATGATGGAAGTAATGGAATTTAGTGGTGTATCGATCAATTATCACCATCTAGGTCTTCTTTGTGATCGTATGACTTGTAATGAGAATATGGTTCCCATCTTCCGTTCAGGTTTATTGAATGATAATGTAGGTCCAATTGCGAAAGCTACATTTGAAGTACATACAGAAGTAATGTTGAACGCAGCTCGACACGGTGAATTTGATCATATGCGAGGTGTATCTGCAAATGTTATGACTGGTCAATATGGTAATTATGGTACAGGATCATTCCAAATAGTTCTTGATATGAATGAAATGGAGAAATTAGATGCATTTGACGTAGAAGATAAAGATACAAGTAAATCAATCGATGATCGCTTTGAAAAACATAGTGGTAAAAGTAATTGTAGTAAAAATGATATTGTGATTCAAAATAATATTGCGAATATTCAAAAAGAAACAAACGGCGATGATATATGCGATGATGGATATAATATTGGATTTTAACTCGATGCAAATTTAAAAATGCATATTATTAATATTTTTTATAACATTAATAATAATTTATACCAGTGAAGATTTAAACTTGTTTAAACTCTACATCAATCATATCATAATCTACACTATAAAATCCGTTATCTTCTAATATTACTACATTATCACTAAATCCTAATGGGAGTAATTGCTGTGCTAAAACACCTTCATATGTTACGTGAGGTGTTAAATCTGGTACCAAATCATTATATTTAAATCTAACAATGGGTATACCACTTGGAGAAAAGCCTATTTGGTTTATATCATATTTAAAATGTAAATCACTCCACATTCTTCTTCTTCGTCTTCTATTTTTTGCATTGTAATTATTTACTACAGTCTGTGCTGTTGCTAAACTACAATAATTTACAGTTCTAGGATTACAAGGTTTATTATTATACTTTGTATTCCAATCACTATTTAAATTATCATACTTTGTATTCCAACTCTTATCTAGATTGTCATGTTTTGCCTTCCATTCATTGTTTGTCTTATAACTCCTATTTAAATTATCATACTTTGTCTTCCAACTATTTTTATCTCTATCATATACCATTTTCCAATTACTATTTAAATTATCATACTGTGTCTTCCAACTATTCTTTAAATTTGTTTGGTTTCTATTATGTTCATTTTGTAAACTTGTTTTCATATCATTCATTTTACGAGTATGATCTGTAATATATTGTTTACGATCATCTTTACATTTTTTTTCAAGATTCTCAATTGCTTTTCTTCTTTCGTCTGCTAATTTCTTATAACTATTAAGATCTGCATTTAATTTACCTTGTGATTCTGATAAACGGTCACTTTCATCTGTTAATTTATTTACTTCGCTTATTTTTTTATCTATCTCATCACTTTGCAGTTTCAGTTCTTCGTCAAATTTTGAACGAAGTCGTTGCTCCAATAATTTTTTATTTTTAATATTATCCAATTCGATCGATTCTTTTTCTTTTTGAAATTCTAATTCCTTCTCTGCTATTACTTTTTGCATTTCTAATTGTTTTTTTTCTGCTGTATTAGAAGCTTTTTCCATAGCAATTTTTAAACCAGAAACTTTATCTGATAAATCTTTTTTAATAACGAGAAAATCTTGTTTTTTCTTTTCAATAATATCTTGAAGTTTTTCTTTTTCTTCTTGAAGAATCACATTAAATTTTTTTTTTTGTTCTTGATTAAGTGTTCTATAATAATTAACCTGTTTATCTCGTAATAAATCTATATGTGGATAATTATTAATCGTAATATCAAAATCTTTACCAGTTAAATCTTTTCCTATTACTGAACTACTCATAGGCTCTTTATTATAATATTTAAAAAAGTAAATTATGATGAATAATACTATTAATAATGATATAATATACTTATAATCAATTTTCATAATTTCTATATATAATAATTATGAAAAAAAATGTTTATTTCCAGCAATTTATTGTTTCTTTGGAGTTAAATCATTATTAATGATTACCGACTTATCTTTTTGTTCTTCTAATATTTTTTCTAATAGCTTTACTAAATGACTAACACCATTAACCTTAATCTTATAGTCTTCATATCCTTCTTTAAAAACTTTAAACGTTGGTATAATTAAGTAAATACCAATAGTAAATAATAAACTATATAATAAATAATCTTTTTCCTTAAATAAAAATCCTGGTGTTAATAGTAAAAACAAAGCAAATATTTTTATAAAATCTAAATCCATTTCTTATATACTATAGTTATAATTTTAATTTATTACTATTGGACAACGTAATACCTCATTTTTACTCGAAACTGCATAAATCATTGTTTTATAAATACAAATATCAATTAAATTACCCTCTAAACTACTGCTATATAAACGAAATGGTACTTTAATCGAAATAGGCTTAAAATAAATCTTCCCATCCGTTTTATTAATTGCGAATAAAATATTGTTTATACTGTCTATTTTATAGACATATATATTACTTGCTAGTAATTCCGGTTTATCAGCTAAATTATTGTTTAATTTACTTGAGTATAACTTTCCATCTCTATCCATTAATAATAATGTTGTTCCTATATTTGTATTTAAAATGTTAAAATCTACAAATTTATTTGGAATGACTATTTTTTCTTGGGTAGTACGACTAGAAATACGGTATAAATCTCCTGTATTTAAAAGTCCTATAATTTGTTTACTTTCTTTATCGAAACGTATTTGTATTAAATTTTTCACAACATTGTTATATTGTAACCATCCACCATTCATTACACTATTTAAAGGTCTGTAATATACATATGAATATTCACCTAATCCTATTGAAAATAAATAATGTTCATTTTCTATTGATCCAACAATTAGATTAGTTCCATAACTACTATTATCAAATAATTTCCACAAATCACTATCTGTATAAGTATTATTTAATTCTCGTATATATGGTGTATTATTTGTAGCATAACAAATAAGTTTATCATTCGTTATTAATAATTGTTTAGTTGATCCTGTTGATAATAATTCAAATTCAGGTTGAATTTTTTTTAAAAATTTTTTGTTTATTCCCATCAATTGCAGATGTTGTTTCCAACCAATGTCCTCCTCTATAAAATCTGTTCTAAAAATAGTTGTTGTATTCCATTCACTCGTTTCATTTTGTATATTATACGTCATATAAGTGTTGTTCCATAATAATTTATGATTACTCGAGTTTTGTGGATTAATTGGAAAATTTCCTATATAACCCACTGATTTTGGAATCTTCAAAATAAACCCTAATTTATTATTTGTATTCGCAATTAACGTATCACTATTGTTAAAAAATATTGTGTCTATATTTAATATCTCCCATTTTGAATCTTCATCAGGTATTTCCATTTCTTTTGCGATAATGTTGTATTTATCATATACTGTTAAATATCTATTTTTCCATACAGCACTTTGAAAAGATACTGTAAAATCATTGTTATATACTATAATCCATCGCTCTTCATTTAAATCTTCAATTAGGTTTTGATCAGCATTTAAAATACCGCTATCTATAGACCAATCGTTTTTATTGGTTCTTACATAACGACTATTCTTACAATTAAATAAACTATATGTATTTTCTTTTGACCATTGTTCTGTTCTTGCAACTTTAAATATACAATTTTCTACATCATAACTATCAGTTAAATATTTTTCAGATAATTCATTATTTAATGTAATTTTACCATTTGCATTATATTTATCAACCGATTCATCGACATCTAATTTTAAAAATCCTTTATGTTTTTTATTCCAAAGAGCTACTAGTGGATTAAAAATCTCAGGAATAGTACTATAAGTTTGCTTTCTAAATTTAAATAAAATAGATGTTGGTTTGGGTAAACTATGATAATATGACCACTTTTCGTCTGTATGTATCAATGGTTCATTTGGTTCACCTTTGTTTGTACCAATAACAGACATTAATAAACCTGCTGGATTGGGTACTATACCTTCGTTTACAACATTTACTTCAAATATATTTATGCCTTGTTTCATTTTTATAGGTGTAATTCCTTTGTGAATACCTGCTTTTGGAAATCCACCTACTTGTGAAACAATGTGTTTATTATTTAAATAAACTTCTGCGTATTTATCACATGCTATATGGATTTCAATATTATCATCAGTATCACTTTCTTTATAATACTTGTAATAAAATGTAATTGTACTTGAAGGCATAGCAATACGATCTGCATTATCTTCAAACCATATCCATTTTGCAAATTTATCTAACCAGGTATCATTCACGTTCCACGGATGCATATTATAACTACCTAAAACGACCGCATTATTTCCTTCATTATTACCATTTACATTACAAGTACCCCATTTTACATTTGGTGTATAGTTTAAACATAACGGTTTTTCTATAGGACATATGTATTTTTTAGCAACACTTGTTTTTTTATTACCAATCATAATAGCATTTTCCTCTCCATAACTTATTGCACATTCATTTTTTGTAACTGGTTTTACTGTTGGATTTGCTTTTAAATTATTTATATCATCAAACTTTGCCTCATCGCGTCCTTCTAATACTTGTTTATATTCTGGAGAATCTTTAAATGCTTGTGTTATAGATGCAATCGAATCACCCTTTTTAATACGTCCCATCCAATAATGAAAACCTAATCTGTCTGGATCACGATTTAGATTATTTCTATAAACATCTAATATTACTTGTTCATTTTTTGTTGGAGGATTAGAACAATGCAAATTTATAGGACAAGTATCTGGAAAAGTTTTTTTTTTATATGTTTCATGACTTATATCTTGGACAAGTATCTGGTCTTTTCCTAAATTATTATTTACATCAACATCTAGTTTATTTTCTGGCTTATCAAAAATAGTATCTACAACACGTTCTAGTGCAGATGCTCCTAATACATTTATTTTTACCCCATTATCGAAATTTTCTGTATACCATTTTTGTTTTAAAATAGACAAAAAATAGAGTATGGTTATTATTATGATTATTAATAATAAATATTTTAACATTTTGTATATTATTTATTTATAATTTATTATAAATAAATCTTATGAATAAGAAATATATCGATGATACTTTAAAGTGTAATCTTTATTAAATACCATTTCTAATATGGTTTTTGATGGTATTGTAAAATCCTCAAATTCTTCGTCCGACATGTTTAAAAGATGTTTCATTAAAACACGTCCGCAATGTTTATGTGTGACTATAATCGGAATTTTATCTTGTCTCAAAACATAAAGTATATCATTTTGGAAATAAGGTAATAGTCTGTCCAAGATATTTTCTTTAGATTCGCCATTTTTCATTGTATCAAAATAACAATTTTGATATACAGGATATTTTTCTAGAACCATTGGTAAATCATTTATCACAGGCGGTTTCATATAGAAATTGTTTCGCATCATTTGTGTAAATTTATCACCATACTCCTCTCGCATATATTGTCTTGGAATTCCCTCTAAAGAGCCATAATGTTTTTCGTTTAATCTCCAAGATGTATAAGTTGTAATTTTCATATCTTTCTCTGCTTTTATTGTTTTTTTCATAATATTACTTGTTTGAATTGCCCTATCTAATACAGATGAGAAAAACACATCGGGATAAATATTTTCTTTTATTAATGCTTTTGCTATTGTGGCGGCCTCGTGTTCACCTTTTTCTGTTAAAGGTATGTCTGTCCATCCTGTGAATTTACTATCGTGATTCCATATAGATTGTCCGTGTCTTATTAGATACACTTTATTTGAAAGGATGGCGAGCGTTTTTCTCATATATATAAAATAATCTTACTATTTTATCTATAATTTACTGTAAAACCTATTTTTTAAACTTACATAGACTATAATCTTCTGGACCTTTACATCCAAATACATTATTACCAACTTTAAATATTCCATCGCATTTATCTTTAATCCATAACGTGTTGTCTGAAAAGAGTCCATACGATTTATCCAAAACACATTCTTTATTTCCTCTTTGTATATCTAATTCTACTTTGGTTCCTGGAGATGGTTTTTGAAGTTCGGTTACTAAAATAAGTCCAGATCTACCGCCATAACCGCTAGGTGCTGAATTTATCCTTTGCCCAGGCTTATTATTGTATTGGGGAGCATTTGTTCCACCTCCTCCTGCACCATAATTTCTTAGATCACGTATAGGTTCAGATTGTTGAACTGTACCTGGGGAACTTCCACTTCCAGCTGCACCCCATGCAGCTCTTCTTCCAAAATTTTTATAATAATGATAACCAGTTCCACCGCCACCACCGCCACCAAATTTTTTGGGTATTACGGCTGTACCATATTGTGTCTGAAAAATCCTTGTTCCGTCTGCCTTTGTTGACGTTTTTATAATATCACTTACATCAGGTCCTGTTGAATGTTCACCATTTCCACCATGTTGGTTCTGTTTGTATCCATCGCCTCCTTTATTTGAACTTCCTACTTTTAATTTTATTTCTTTTTGTGGCGTTTTTAAAATAGAGTGCCCGGTTTTATCATCAAACTGTACAGTAAATGTTTCATCTTTTTTAAGATTAAAATTCAATCGTTCACCACTTTGTCCACCACCTCCTCTTCCACCGTAGTAAAGTGGATGATTATGATCTTGTCCTATGTTGAACCCTCTACCACCTTGACCACCCATTCCTATAAATATGCCTTTTACGGTTGTATCAACAACCGCTGTGAAAGTAACAACCGCATTTTTATCAGTCATATCTTTATTATCAAATATCGTATAGGTAGGACCTCCTGCATTGTCTGTTTTTCCGTCTACAAATAGAGAAAATGCCTCTTTATTATCCCATTTTAAAAACGACCCGTTTGGAGGACTCACTATTTCTCCCTCATTAATTATTTCAGGAATAATTCCTGGTTCGCGTTTCCAAGAATTAAACCTATCGTTTACTAATTCCTGGGTCAATTCAATATCCCAAACCGCAAATTCATGTATTTTTCCGTGAAATCCTACATCACCATTATGTAGAGAACGTCCAAGATAGTTTTTACGCGTATTATTTATAATCGGAGTTAAATCAAAATTCGCTTTCTTATTTTCTACAAGAACTCGATTAATATATATTTTTACATCCTTTGTTTCACTATTTAATACTAACACAATATGTGTCTGATTTAAACTATCAAATTTTGTGTTTGTATTTGTTAATCTTAATTCTTCACCCGATGATGGAATAATGGAAAAGGCTAGATTTCCATAATTTACATCATCATTATTCCATCTATATAAAAGAAAAGAATCACTATTTCCATCTTTACCAAATTGGAAAATTCTAGTCCATCCTTTATTTAAATCCAAAGTACTTACACGTGCTTCGATACTTATTACTTTAGAACCTTCGGTTATATTTACAGGTAAATCAAGATAAGATTTGGAATAAATACTTCGCATTGAAAATGTTAAAGCACCATCTTCCATTTTAATATGATCACCAGTGAGTTTACCATTTTTCTTTTCTATGTTTTGTTTGTCGTTTGTATCCATTGCTAACCTACTACCATTTCCATTAAATTTATAAAGATGAATTGGTGTTGGAGCAGGTGGAGGAGGTGGCGGAGGTACTACGATTGGATCTGTAGATTTTTCAGGTGTTGCACATATAACTTCTTTTGGATTAGGGGGTAAAAATACTGGCTGCTCTGGTTCTGCATATGTTCTTTCGCCCCATTTTTCTTCTTCCTCTTGTTCTACTTTTGTTTTTGGTTCTACTATTCTTGGTATCGGATCAGGTTTTTCAATATAAGGAAATGCTGGTTCATATGGTTGAAACTCTGGATCCTTAATTTTTCTTCTAGCTAAACCATTATGTTTATTCACGACATTAATATTTACATTGTCTTGTTTATCTGGTTGAAAAATACCGTCTATCACGTTTTCAAAGTTTTTCGAGCCATCCACAGTTAAATTATATTCATACCCTTCTGTTGTTTTACCTTTTACTAAATGATATGTGAAATAAAGTATTATTGTAAACAGTAAAGCATAAATGATATTTATATATGGAATTTGTTTTGAAAAGAACATTTTTGGCGTACATGTTAAAAATAACACAAATATATATAAAAATAATTGATATTCCATTCTTTATTATAATATTTACTTATAAAATTATAATAAAAAAACTAGTTTCATTTATTACACAACCCTTTTAATTGTAATATTTCACCTTTTTTTTGTTTGTGTACTTGATGAACCAACATTTATAATTACATCATTTGAACATTTTGGTTTCAGTTTTGATTGAGGTTAATATCCGTTATTCCATATTTTATAATCCATTGTTATTTTTGGATTATTCTTGTTCCACTTAGTTTGTACTTCATTTAAATTTTTAAAAAATACTACTTGTCCTGTAGTAGTATCAGATCTATTGTATACATTAGCTAAAGATTTTCCTAGAATTCTGTTTATTGATTTTCTAGTATTATCTTGATATACAACAACCAACGCTTTCATTTTATTATTATTATTCATTTTATCCAAAGCATAATTGATAAATTCTGTATCTGTTAAATTACGATGTTCTGATTTAAACAACGCAGAGGACCCAGTACCCCAATCCAATCCATTTTTATCAATAGCACTGTCTTTTATATAATAAAATACTGGTTTTGGTTCTGCTTCTGGTTCCGGTTGTGAACAGGGGGCGGGTGATGTCATTTTAGTTAATTCTCCATTGCATTCATACCAAAATGTTTCTAGATTTATTTTCAAAATATCATAAGTAAAATACAGAATTATACTAAATAAAGCACTATATACTATTTCTTGCAATATGAATTTTTTTTTCAATAAAAAGTTAGGTGTGCATATTAAAAATAACGCAAATAGAAAAACAAGTAATTGATATTTCATTTTCTTTATTATAATATTTACTGATAAAAATTATAATATAATTGTAATTATTTACCGTATTTATCATTCCACCATTTTTTACCGTGTTTCTCCTTCCACCAGGTTGGGTAAGTATAATTTGGTACCTCTGTATAATATCGGAATTTATTTGGTTTCCAATGCGCACCCCAATTACGACCCGTTTGAACCGAACAACCTCGTGGAACGTCTTTCCAATCTCTAGGGTTTTTAATAGTTTCTTCTGTCACCAATCTTCCCCATCTTGCCCTTTCCACTTTAGAACCAAATTGTGCAATTGCTCGTTCCCTACAATTCTCTTCTGTTATAGGGTCTTTTGGGTCAGATTCAAAAACTGGTGAATACATTGAATTATTTGAATGGTTTTTGTTGTTCCAATGTGCAGCCCAATCATCACCACTTTTAACTGAACAACCTTCTGGTAAATCGTCCCACGTACCAGATTGCAAACTGTTTCTTTTAGCTGTTACTTTAGAACCAAAATGAGTAACTGCACGTTGTAAACAATTCTTTTGTGTTGTAGGTGTAGATGGGTCTTCTTGAATAGTTACTGAATGAAAATTATCACCATATGTTCCTTTTTCATTTGAATTCCAATATAATGATTTAGTCCATTTATTAATTGAACAACCGTACGGCATCCAATCAACCGAGGTGTGGTTTAATTTAACCTTATTTTTTCCCCACTTCTGCCGCACCAGCGATTGGTTTATCGCTTTTTGTGCACAATTTTCCGGAGTGATTTTATAACCTTCTACACGTTCCTTTTCAAGTTTATTTACTTCAGACCAAGTTCCTATTTTAGCATAATCACGATTATCTCCGCCGTTTTTATTATTATTCCAAAATGTAATAAACTTTTCATGACCATCACTAATATTAACTGAACAACCTGTTGGCAATGTTTCAGCATTAACCTCAAGAGCACCACTTCTGGCTTCGACGGTTTTTGGTACAACTTTTACAATATCACCAAACTGAGATATTGCTTTATCAAAACAACTGTCTTTTTCCTCTTTTAAGTGTTTATCTTGTAATTCTTTTAATCTATCTTCTAATTGTTTTTTATTTTCCGCACTTAATTGTTTGGAATCAGCTAATTCCTTCTTTAATTTATCTTGTTCATCTAAGAAATTTTTTTCTCTTTCTTCTGCTAATTGTTTTTCTTTTTCCAATCTATCTTTTTCTGTTGAACGAGCTTTTTTCCAATCATCTACTATTGTATATTTTGGAGAAGTTTGACTCATTCCTGAAATTGTAAAACTTCCATCTCCAACTGCAACACCTCCATTATCTATATTTTCCTTACCATTTTTATTATCATTCCAATGTGCAGCCCAATCACCACCACTTTCAACTGAACAACCGTATGGTTTATCTGACCATTCACCCATTTGTAATTGATTTCTACTATCCGTTACTTTACTTCCAAATTGTGTAATTGCTCTTTGAAAACAATCTGCCTTATCATCATTACTTGCATCACCATCTAACCTTTTTTTTTCAGCCAATTTAACTTCGCTATAACTACCTACTGTTGTATAATCACCACTGCGCATACCATTTATATCATCTTTATTATCGTTCCAATATGCAGCCCAATCATCACCACTTTTAACTGAACAACCAGGTGGAGCATCTTCAAATTTACCTGATTGTAAACATTTTTTACCATCAGTTACCTTATCTCCATAAGCAATAAGTGATCGTTGAAGACAATTTTCTTTTGTGGTTTCTTGTTCCTGTACAGTTCCAAGAGTTACTTCTAAGTATTCACCGCTAATATTTTTACCAGCCATATTACTATTCCATTGAGCAGGTTCTGGTCCGGAACTGTTACAACGAACAATACAACCATAAGGTGCAGTTTCACTTGATATTTCTTTTAATTCATCTCCTTCGACAAACTTTTTCCCAAATTGTGCTTTAGCTCGAGTAACACAAGAAGTTTTTAATTGAGAATCTAATTTTGCTCGTTTTTCTGCGTCTTGTATAGATTTCAATCTTTCTGATTCTTTTATACTATCTAATCTTTCTTGTTTTTGTCTTTCTAATTCTAACCTATGTGCCTCTTTTTCTTGAGCTATTTTTTTATCGGCCTCATCTTGTGCTTTTCTACGTGCTTCTTCTGCTTCCAATGCTAAACGTTCTCTTTCAGCAGCGGCTTCAGCATTTCTTTTCTGTCTTGCTTCTTCTGCTTCAGACTCTCTGCGTTGTCTTGTAGCTTCAGCTTCTGCTTTTAATGTTTCTAATTTTAATATTTCTGCTTCTCTTCTTTGTTTTGCTTCTTCTTCTAGCCTTTTTCTTTCTGCTGCATCTAATTCTTGTTGTGCTTTATATTGTTTTCTTTCTGCGTCTAATGCAGCTTGATCAGCTTGTTGTTTTTCTTGTTGTGTTCGTAATTCTTGTTGTTCAATATCATAAGCTTCGCGTTCTGCTTGTAATCTTCTTTCCCTAGCAGCTATCGCAGAGTCAGCATTTCTACGTTTTTCTTCGGCAGATGCATTGGCTTGTTCAAGTCTTTGTCGTTCAGCTTCAATTTCAGCTTCACGTTTTTTTGCATCTTCATTTTCTTTAGCCAATCTTGCTTTTTCGTTTTCTAATTGAGTCGCTTTATCATTTAATTGGGATTGTAATTGTTGTTGCGATAATAATTCTTGTGCTAATTTTGATTGTTCTTCTTGTAATTTGGCTGCTTGATCATTTAATTCTTTTTGTCGCGCTGCTCCTTCATTTGCTGCTTGTAGTTCTTTTTCTTTAGCTTTTCGTGCTGCTTCTGCCGTGGCTTCTTTAATGCGTTTTGCTTCTTCAATTGCTAATTTAGCTTCTACAGCAGCATCCTCAGCAGCTTGTGTTTCTAATTGAATAGACGCTCTTAACTCAGACATTCTTTTTTCATCTGCTGCTACTTGCTCCTTTCGTTTTGCCTCTGCTTCTTCTTGTTCTCTTTTTTGTTCAGCTTTCATATCTGCAATTCTTTTTGCTTCTAAAGCTTCTTCTTCTTTACGTTTTGCTTCTGCTTCTGCTTCTGCTTGTTCTTTTGCTTTCTTTTTAGCTTCCAATATTTTTCGTGCCTCTTCAGCAGTTTGAGGGGTTTTTTTATTTAATTTATTCAAATATGTTTCATCAACCCAGGTTTCGGAATCTTTATTACATCCGGTTGTTGCTGCTGTCTTCATTTCACTTTCAGTAGATATCATATGCATATTTAAACGTTTACATTGTTTTGTACAATCTGAAAAGGTCATTTTATTTTTTACCACCAATGGAGGATTTTTACATAATGAAATTCCTTTTGTATTTTCAGTGTTTACACAATGACAATATGCTTCATGATTTATATCTTGTTCATTTCTAGATGACCAAACTTCACCATTTGGAATTGTTTTTGGTATAGTGGTTGGTTTATAACTGCATGAACCCCATTGTTTTCTATCATAACTATAACCATTACAATACGGTGTATCTTCTGGACAAACTAATAACATATTTTTATCTTTCGTACCATAATTAAATGCACAATATTCTGGTGACTTTACTATTCTTGATTTTGACTTTGGTTTTATTTCTTTTGATTTTACTTTAAATTTATCTGGTAATTCATCAATAGACTCATATGTTAATTCATCCTCATTTTCACCATTAGAACCATAAGGTGGTTTTATATTCGTAGTTCCTTTGGGTAAAATTGTTAATTCTTTTCGTGTTCTTGTATTATCAATATCTATTTCAACAGGAGGATCTTTTTTACTAAACATGTTTAAAAAATTACCTAATCCGCTGGAATTTTCTACTGTTACGCTATATCCATCCATCGGTTCTCGACTGGTTTTTAATAATTGATATATCAAATATGTTACAATAATAAAAATAATTATGTAAATAATTATTAAATTATATTTCATTTATTATACTATATTTTACTATTTTAAATTATATTTGGATATAATTAAATATATAAAATTTATTGAAATAATATGTTTCAATAAATTTTTATTTATGATTTGTTAAAATATGATTTTGCTGGGGTTACAGGAGCTCCTTGGTTCTGTATCATTTTTGTAGCTCCAAGGAACATATTTCCCAGATTTGTCTCCTTCGAGACATCCCATCCTCTTATATATTGGTTAAAGGCTTTAGCTCTATAGAACATATGACCCATGGAGGTCACATTCGAGACGTTCCAATTGCCTATCGGTTGGTTAAATGCATTAGATTCTTTGAAATTCATGAACATACCTGCCATATTGGTCACCTTTGAGACGTCCCAACCACTTATATCTTGGTTAAATACTGAAGCACCAGCAAACATTTTCCACATATTGGTCACGTTCGAGACGTTCCATCTACTAATATCATCATTGAATGACGTCTTGTTCTGGAATAAACTACCCATATTAGTCACCGCACTCGTATCCCAATTACTAATATGCCCATATTTGGTAGTTGCTTGGGTCGGATTTTTTACCCATTCATTCACTGCTTGTTTAATATTTGCTTGTGTGATTGGTGTTGTTTTTGGTGATGGTGAAAATGTAGTTGAAAGAAGAGAAGGTGTAGTTGTTTCTTGTGGTACAGGTTCTGCTGCTGGTGATGGTTCTGCTGATGGTGATGGTTCTGCTGATGGTGATGGTTCTGCTGATGGTGATGGTTGTGATTCAACTAATGGTGTAATATCACGATAAATGGTTTCTTTTACGGGTCCTTCTACTTTATTATTAATACTTATTTTCACAGGATCATCATCATTACTAAATGATCTCAAAAAGTTACTTAAATAGTTAGCACCGTCTACTTTAATTTTATAATCATCCATTCCTTCTTTTTGAATAGATTCTACAAGATCATAAGTTAAAAAGAATACTAGACTAAATATAGCACTATATAGTAAGTCTTGTAACATGAAGTTTTTTTTAAATAAGAACTTTGGAGTACATATTACAAATAATGCGAATATATAAATAAATAATTTACAATTCATTCTTTAATATAATATTTACTTATAAAAATTATATTTGGGTATTTTATTGAAATAATATGTTTCAATAAATTTTTTAGTTAGGATATTGCGATGGTATGTTACTTCCAGTCATAGCACTAGGCCATCCAGGCAACTCACCGTCTCGAATAGAAGCGTGGATAGGAGCGCATGCCTGAATTATAGAACATATTCCACATCCTCACTGACGGGTTTACACTCCAATTATTGAGATTCTGGTTAAAGGATTGAGCATTATCGAACATTCTAGACATATTTTTCACCTTCGAGACGTCCCAATTGCCTATCGGTTGGTTAAATGCTCGAGCAGCAAAAAACATACCAGCCATCCAAGTCACATTAGATACATCCCAACTTCCTATTGGTTGGTTAAATGCTTTAGCTCCATAGAACATATATCCCATAGTAGTCACATTCGAGACGTCCCAACTGCCTATGGGTTGGTTAAAGGCATCAGCTCCTTGGAACATACTTTGCATACTGGTCACCTTCGAGACGTCCCATTTACTAATATCTTGGTTAAAATTTTCAGTATTAAGGAACATTCTTCTCATATTGGTTACATTACCAGTATTCCATTTAGTTATATCATCATTGAACCTTCTCATTGTTAAACTACTGAATAGATCCGACATATCAGTCACCGCACTCGTATCCCAGTTACTAATATGTCCATATTTGGTAGTGGCGACGGATCGGCGATTTCCCCAATCATTCACTGCTTCTTTAATATTTTTGTCTGTGATTGGTGTTTTAGGAGGACCAAAATTTGGTTTGTACGAGGAACTGATTGGACAATTATTAAACATATCAGCGTAACTATCATTTGAAGTCATCTTCGAGACGTCCCATCCTCTTATATTTTGGTTAAAGGCTCGAGCAGTATTGAACATACCTCCCATAGCGGTCACCTTTGAGACGTCCCAATTGCCTATCGGTTGGTTAAAGGCGTAAGCATAACCGAACATATAATACATATTTTTCACCTTCGAGACATTCCAATTGCCTATCGGTTGGTTAAAGGCATTAGCATAACTGAACATACGTTCCATAGTAGTCACATTCGAGACGTCCCAATTGCCTATCGGTTGGTTAAAGGGGTAAGCATAACTGAACATGGATGCCATATTGGTCACCTTTGAGACATCCCAATCGCCTATGGGTTGGTTAAAGGCTTCAGCTACATAGAACATACGTTCCATAGTAGTCACATTCGAGACGTCCCAATTGCCTATCGGTTGGTTAAAGGCTCGAGCACCCTGGAACATACCATACATATTGGTCACATTCGAGACGTCCCAACCACTTATATTATCGTTAAAATATGATTTGTTTAAGAACATATAATTCATATCAGTCACCGCACTCGTATCCCAATTACTAATATCTCCATAAGTGGTTAAAGCGGAACGATTATCACTAATCCAAAGATTGACTGCTTTTTTAATGTCTTTATCAGTACGACGTAATTTAGCAGCTTGTCTTTCCCTCTCAGCAGCAGCTTGTCTTTCCCTCTCAGCAGCAGCTTGTCTTTCCCTCTCAGCAGCAGCTTGTCTCTCCCTCTCAGCAGCAGCTTGTCTCTCCCTCTCAGCAGCAGCTTGTCTCGCCCTCTCGGCAGCAGCTTGTCTCTCCCTCTCAGCAGCA